TCCACAAGAAGATACCAGCTCCTCTGCGGCTTGCGTCCATCGCCCGTCGTGGGCTAGCTCCTGAACCGCCAGCCATATCCCTTGGTTCATGCCCTTCATTCTTACCTTATCTAAAATATCCTTATTCTCCATATCCTCAATCATTTAAATTCTTGTTTAGGTAATTATATACAACCTTGCACCACAAAGCATGATCGGACGCCCCGCTTCCCCGACCGCCTTACCCATACACGCCGGCTCCACCTGTAACGCCGCCCATGACATCTTGGATGTCTCTCCCGTAAATCTGATAGTGATCGCCACAGCTCTCAAATGTTACTTGATAGCTGTTTAATCCCATCCTAATTCTCGCAATACCTTTCATCTCGCTATACGCTATCCTGTGACATCCAGCAACCAATATATCATTCTTATAGCTATTGATCTTCCATTTGTGACCGGTTGTATCCAATACCATATCGTGTTGGAATTTACTGCCATTATGGAAGAGCTTTATCAATTTCCAAAGTCTCTCAGCTTCAGCTCGTTCTATCTTGATATTCTTGCTAGTCTCAATTATGCCATTCTTAATGCATAGATTCTCAGGGAATATATCACGATGATAATCTGTAGGATGTTCATAAATAGGATCTTTGTATTTAAACTCATAACTAAAATCATATCTCTCGTATCCAACTTCCCAACCATAAACCTTAGTATCTGTCAGATCTTCAAAGGCTTCCATTGACTTTTTATAGTCTATGTCATAAGCATCCATACATTGCTCCATTACATTCCAACGCTCACGCTCTATGATCCTTTCTTGTGAGTCTTTTGACAGCTCATCAAACTCATACAGTTTTAATACAATCTCTTTCATAATCCCTCCTCTTTTAATATAATTAGATCCCTAATGTCAATCGAATGACATACGTACCTCCTTATGCTCACGTTTAGAGATATGATTGTGGCTATTCTCACGAACCACCACAATCCAGATTCAGATATCATTCATCCTTTATCTTTACGAATGGGTTTTCTACATAAAACTCCACTACATCCTTAGATTTTATAGATGTCACTATACCGGTGGTATCCACAAATCCGTCTGTCTCATCCATTGTCAAATCTTCTATTTTATCTCCCGGTAGAAAACAAAGATTATAGTCTTGATCAATATACATAATCATCTTTAACCTAACCATGTCATCAATGATGCCTTTCATTCTCTCCACGACATCCAATTGATCATCACTAAGCATTAATCTACTTTTTGATGATTCCACTAACCTTATGTCTCCATTCCTGTCAACTACAGTTAAGTCATTGAATTTATACACATCTTCACGTGTTCTGTAATATGTTTCCTTACAATAAATTTTTCATTTATCATCTATTTCAATATCAAAATATTCCAACTTATCCTTGACAGCTCTTCCGTTTTTGTATTTCCACACATCACCTATTGGAATGAACCCATATAATGACTCAAAAACATCATATATTGATAGTCTTGTCTTAGGAATGCTCTCGCCCTTTTTAAAACATTCTTCGGACGAATAAAATAATTTCCCATCTAATGTCTTCTCAGTCCTACATCCTCCCCATGTTCCTACATATCTAACTACTCCATATGTAAAACTGATCAAGATCTTATCAATCTCAAACTACTTTAATCTTCCTGACATATCGTCAAAAAGATATCCACTCTCTAGATAAACCGATAAACATTCTCTAATTTCCATAACAATTTATTTTTTTTAATTAAACAACATCATTTGCCTTGATCACTATCCGTCTCAATATTATGAACAAGCTCATATAGATCATAATCACTACACTCTGCTAAACATAAAGAGAAGACGTTCCTGTCGTTAATCAGGAAATAGCTATCTTCTAATATAAAGATAGATTTTCCTACCTCTAAAAAACAGTCCCATAACTCATTGCCTCTTTTATTGCCAAACACTTTCTGAAAAGTATGACGATCTGCCTTATTCTCGAATTTACGCATCCGTCTAATCCACTCATATCCGTGCCTCACTAAATCCAATCCGCCGGCTTCATCGAACTTAATTTGAGTCCCATTATCCAAACCAAAGGACAGGGTAAAGGATATGACCCAGCCCGATCCGTCCACGGCCTGCCCCTTGGGAACCCAAGACATCACCGTCTTCTTGGATATCCACCATCTCCCTATCTGAACGAAATCAGGATAGTTGTTCATTAAATACACCATCTGACTAGCCATCTTATTAACATCATCAAAAGGCACTATATGATACTTGTTTCTTATCCTGACCTTCAAGAAGGGGTTATCCATATTATATGCCGCAAATGCTGATATCATGGAACTAGGATATCTAACCCCTTTTATTACCATCCATTTCATATATAACACCTCCTCTTAATCATTGATCCATTCCACAAAAACTCCCCCTTTCAGACTGTAATATGTATCTGCTTTTATCTTTTCTCCATCAACAAATTCCGTTTTTACACAAATGGGGATATATCTTTGTTTTCCCTCAGAATAAGACCACTCGGATAGTGTTATCCATGATCCTTTTGAGGCTTTTGCTACTGGGTTAATACCTGCGCACATAATGACACAGTCTTTGCCAGTGCTGTCAATCTTGGCATTGTTGCCGGACGAGCCGATCTTGGCGCCGTCGCCGAATGAGCCGATCTTGGCTCCGTCGCCAGACGAGCCGATCTTGGCATCGTAGCCGGACGAGCCGATCTGGGCTCCGTCGCCAGATGAGCCGATCTTGGCATTGTTGCCAGACGAGCCGATCTGGGCATTGTTGCCGGACGAACCAATCTGGGCATCGTAGCCGGATGAGCCGATCTTGGCATCGTAGCCAGACGAGCCGATCTTGGCATCGTAGCCGGATGAGCCGATCTTGGCATCGTAGCCAGACGAGCCGATCTTGGCATCGTAGCCGGATGAGCCGATCTTGGCATAGTCGCCAGATGAGCCGATCTTGGCATTGTTGCCAGACGAGCCGATCTTGGCATCGTCGCCGGATGAGCCGATCTTGGCATAGTTGCCGGATGAATTATCCTTTATGCTCGTTTTTATTTTTTCAGGTAATGTGATCTCTTTTAGCCACTCAATTCCAAGATTGATCATGTCAGCCAATTTTAACTCTGCTTTTATTTTAATCTTCGATGAGCAAATTTTTGTCCCTCTATCCTCCTTGGATATATTCCCGTCTTGCTCTACTTCGCAAAACCTAGAATCTATCATAGTATAGTAATCAAAAACATCAAACGGGCTTTCGCAAGCGTGAAACCCTCTGTTACACACCTTGATCTCTCCATCCATCTCATATATCCCTCCAATTTTGTATTGGAAGTCTCTGCATCTAAGATTCTTGTCGAATCCTTTATAAGATTTTATAGCCATTTTGCAATTTATTTAATATAATTTCATCCGCTTCTGTCCTCTTATCCATAGGCTTGTTTTGAGATTCATTGATAAAGTCAAGCATCTCATCCCATGTCCTCTCAAACAATTGTCCATTATTAACCCCACAGCATCCACATCCACTAGAAAATACTGGGATTATACTCCCATTGTACATCTTAACGAATTTATATCCTATATATTCATCACATAATGAACATCTTCTTACTGGTATAAATCTTACTTTACCGCTATAAACGATATTTACTAATGTCTCACGATCCATATAATTTTCTCCTCTAATTAATTGTCCTTATTTCTAGCCAATCGAATAAAATTTATCCGCGCTCTCTTTTCCGTCTCCGCGAAAGTTAGCCAGCCCGCATGTCAGGATGCTCACAAGGTTATCCACCACCTCCAACTCGCTCGATTTGAACCACGCCAACTGGCTGTAAGTTTCACCTATCCATATTATACTCATTCTCCCGTCCCGACTGACCTCCTTCACCAGCCCTATATGGTTTTTAGTGTCCTTAATCACATTTAATTCGTCAATATTTGTAAGCCGAACAAAATCCATCGGCCGTATCACTTTATTCTCGTCCATGTCTTTATCCTCCTATATTCTTTTTATTCTCTCAATTTACGCTTAACCTCTTTAACATATTTAGTAGAATGTAGTCCCCTATGCAATCTTATAGCCCGATCTATATCCTTGTTCGGATTATGATGAGATTGATATATCTCGAACATTTCCCTAGCCTTGATAGGATTTGTTCTATCATCGTATCTATACCGCTTTTTCTCCCGTTTAAGACACAATATCCTATTAACCTCATCTACATACACCTTTTTCATCTGCCACCTCCCTAACGCCCCTGAAGTGGCGTTGTGCGCCCGATCGTCATTCCTTGACTCCACGAAAGACAGGGCGGTCGCCAGCTTATCCCATACCCGTGCCTCGACCACGGCCGGCTTCGGGGCGAGGGGCATGCCTCCGTTTCCTTTTGGCGGTGTTAATATTATCATCGCCATCACAAGTAAGTATCTTATCACGTTCCCTTGTTTTTATAAAACTCCTCCCCGAATTTCACATTATCCACATAATCTTCCATACACTCATGAACAATTATATGAATATCCCCCTCCGTGTATGTTACCTCGGACATTAACCTCTCATTGGTCATCCACCAAGAATAACTATCAATATGCCGTATCTCAAATCCATGATCATGCAACGCATACATAACATTATATCTTAAATCCCTGTCCATCATCATACACTCGTACACGATATAGCCATTGATACTTTCATAAGACCTACCGAACGTATAAACGTACCTACCCATCAACTTATACAACTCCCTTGCCACAGGATTCGGGATCGCCTCATCCATATCAAAATCCCCATCTGGATCAATAACCCACTCTACATCCCGCTCATCAATACAAGCCCTAGGCATTCCTATTGTCCGTACATAAAGACGTGATCGGTGATCCTTGCTTAACACCGTCCCGATATACTTTTCCCCTTTGGCATATCCTATATTATGGTTGCCGGTTATATTAAATACAATTTCAGCTCCTATCTTAATTTCATCCATATTCAAGATGTTTGTATCATTTGTTATCTTTTTTATACAAAAAGAGGATATAATGGCATAATATTATGATATCAAGACACGAATGCGTTATCTATCATATTATCATACATATCCTCTATACAACGTCATTTATGGCATTATATCGTATATGATGCCGCAGGTCATAAATACATCTAATTAACCCTTTTTTAATGGCTTATTGCCATTTAGGTAACTAGCTATGCCTAATATTTTCGAAATAAGGGCTTTTTTAGCCTTATACTCATCGTTTATCCCTATTATCGCATATCTGTATACCATCCCATCCTTCGACACCTCCACGCCCACGTATTTAGGCGCAACGGCATCCCTATGTAATACGATAAACGGGCTTTTGCCGTCTAGCTCATTTATCAACTGATTAAACTGTCGCCTTGTCATCTGATAGTGATATTATTTCCATGTTATAAATACGATCTCTTTTTACCCTTATCTTCTCGCACAGCTCATCGAAGCACCCATCTTCTTCTAACCTACCAACATAATATGATACATTCGATTTAGAGCTTCCTTGAAGATATATATATACTCCTATATTCCTTGAGAAAAAATTAGGCAAGACCATCTTTTGTCTCTTATCCTTGTTATCCATGTAAGATATAACAACAACCCATAATTCTGGTTCCCGTTCTTTTATCGATAACATAAGATCAAGACTCGATTGACTATTGATATTCCTCCTGCCAGTTTCATTATAACGTAGAATAATATAATCATCTGCGTTATCATTCTCAACCATCACGACTATAGGGCGATCGCCCTTCCCATTATCACATAATACTCTTGCCTCTTTCCCGTTGCGGAGATATACCTTATCGTAATCTCCGTTTTTGTATATCTCAAAATCAAACTCTATCACCATATCATTTCCTCCTATTGATATATTGTTGTGTACGGCCTTCTTTTATTTTTTCGAAATAAAACTTATTCCCATATAACCTTGTAAAACAGATGTTATACCCGAAATGCTCCGCACGTCTGATTTGCGCATAACCTCTACTGATATCCTTATCATCAATCAGCGTAACAAAACAATGTGATCCTACTTCTGTATTCAAAACCAGATTTTCCCAATCTTTTACCTCCATATCAAATCTCCTTAAATAATTTTTTGTTATGATTATCGCTATTATACCATTTATCAATATTATCGTACTGCTTTGGATAAACCCCATAAGACCTACACCACCTAGGTAACGGCCCGTTCAGCACGTCTAACGCCGTCGCAAGATCGAACGTAGCTTCCTCCTTGACACAACACCCCGATCCACTTCCACAGCTCGGTATATAGGCTCTGCTATATGCTACGCTCATTCCATATTCCCCATGACTCAGATACCCGATGTTAGGCGAATCAGGGAAGGCGTAATACAACATTATATAATCACCCTTACTCCAACCTCTATTATAAGTATCATCCTGCCACGCAAAAACCCTGCAACCGGCTTCTTTCAGTTCCGCTGCCGCTCTTTTTAAAACATTGTCCATATTATCTATATTTAATTAAGTTGTGTCAAGGCGCCGGGAACCGACCCCGGATCATATCCGTACACGTACGATCATGATATATCCTTCCGCCCCGCCAAGGTTTGGTTCAACATTAACAAACTTTCATATCCTCACACATCTTAAAAAAGACCTCTCTTATGATCTTCTTGTATAAGATGTATATCTCATCATCATCCTCATCAAACTCCACTCCCCATGAACGTAATAAATATCTAATATCACAATCCGCTATATGAATCCTGAATATAGACGGAACGCTCATTATGTAATCCTCAAAAGCTTTCTTAATCCCATCCCTTTTGATATGTTCTTTATACTCATCCTTGAACACGTTAAGCATAAAAGATAGATATTCCCTATCGTATTTAAACTGCTTACCATAATTATCTGTATCTATATGATCCAGTATATATATCTCTATAGCGTCTCTATCGTATTTTGACATACTTCTTCCTCCTCCTTTTGATATTTTATAACCTTTTTCTCCCCATACGCTTTCGCTAACTGGATAAGTTGACCGGTAAACACCTTGGTACGGTGTTTTACGATCTTATCCACCAGCTCCGGGCATCTGGTTCTCCACCTATAATTAACCTCACCTTTAGCTTTCTTCTTATAATACCTGTAGAATGTTACGGCTACTACCACTTCTCCATTCTGCTCAAAAGCAACCAAATCGTAATTGTTGTAAGTTATTTCGTTCATCGTGTAATATATTTTATAAATTCAATCACTTTCTTTGGCAGTGAATCTATATCCTTCACTCTTTTACCAAAATTGTACATATGACTTCTATGCGGATAATAATCTCCCGCATACATCCCCACTCCTAATGGATGGAATGGATCCTCACTACATGAGAAAACAGGATAATACACCACCCCATAACCATCCTTTATATTTTTATTTACATATACTATGGTATATCTATCAGCCACTTCATCGCCAAAATCATATACTCTTACTTTTACTTTCACGCCATCCACATTTGTTATAATATTATCCATATATACCTCCTTTGTTGTTCACTATCCGACTAATCTATCTTCCTTCCATATAAGGTGTATGTACCATACCATCCCCTATCTATATTTACCACCTCAATATGATGTATGTGATAACAACCATTAGCTATTCTGCCGCAATCGGCTATCACCATAGCTATATTCCTATACCCAGAATCAATGAAAACACGAGCCAACCCACACCCGTTAAATATAGATACCTTGATATCGTCTTTCTCTTTTATAATCCTTCTCATATCATATCCTCCTATCAAACTAATCTATCATTTTACCATAATTAGTATATGATCCACACCATCCACGGGCCTCATTCGATACCCTAATATGATCAATAGGCTTATCACCGGCCATATTATTGGCGTACGATATTACATCCGACATACTTCTGAATCCGGAATCCTTAATGGATTTTATAAGCGTCCTATCATACCCGAATACCAATATCTTCACAATATCTCTTTCCTTCACAGTCCTCCTCGCTCTCATAATATTCTAGCCATAAAATAAACAAACATAAAATCTATTTTCTCTTTGTTATCATCTATCCTATGTCCGGTGATCTCAAAAATAACCCTACGCTTTTCGATAGTCTGTATATTATCTAACTGAATAGCTATGTAAGGATATTTCATAACTTTCTCTCTATTGATGTTGTTCAAAATAGCGTTGACATCTTGCCTGCGAAAATACATATTTACCCCTATATAGCTGGCAACCAAAAGACATTCGTCTATTACTCCATCAGTATCGAATAGCAATAACATATCATCCTTCTCGATAGTATATTCCATATCAAGGATCTTGATACGTTTGCTTCCGTCCTTCTTATCAGCTATAAGAATCTCTATCATATCCTCGTCAGTCGTAAGGACATAATACGCCTCATCCTTTGTAATATTATCACGAAGGTAAAATAGCGCTTCATCTTGTAATCTTAGTAATTCTATTTCGTTCATATTCATTCCTATTGTTGCCAAGGGGAAAAGGACGGCGCTGGCGACAAGGCCTGTCCAGCCTCCCCACAGCCGTCCGCATTCCCCTTGGTATCATTAACCACCTCAAATAATCTCATAATCGAATTTCACATTAACACTCTCATCAATGCTCAATTCTTTCTCCATCCCAAATACAGTCTCCCTTACCGTATCAAAACCCAATAATTGATCTTCGGGATTATTCACAAGTTCTCTCCGGTTATTCTTCCTAGGGTTTCGAGATGTAAGAATATATCCCGAACAACAGCCTCCCTCAAATGTCCTTACCCTAGAATACCATATATCACCAGTTCCGTACTCAACACATATATTCATGTTTATGATAGTATTATTCCACGCTTTTCCCAGGAAATGTTTGAAAATCCTGTTAACCCACCCCGTGTCAATATCTATATAAGGACAATCTAAATCCGATGTCCCCTTAATATCCAGATATAGCATAACCTGTCTATTATTCTTAAACATTCGAGCTTTCACATTCATTTTCTTCCGTCCCCATACCACTATTCTATTATCCCCAACTTCCCGTAATAAGGATAAAAACAACCGTCTCGATAAACCGAATATCTGAGCGTTTTATCCTTTCCTCTAAGCTCCGTTAAATACATGAATCTCATATCAGTCAATTTTAAATCCAACATTCCTCTATCTCTATCTCCATATGATCCGCCCAATCACATCTATCAACATCCTCGCCATCCTCGAAGTAATAGTAGCCCCATACCTGTAAGCCTCCTACCTCTATATATCCATCACTTTTCCATTCTATCAACCCGTCTTGCCTTACCACGTTGGTAGGCTCAGCCCCTAGCGACAGCAGATTATTTACTATACTACCGCCAAATACGTTTCTTGCTTCTTCTTTCGTCATATCACTATCCGATTTTTAATATTACACTAACGCCAGAGGGGAACAGGGACGGACGACCAGCGGGACCTACCCCACGCCATCGCCGCCCCCGTTTTCCCTTGGTTCCCTCCGCATCACCCCATACTAATAAACAATATCCACCTCCAATAACACCATACCCACCATCTCTCACAACTGCCTTGCCTTGACGGGGAACTCCTACCACTTGTAAACTTTTACATTTGATCGGAAGATATCCCTTGCTCGAAAGGTGTTTTTCTTGTTTGTTGGTGTTTTTTTCTTGTTTGGAGGTGTTTTTCTTGTTTGGAGGTGTCCCATCACGCAACCCCCACCCCTCCCTCGAAATCCCCACGAAATCCTAAGACCTTCCGCTACTTTGTTCCACGTGGAACGCTGATTCAGTCTAGGATATCGAGGTCTTTGTTCTTGATTGCCTTATATACTTGCCTAATACAATGTATTGATAATAAAACCAATAAAGAAACTATGATTATAGGCAGAGCGTCGCCAGTAGCTATAACATACCGCCCCAACTCAAACGCCATATACCCACAAAACAAGGTAAGCACCAAATATATAAATACACCCATAAAAATATACAATAAGTAACCACGATTTTAAAATTGAACGCAAATAATACAATTAGTTGAGTATCAATAAAATAATATATATCAACCCCTAGAGCTACCTCTAAAGGAAGACAAGCCTAGATATAGATAAAAAATATACAATAAGTACCGCCTATTATATACCTTTTAGGATCGATTCAAGCGCAAAACCATACATAAGGGCACAATATACCCGTCCGCATGGATATATATGTATACAAAATGATGCTAAATAAAGCATTTTACTTACACATTTTCGATCAAGGCTTAAAATTTGCCGCCTCAACACTTTTATGTGTAAGCAAAATATATACACATTCTATCATTTTGTAAAATATAGGCACAAAAAAGCCCTTTCGTCCTATATCACTACAATACGGAAGGGCACAAACTTTAAAATCAAATAAAAACAAACGATCTATTGCCGCAATTTGTTTGCCATGTAACTAACACGTTTCCGCCTACATTTATCAGATTCCCTACTACAATCTAATTTATTAGACTTGTATAGCTCTTTGGTAAGCTCGACATAGAACTCAATTTGAGACTTTCTTGCAGCGTTTAAAGCCTTTTCTTTTTTAAGTGCTAGCTTTCTATTCAGATTGTCAAATTTTCTCCTATACATAATTTATTCGTTTTAAATGGCACCAATAAGAAACGGTAAGCCGGGGGACAATACGGCCGGCGTTATCGATACAGCCAGCCGAACGCACGAACGCACGAACGCACGCCCGCCCGCCGATTAATTTGTATTGGTCCCTTTACCGACAACGAAGCCGGCCAAATACGCACATACGTTGTCCGTTATACGTATCGACAAGGCGCACTTTGTCCGTCAATTTAACCGCACAAAATACCCTTGTAAGGGTTGTTATTTTGCTACTACATATAGCGCATAAGTATTTAAGCCACCTTAAACGCTATTGTTTTGATACATTAGCACGGTTATAACTCCGTTATGCACTCCATACGTGTTACTCTAGCAACGTATGGACATACGCCCTATACATGCGTATATACACCAATGTACCCCGTGATTTTACACGGCCTACTAGGTTACCTAGTGTACTTACCGGATTGATATAAACCTAAAGATAATAGTACTATTATAGACTATAATAGTACTTAAACCACATTGTTAAGCGGCGGCCCACCTATTGCAAGTTTTCGATACCCTAATTACTAGCAATATGTTTATATCAATATGTTAAATATCGTGTCCATTTAGTCTAGATCAGTGGCACGGCGTGAACGTATGGACATTACCACCATAACGCCCCTATACATAAATAATATAGGAGCCGATTACTTGCTATCTTTCGTTTTTAGGATGCGTCAAATAGTATGTAACACATTTAGCAATAAGATTAAATGTATATCGTTTGATAGGTACGGCACACTTTACAATACGTTTGTCTGATCCGTTAAACACTTCATAATATACTCCCCCCTCATATTCTACAGGCTCGTTATACCCAAAGCGTTTATGTGCTTTGCCTGTTATCGATATTTCTGCCACTTTATCCTCTGATAACTTTGTGTTTTTATCCTGATCCTGTTTATCGAGATATACTCTTTCGATTTCCTTGTAGGCGCAAAAGGTTTCATCTACACGTGGCAATATCTCCTTACAAAGCTGTATTACTACCTCCTTATCCCTTGCTAAAGCAACCAAAGATGGCACTACTGCTTTGTCTACTTTAATATCGTTATCCTTGAGTATTTCATTGATTTCTTTACCAGATTTAAAAAGCTGACACCAAGCTTTGACGGCACCTGTTAATGTTTTTTCACTTGCTTTTTTAACTCCACTTTGCACTTTGTTAATATCTTTACTTGTCATTAGATTTGCCCATACCCTTGGGACTTATAATGGCTTCTGGTGCGCCTGTTTGTTAATGCTGTTATCTTACAGGAACAAATATACTACATGTTTAATCATTCAACAAATATTTTGCAATAAAAATTCAACGATTATATATAATAAAACTAATCAAATGTAAATGTATATTAAAATATTGGTTTATATCATTGATAATCAACAAGTTAAATACAAAATAGACATTCTTTTTTCGGTTCGCAGATCGTTTGCCGTTCCTATCTCCCAGCCTTTGTAGGCGGGGGGGGGTGGGGCCAAAAACGGCAGCCCGGCCGGGCCGATTTCGGGGAGGTGGTCCGTCCCGCATATCCCCCTCCCATCATACCCCACCTCATCTCTCCAATAATGTCCCGCATATCATCCTCCCCGAATATCCCTCATACTTCCTCACAACCATATCACCTTCCATCTCATTTAATTTGTTATATTTGTACGTAACTTAAATTATTTAATCATGTATCAATATATTACATATAACTTCGTGGGGGGGGGTGGTATTTTACCCCTCAGATAAGGAGGGGGTATGTTTAGGCGCAGGACTTCTTCTTCCGGTAAGATCCACTACCGTATTAATATAGACAAGAGCATGTGTCCTAATCCTGTAGATATATATATAGATGGAGATACATATCAATCTGATTTTAACGGATCTTATCTTGATATATATCGCAATAAGAAGATAGAAGTTATAAGAATAGGTGGACAGATAGCTCAAAAGGGTCAACAATATGAGTACAACGTTTTATTAGGCGTAACTGGAGGTGTTTCAAAAGGGACTCTTACGTATCTATATGATTCTGGTGTGCATTGTGATTTAGCTGATACGGAGTTATACGGGGATAGGACAACTAAATTTACTCCTATAACGGAGATAACCGATCCTGAGGAGATCATCAATTTCACTTACATGTCTAAATTGTATAATCATATTACAAATAAAGCTCGTATAACTTGGCAAGGTCATCTTATAACAAGTGATCATTGTATAACAGCCAATGCCTGTCAGGAATGCCAATCTGTTGCCGTTGGAACTGGCATTTACAATAACACCTATAACGTAAATATAATAATTGTAGCACCATCATGATATCTTGTTAGGAGGATGTAGTACCAAAGGGAGGTAGGCCTCCCTTCATCCCTCCGGGCCTACCCATCGGGGCTTCCGCCGGCTACTTCCCTTGGTATATATCTTTATTATGGAATAATAGATAGGTAGTGGCACGACCACCACCTTAATATCGTATGATCAAGTATCCGGCACGAATTTATCCAAGTCAAAGTTCTTAGCATAATTCCAGATCCTTACATACCTAAACATTCCCGGGAGCCCCATGTTATATGCTGATGGATATCCTCCTATATTAAAATAATATGTTTGATAGTTTCGTGTATACATCACATTAGTCGCATCCTCATAATTCAGTACTCCTCCAATATATTCCCTTAAATACCCATTTCTCCACGACGCCATTACATGTACCCATTGATATGCTGGTATATCTACAGATCGTCCTTTGGTATAAAAAAGTTTAGTCCCAAATGATGAGACATTAACACCTATACATAAATAGTCTTGTGTAGTAGATTGGGTTCCATATGGAGCGAATAGATAATATCTTCCTTCCTGTTGTGTATTTAAATAGAGCAACGCTTCTATGGATATTTCGTTATCTGGTTGAGGGCATGGTAATATATTCGAGTCATTATCAAATTTGATATAGGAATTGTAGGCTCCTACTCTTCCCATGGAAAATACATATTTACCATTATATTTATCAATATCCATATACATAGATTCATCCACATTCATATTATATTTTGACAGATCTTTTATCCATGGAGCTTCCACGTAAAAATAAGCGTCATTCACGTTACCGGACGGCGGAAATGGCATTTGACTTAACATTCTTCTTCTTAACATAATCTATTGTTTTTATGGAGGACGGGAAATACCCCCCCCCATTGAGTTAATTTTATTTAATATCATATTATTATGCATTTTGTACATACAAATATATGATTTATTCTCAGATCATGTCGCTGAATCCAAGGGAACGGGCTGGCTCCCATCCTTCCGGGCATCCCCCGTCCTCCCTCCGCCTCCCGTTATTTTTGGCTTCCTTCTGGTTTTATCCTCAAAATTTCATATCTTTGGGACAAAACTATAATTATGTTTAGATACATATTTCATAAGCTTAAGATCTTCTTCTGCGACGATGACGTTGAGAAGATATATGTAAGGGACATTACGGTTATCTGCAACAACTTAATGAGCTAGGTGATTTGGCTACTGTCGTGTCAAGGAACTACGTATATGGTAAGATAAAGGACAGGACGGGATTAAGTATCCGTCATATCAGTAGGATAATAAACCATACTAAAGTTTAGGAGATATGATTAAGGATACGATGGAGCGGGATATAATAAATGAGATATCGGCGTTATTCGTGATGATATTCACGGCCGGGTTGATGTTTGTCATGCCGATGTTAGATATAGAGTGCGATGATATTGCTATCATAATAGGATCAGGAATAATACTATCTTTTATACTAACCATAATACCGATCTTGCTTTCTTATGATATAAGGGATGAGATCATTGAGTTGATTGAGGATATGGATAGCCAGATCGTGGTAGACACTTCGGTATATAAAACGAACCTGCCCTAGGTAATTCCTAGGGCAGATATTAATATCAATTTGACTTCAAATACGATTCTATTCTATCAGCGGCCTCATTAGGCGTATGTCCATCCCATTCCCATGCTGTATCAAGTTCAGGGATATTAAACAACTCCCAATACTGGTTCTCATAATGATTGGATATCTGTCCAGTTGGCAGTTCTGCCATTACGATAAACCACCCTCCGCCGAAGCATTCCTCTCCATCATGATGCTTATGTGATTTACAGACCTTTATATCGCCTTTAGCCAGCTCATTGAAGAAAGCGGCATTGTAAAGCATTCGATATTTATATAGTTCGTTAAATGTATGATACCCGTCGGATATATTACCCATCTCATCTTCATGTAAATATGTTTTCTCGAATATATCAGACCTACAAGGATAAAACTCTCCATTTACCCCTTTTATGATATAATCACCTACATTGGCTGTCATAACACCTTCAAGGGTTTTTATACTGCAATCAATACAAGGAGGTATACCTCTATCCGCATCACCTTCACGAATAACTTCTATTTTAACGCTATCACCAGCGAAATCCTTGATCTCATCATTATTAAAGCCTTTCCATTTTACGGTTTCTATCGCAATTGGTTTCTTTACATATCTATTCATAATTTTACGATTTAATATATTATTATCTTTTGATATACCTTTCTATAAGATCTATGGATAATTTAGCGCCCAGCTCTTCCTCCAACAGGTTAAGGTAGTTCCGGTGCAGGCATCCTCCCCGCTCCACCTCCCTAAAGCCGGCCCCGTCCTGGATCCTGACCAGCCCTTTCCTTGGATCCATGTCGATCAGATCCCGAAGCTCGTTCATATTCTTGAACCGGTTCTCTATTACCTTAAATACATCGATCTTAGGTCTCTTATCCTTATCCTTGGGCTTTATTTTAATTCTTCCACTCATATCAATTATCCAGTAACTTTACATGTAATATGATTCATATTATTACCGCAATAAGCGCACATAGATACGTAGGGAGAATATACTCTTCCACATACCGGACATCTCCATCCATACATAACAGGATTTGTTTGTTTGTCAATTTCTTTCAAGCCCTCATTAGTAGTGGATGATGTATTTTTGTTTTCCATATCATTCATTACCACGGTGGTTTCCTAACCGACGTTCGCTGGTCATGAATCCATCTTTATTTATCTTATCTGTACTTCCAAATCCATTATCACCTCTATCAGATTTTCCAAGATCTTCTAATGACTCCACTTCTTCCCATACGATACGTTCCCGTCTACGAATAAGAAGTTGTGCTACCTTACCACCTACATTACAATAATAAGGACTATTCCTATCCATTTTTCTGTGAACTATCATAATTTCCCCACTATATCCTTCATCAATGGTAGCAGGGGCGTTTTGCATAATTAGCTCGCTATTAGTAAAACCACTACGTGGACGGATTTCCATCTCATAATCTTCAGGTAGCGCTACATGTACACCAGTATGATATATGATTCTGCCGCTATCAAGCTCTATATTCTTTACAAATAGATCCATGCAAGCATCTTCTTTATGAGCGTATTCAGGCAGCTTAGCCCCTTTTTCCAGCCATATCTTGACCTTACACGTATCTATACCATCAAGCAACTCAATTGCCTCTTTATAGCTCATAGGTTGCTCTGAGGCTAATGAAATGGCTCTTGCCAATAAATCTTTAATCTTACTCATTTTATCTTGTTTTTAAATTCTTTCCCTTTCGGGCATTGTAATTTACATTCCTCGCCACAAGCGGAACAGTTGGGTCTCATTCCGGGCACCCCTCTTCCCCCGTACGGCCAGTAGGCATAATCGCACACGCTCCAGAACGCCTCCATCGCCCTGATCTTGGCATCGACGGTTATCTTCTCCTTCACCTTTTTCATGCTCTTCCTGAACTCATCTTTCATATCCTTCCCTTCTATCTGTCTGGCCTTACGTCTCTCGTTCCACCAATTGTAGTAGAATTTGTCTGCCATCTTATAAGCTTCGGGGTCAAATTTATCACGATGCAGGATAGGTGCGTCCTTGATCTTTCTCAAATTCCTGCCACAAACATAAGCGAGTCCTGCGTACGGAGGTATGTCCTTAGGATCAACCAACCCATCCGGAACGCAGTAGTAGAAGTAATTGGGGCGGCCGTACCTGACCCAGTCACCGGTCTCGTACAGGGCTTGCTTTCGCGCCTCGAACCAGCCTTGCATTACTTGGTGCTTGCCCTCCTTCTCGAAATCCTTGTTATAGTCAGCCAACGAGATCTTCACCTCAACCTCATAAGCGTACATGGATCTGGTTATAGCCAGATAATCAGACTCCCAGTTATAGACATACAAGTTGTTTATAATCCATCTAGGAGATACCAAGAACTGTCTGTTAAGGATATCCAATATCCCTCTTTCAGTGTATTCAGCACCTTTATTTGATTGCCGTGTTCCCATCTCCTTTCAGAGGATTATTCCTTAACCCAACCGCCATTATAGCGTTCGATACCAATCTCCGTAATCCACCCATATCCTTATCATGGAACGAGAAAGTAGTTAAATTATGTGATTCAGTAATCTTATCATAAGACTTTATCATCAACACAGCCATATACTCACCCATCATCTTTCCGTTCATGATATCAAGATCGATTATGCCGTGATCTATTAGATCAACCACATCCCATCCTGATGGTAGATACGTTTTTATCTGATTAATGTCCATAGCAAATAGTATTTATAAAAAGGAGGGTCGTGCTACCCTCCTATAGATTACACACGAAAAATAGAACTGAAAGCGATCCTAAGCACGTAGGATTTTATTGATTCCCGTAGGCTGTCTACCGGTTATCGTTAATTACCGACCTACGGGAATATGTTTAAGAAAACACCATGTACCCCAATCCGGAATCGAACCGAAATTTCATCGTTAGGACCGACGTGTTCTATCCATTGAACTATTAGGGCATATGTCTTTATTCTCACGAACCAGGACATCAAACGTCTAAACTTTAAAAAAAACTAATGACAAAACTCTATGCTAGTTTTTCCCCAAAAAATAGCGTGGACCCGGCCGGGCTTGAACCGACAACCTTCTGGTTATGAGCCAGTTGCTCTTACCAATTGAGCTACGGGTCCTAAATACACCACATCGTCTTTCACAAGAGGATGTGGAAAGGAATTTCTCGAAGTTTATATAGTAATATCATGAAACTATTGTCCAACATTCTAGCATATAGCACCAATCCTCAACCGGGAACGTCTCTATACCAGACCTACCCCATCCCGTCCCCCAACTGTTCTGTAGGACGAAGCCGGCCTTGTCCCAGCCGGTGAGGATAACGGCATGACCTCCCAAGTTCTGTCCTTGGCCTTGCCAGAATCGATTACCATAATTATAGCAATACAGACCTATAACCAGAGGCCCATTCAGCATCAAAGCCACCTTAGCTGATACCGGATCTATGATCCTAGCGTAACTGTTTATTTTCTCCCCATCTACGCCTACGTTCTTGATAGACTTGATAGCGTCACGAAGAACCATCCCGTCTTGATCCTTATCCTCTCTCAGATCATATATATCGTAGGGAGAGATCTTAGCCGGTCTTTTAATAGCCCTTATACTCTTTCTCCAGTTAAGTATCTCAGCTAAGCTTACCGCAGCGCAAATAGGAGAAGATCCTTGATCCACTACGCTATCAACGTTATTGACCTTATACTCATCAGGGACAGCCTCATGCTGCATATTCATAATAGCGTCCCTATCATCTGCTGGCGATGGTATGTAACCTAGTCCGTATTCCATTACTTATCTTTTTTATGGTAATCAATTATCTTGATATTAAACGTATCGGATCTTTGCCTTACCTGTATAGACCCTCTAGCCTTTCCCTTGGCGTCGTACAGGGCGGTAAAGCCAAAGTTATCAACCCGGCCGTCGTCCAGCGTAAACCGCCACTCCTTCCATTGGCCCATCACGGTCCCGGAAGACACTATGGAATCCACTACATAAGATATGTCAGTAGTATCATATTCCGTATAATAGGTTCTTGACGTACTGCATCCGACAACCGCTAAGGTAAATAACGTTAACAAGAAAAACAAGATCTTATTCACTTTTCTTAGATTTTTTACGTTTCTTAGATTTCTTCTTATCCTCCGCCTTATTCTCGACATTTACGTCAATACCGGCATCAGCGACCTCAGGGGCGTTATTTTCAGGTATATCAATATGACCTGAGTTAGGATCCATCTTATCCTCATCAACAACAACCTCATTAGGAACATCGATGTCTAAAATCTCTGCCTCCAGATACTTGATACGATCTGACATGATTTTATTCTGGTCCTCAAGTTCCTTATATCTTCTTCTAGCCTCATCGAGTAATTTAGATGATAGTTTATGTTTCTTCTCGATATCCATATAAGCCCGTTTAAGAGTTTCTTTCTCTTTTACCGACTCATTATATATCTCTCTTGATTTACTAAGCTCATTACCCATCTTAATTATAATAGAATCCTTTTGTTCTATATCCATATTAAGGGAATCGGAAAGAGTTTCAAGATACCCTACTTTCTCTTCTAATTCCGTTATCTTCTTGCGGGAATCCTCATAATCTCTTTTTAATCTACTTGAATAGCTAATAGCCTCATCAAGATCCTGATTTAGAGTATTTATATAACTACTCTTTACTATCTTCAATCCGAACATTTTTATCACTGTTATAAGTTTTACGAATATCGGCATTTATCTTACCGACTATAATTAACTCAGCTATATGTTTATCTTTCTCGACTATAGCCATATCCTTACGGACATTAGTGACCCTGATCATGATATTCCCGTTATTAGACGAGACGAACGGTGATCCCACCAAAGTAAGTCCCGTATCGCCGGTAAACGACGGCAGCATCATCAACACCCCTATGGTATTATCCGGGAACGATGCCCACACCCCTGTGTCTATATCAAGGACATCACCCTGCCCTAATGGGAAGGCATTACCCTGCTTGATAGGAATATCCTTACCCAACGAGTTCCATGCTTTCGAGAATCTTACGGAGTTAAGGAAGATCTTTCCCTCTTTCTCCACCATCCCTACCATAGGTTCGCAATTCAATCTAACCTCGTTTTGTTTATCATCCGGCTTCTCCTCAAGCTCATCAAGGTCTCTGGCTGATGTAAATGACTTACTCTCCAGAAGTTTTTTGATATCTTCAATTGTGGCCATATTATAATTTGATTATTAAATACACGATCTTCAATCCTAACTTCAAATCAGATGTCTTTTCGAACATCTCCCTAAGAGGTAAGATAGTAGCGTCAAGATCTGACGCTACCCATTCTCCGTCCTTATAATACATATTCTTTTCCTCGGAATACGCTACACAAGGTCGATGCCCTAAGTTCTTCATAACCGTATCTACCTTATTTTGGGTAGGCATCGAGACACGGTTCACTTTAGTAGATATATTAAAATTACTTTCTATCATAAATCAAATTCTACATATTTATAATCAACATTATTTATCTCAAATATCTTATCCATAAATATTCTATGTTTCTCTTTAGTATCAAGAAGATTCTCACCATAAAAGAAAAATCTATTTTCATTATCCAATTTTAGATATTTATGAATAAGTTTATGTGCTCTTCTTGATAAAATAAACCCGCTTTTTAAACAATCATAATCCCAATGATGAGCTTCTTTGTATTTTAAATCAAATCCTCTTGATCTTAATGACCTACTTAAGCCTTTATATACACAAGATTTTGTTTTATAATTTTTACTATGCTTACTTGCATATCCAAGCCTCTTATACTTTTCTCTTCCTCTTTCCCTTTCTTTATCTACAAAATCGGGATTTTTGATATTATCATTATATTTATCATGAACATCTTTTTTAGCGCACTCCTTACACTTATTAAAATGTCCATCTTTCATTTTAGGATGCTTATAAAACTCATCTATGGATTTTATTTTACCACATTTGAAACAAACCTTATCCATATAAATCAGAAAGGAAGATCATTGTCATCTCCAAAAGGAGGATATTGAGGAGGTTGTTGTTGACCTCCAAACAAAGGGGCTTGCGCTTGCTGCGGAGCCTGCTGGTATGATGGAGGAGGCGTTTGCGATGGAGCCTGCGTTGCATATGACGGTGGGGTCGTCTGTGCGGTTGGCGTAGCGCCCATGCTTTGGCTTCTATCCTGTTCCGATTTTTCGTTTTCAGCCTTAAACTTTTCAAGATATTGTTTAAATACTTGAAAAGCGAAAGTGTCTTGAGCCGTATAATCGAATTTCTTGTTACCCATTATATCCGTGCTCTCTACCCTATCAGGCCATCCGTTCTGTCCGTTCTTATAATATTGCTGGATAAGCTCGTCCTTTCCATCTGGAGTTTCCCTAGCGTATGAAATGAAAAAATTACCGGGAGCATATTGATCCCCTTTCTTAGCATGAGCAGGATTTATTACCACCTTGCGTTTTAGGTCAATATTAGGCAAGTACCTTACCAGTGACTTCACGTAATTATTAATACCTCCTTTTTGAGTCATCAAAGGAACGTTTATGAAATAATTACCATCCTCATCACTTATCTTTATGGACACGTATTTGGCTTTTATCCCATTGAACTCCACTTCTCGCACATTGATATCAGACAAATAACCTTCGATACCGTTCCAGAATACCCTCCAATAAGAAACGGCTCCGGTCTTCTCGTTTATATGCTCCTCGAAACCTTCCTTTGACTCTCTTGATGACTGATATAATAGTCCGCTACCACTTACTTTAAAGTAATGGTTATTACCACCTAATGAATTTTCTCTAACTCCCATTTTATATATTTTTAAATATTAAACAATAACTGATGATGACAAGAAATACTCGTTCTTATTATCCTCTCCATAAATCTTATTGAAATGAGATTTATGGTCATGTTCGATAACCACCCTATTACACGATATGCTTTTTATGATACCAAGATATCTTCCACATAATACGTTACATATAATATCTTCACCATGATAAGACAAAGAAGCAAGTCTCTCCTTACAAGATTTACCGGAAGACGGGTTCTCTGACATAATACCGCATCCTTTATCGGTAAATATCAACTTGCAATGATCGAACTCATTTACCTTAAGATTGTTTTGGAGGGCTTGGACGAGTAGATCCTTATCAAAGACATAGGTACTTGTTTTGACAAAATGCTCGTCCACGAACCTCCAATTTGGATAATTACCCTCAAAATGGGTCTCATACATATCCATATCATGTGTAGAAAAATAAGTCTTAGTATCGTCCACTTTTATAGACAACATATCCGATGACTTATTGATATGCTTATCAAGCAATATCGCGGATTCGTTCGATACCGGTATAAACATCTTCTCTACCTTATCCTGATTAGGGATAAAATACCTGTAAATAGTATTTCTATCCGTACTTACTATATTAATATTAATATCATCAATATCAATAACCACATTCTCGATGCATGGATAAAAGTCATCTACCTCCGTATAATCGCTGGCTTTGTTAAGAACCGAAACATAATCGCTCATCTTAACCTTAATTCCTCCATCAAGTATCTTATGTACCTGTGGGAATGTATTGATATCAAAAGCCGGACAACTATACTCACCAGAAGCGTAGTGGATCGTGATCTGATCTTTTCTATCCGAAAGCAGTATCGTAATCTTACAATTCTTCTGTTTTTTCATGAACTTAATAAAAGAGCTTGCCTCTACCAAGAAAGAGAAGTTAGAGTCAGCCTCAACCTCCAATCGCTCTATAACACATACCTTGGCATTTACGGAAGTGATATAAGCCAGATTATTGACAACATCTATCTTAAGATCCTTATAAAGGGAGTTGGGACCGGCATTCTTAACAACCGTCTCCAATTTGCCCAACTTCTCATTTAATGACTTCGACAAGCATCTTATAAGCATAACGAACAACTTTTTATTACATCGCAAATATAATCATAATTATATTAATACAAATACAATAAATACTTAATAGTATTAAAATAGTTTAAACTTACGTCTAATATACTCGGCTATAAGCGTAGCGTCACACATGCCGTCTTGTATCTTAGTAGGTTGTACTCCTTTTCCTGACCATGGTTTCACGAAAGAAACCAAAGGGAAAAGGCGCATGGCACATCGGATGGAGGTAGCCTTCGTGTCTAACTTCGCCGCCGTATACACCCGATCGGCTGTCGTATGAAGCTCCTTCTGCCAGGTCTTTGGTTGCACCTCCTCGAACATGAACCTAACATCCGGGTGAGATCCGTATCGCTCCATCATCTCCACCATCATAGCGAATAGGGCGTTCGGTTCCCTGCGTCTCCCGCCAAAGGTGAAGTTGCTGGCGGCCGAGCTGTTGTGGATGCTGTGGACGTCCTCGACGGCGATCGCCAGCGTCCCGCCTCCCTTTTCTTGGATCTTGTCAGCGGCATCGAGGAAGAAGCTTGATATAGCCCTAAGATCTATATCCCCCTTAACCGATATCCTTGGAGTCATAATTACCTTAACCTCGCCATTTTCTGGGATCATGGACAATCCTCCGGTGTCTATACCCGGATCTATACCTATTGATATATTCATAACTTCAACGTATATAATGAATGGAAATCCTCCGGTCTAAACACCTGTATTGAGTTATCCGGATACATACCTATATAATAACCGTAAAAAGCCCGTAGAATGCCATTTTCTAGCCTTATATCCAATGCCTTTACCTTATTCCCTTCAACCATAACATCAACCTCATCAGTCTTGTTAGATATCTTATCGAACCATTCAGGTATAGGATCAATACCGTACCTGAATGCGTTTACCGTTGATTTTATCGAGATATATGTTCCCATATTAGATAAGATTACAATCGTCTCGTTTAACAACCTTAAAATCGCCATTTCTAAGTAATATCGCTACATCAGATCTCGTATACGTAAGAGGTGTATACGACACCAAATGATAAGAAGCCTGCCCTGTCGCTGGCCGAACTGGTCTTAATACGGCTATGGCTATATCGCCGCCAAGTTCCGTACCACCGGTAACACCCTGTAGGCACATGTATATGAATCCCTCATACTCATATCTCTTTCCGATAAACTCACTCATGGGAATACCTACGAACAGATAGTTCTTTACATCCTCTTTCTTAACCTCGACAGCGTTTTCTACACTGGATGGTATTACGTCTACAAATTTTACTCCTATTGCCATGATTACAAATTCAATTTAGTTCTTAACTCTTGACACAATTCTTGATTATCTCTCATGATACTTAACGTATTATCGACTCCGTTCCCTACACGAACATCCCCGTACCAGTACCATGATCCTTTACGGATAAAGATACCAGTTTCCTCGCATAACTTCAAAAGTTCAAGTTCCTTGTCGAACCCAACTCCATAATACAAGGCCGTCTCGGCTATCTGGAACGGTACGGCTGTCTTATTCTTCAGCACCTTTATCCTAACCTCATGACCTACTGAAGATCCGTCCTCGCCTACTATAACCTTCTTTCTCGCCATCTCCATACGGATAGATGCATAGAACTTAAGAGCGTTACCTCCGGTCGTTACCTTAGGATCGCCGTATATAACACCGATCTTCTCCCGATACTGATTGATGAATACCAGAACACAGTCGCTTTTGTTTACGATTCCTGTAAGAACCCTCATGGCTTTGGACATCAAACGAGCCTGCAATCCCATGTTGCTGTCTTCCATATCGCCCTCTATCTCCTTCTTCGGTACCAGATTGGCTACAGAATCTACGACAATAAATCCGACCTTCCCGGACTCGACTAACTTGGCTGTGATGTCAATAGCCAGCTCCCCGTAGCTTGGTTGGGAGATCAAAAACCGGTTTATATCTAATCCCATTTTCCTAGCGTACTCAATATCGAAAGCGTTCTCCACGTCTATTATAGCTACCAGCTTATCGGGGTGCTTTTTCTGGAACTCGATCATACTTAACGTACACATCATGGTCTTGCCACAAGATTCCATCCCGACCAGCTCATGGATCCGGCCTCCCGCCCATCCGCCGCCGAGGGCCTTGTCCACCACCAGAGAACCAGTGCTTTCCCTTGGTATGGATATTATAGGCTTATCATCGCCGAAGTTCATTATCGAGCCTTCTCCAAGCTCTTTATTTAAAGATGATACTAACTCATCTACGTCTGAAAAAAGTTCTTTCTTAGCCATTATAATCCGTATTCGTCAAAGTTAAATAAATCCTGTTGCTTCTTTATCATATCCTTTCCGATGTCAGATATCTTTTCCGGATTCAAAACACCCTCATTCTCATCCACCTTATCTATGAAGTCAGATATCTTATCGCTTAGCAGTACCATATCTTCCTTAGGAACTGATTTTAGATAAAGACCGTCTATAGACCTACATCTTGAAAGAGCGGTATATATCTGTCCTATCTCGAAGGCTCTGCTGATGTCTACAAATATATTATCTAAAGTCATTCCCTGGGATTTATGGACAGTTATGGCGTATCCTAACCTCAATGGATATTGTATTATATAGCCGCAAGAAATGCCTTCAAGGGAATCATCTACCTGCTTGTACTTCATCTTCTCCCACTTCTCTTTGGTTATCTCCACCTCAGTATCGTTGTCTAGATGAACATATATCGTCTCATCAACAGTATCTATGCTGGTTATGATACCCATCGAGCCATTGACATACCCGTTGCCGTTTCTGGTTATTATGACCTTAGCCCCTACCTTTACTATAAGCTCATCCTCGCAAGGCGCTACAGGCTTCTCCCCGAATACAGTAGCATCGAACTTAAATACCTTATTATTGATCTTATCAAGATTAGTCTTATTTATCTCATAAGCTTCTTTGTTAGTTGAGCATATAATTATAGTATTATCCATATTATCTGGATACTTGACCCTACTATCCAATATCTGTCTTGACTCGTCGGTAATAACCCCACATCTTATATCCTCAAGTACGGAAAGAAGCTGAGGATCTTTTTGACGGAATACGTTCTCGAAGATAATGACCGAGAATCCTGACGCTCTTAATGCCTTTGATGAGAAAAAGAACCGGCTCTCATAATATTTGTCGATAAAATCATCCGCCGTCACCACAGGCGGTAGTTGTGATAGATCTCCAAACATAATCAACCTAACTCCACCGAAAGGCTCCTTGCTACGCCTGCATTGTCTAAGTATGTCAGCCACCTCATCAAGCAAATCAGGTCTTACCATACTGATCTCGTCAATGACAATAGTATCAAGATTCTTGATCTTCTTCTTCATAAACGGACTTACATCCACCTTATTCGACAACATACCTCTCTCGATAGAAGGAATGTAAGGATCGTTCTTTATAGAGAAGAACGAATGAATGGTCTGTCCACCGGCATTCAACGCCGCTACTCCAGTCGGTGCTACGATAACGCACTTACCCAAGAACTTTACGATACGTCTCATGAACGTACTTTTACCACTACCAGCTCTACCGGTAATGAACAGATTCTCCCTAGTGGTGAAAATCTTCTTCAAGGCACGACCCTGCTCCACGTTTTTATCCACCGTCATAATATGACGAAGGAGGTCGTTTTCATTTCTAAAATCCTCTTTTACCATATCTTTTTAAGTTTATGGTACAAAGATACGAATAGTTATAATTAGCTAATTGAAATAAATGTAAATAATATATAAATATTAAATTTTGTATCTGATACTCAAATCATCCAGCTTTACTCATCTCGGACCCTTTTACCCCTAAAAAGACGTCTTTTATAAAATCTTCGGCGATAATTATATGCATTATCGTTCCTCTGTATGATAGTCTTAGGTGTCCGATAGTTACGTTTTTCCTGTCTTTGGTATTGACTATTCCATTGTTTTTCTTTACCTCATCATATAAATCGGATATAGTCTTACAGCACATACTAAGAACTTCTTTTATCATCCGATATACCGTTCTTTGGGATATTAGCATCATACCTTCTTTTGATAACTTTATATTCAATCTATCCATAAGATATGACACATTGAATTTGATAGTTCTTTTTTTAGTTACCTTATATATCTTATTTATATTTCTGTTTCTAGCTGAGAATATTATTTTTGATAACATCTTGACTCTATTTAATTTACGACTTTTGTTAGCCATCCTTCTTCTGGTATTCGAATCAAGATTTTTATCAAGGCAGGTATATACAGATTCTCCTTTCTTTACAAACATATCCTTTATCCTTGGGGTCTTACTAGCCTTATGCTTGTATTTTATGATATCCGATAAAGCTATCATAATCTCTCCTTCAGCCCAAGCCTTTAAGCTTATAAGCTGGTAGTTCATATCCTCATGAGAATCCCTTAATACATGTCGGTAGCAGAAATAAGCGCATCCATCCGATAGGATATCAATAAAATCATTGGTGTTAATCTCTATCTGATCTCTGTTTCCATCTTGCATCCTTTTTCTTAGAAACACATGTTTGGATACGTTTATGATAATAAGATATATCATTGCCATCTTACATTCATCGCTGATCTGGATTCCCGATCCATGATACTCCTCATGTTTCAATGAATATTTTATGGCTGTCACTTTCTTGCCTTCCTTATTGGTAACAGGCTTAAAATCAACTGGACATATAAGTGATCCGGCTGGAAGTTTTACACATCCTAGCTCATCTTTCTTGGTCTGAATATTACGTGGAATATATCTTTCGGTAAGAATCTTATCGAAATTTGATTTCATTATATGTAAAAATCTTATCTTTGTTCCCATATGGTTTTTTATTTGCTGCGAATATACGAATTCCGTAAATACGAAACAAGTTATTCGGATGGATGGGTAGCCTGTGAAGGTCGCCCATTTGTTGTTTATACGAAATTGTCGTAATAAAATTGGGGGGGGTAAATATCTGTGTTTCTGTATGATCATTTTTGACATCATACTTGTTACGCGCGCATTAATAGGTATATTTATTAATTATAATTAACTATATTAATATATCCTATTTCCTAATCCTCCATGTTTTGTGTAGGGTATATCATTTTGTGTAGGGTATATCATTTTGTGTAGGGTATATCATGAAGTCAAATATCTATATAGCTAATTAATATTTTTACTGCCAAGGTGTAGTGCCGTCAGGCAGGACACCGCAGGCTTATAATAACAATGCCATATGATGTTACCGGAGTCCGGAACCCGGAAGGGGATCGGGCGGAGCAGAAGCCAAAGAAGAAAAGGTGAGGTCTTGTGCGGTCGCTCACGCTCCGGCCGCCCGTATCCTCTACGGCAGGCTCCATCGCCCCAAGGCTTCCCATTTCCTTTGGATTTATATCCCATAGCACGGCAGGAAGGCATCCAAAGGGAAAAGGTGAGGTCATGTCCCGTGAGGCAGGATAGAGCTGTCCACCGCCGCTCGGAGGCATGTATGGCCGGTGTTCAACTGGCCTCGTTGCCGTGGCTTACGGTGGACTTATCTGGCTTTCCTCCGCAAATTCTGCTACCTTTTTCCTTTGGATGTTAGTAAATACATGCTAATCAGCATATATTATGTTGATTATGGCATAATTTCTTGACAACGATATTTTTTTTAAGTAGTTTTGCCTAAAACTAATTTTATATGGCTGAACAAAGGAAAGCTTTCGTATTCGCGTTGACTTATGACACTAGGTTGGATATGATCCAGCAGTTCTTAAGGATATACAATGGCTATCTGGATTCCAAGGGTAGGAGCTTGATTACTGAAAGGACGATAAACTTACTTTCTTTCTACATCAATTACGGATACTCGGATGATACCAGAGCCAAGTACATGGATTGTTATGGACAAAAGGAATCTTATATCGCTGTCCTTAACAATGAGCTAAAGCGTGGCGGTTTTCTGGTGGACAAGAAGAACGGGAATTTCCGTACCCGTGAGCTGTCTATTGAGACGAGGAGCCTACGTAATTATTTTGTTCTTGACGGGGAGGGTGATGACACCCGTGTAATGGGATTCGTATTCAAGAGAAATAAGCTTAACATCGATGGATAGGAGTCTTATTTCGTTCGACAGGGATATTGTCGATGAGGTGGTGAGAAGATCTGGAGGTAAATTTACCAAGCAACAGGTCGAATGGTGCATGAAAGCATCCGTATCTTATATCCATCATCTCGCCAGATATACCGATAATATATCTATCAGGATCCCGTTTATCGGATACGTTATCTGCAATCTCCGTGAGATGCGTGTAAGACGTGATAAGATACGTCGTATATATGTCAAGGAGGGTAATCGTTATCCAGACGAAAGGATGCCTATTGAGCTTGATTGTCTGGATAAGAAGATAAAGGTGATAGAGGGTATGGAGGGATTGAAGAACGGAGATCCCCTTATACGTGACAACCATGAGGCTATGTATCAATGCCGGTATGGCATGACATGGGAACAGTTACAGGATTTTCAACAACAACAATTTAAAAAATAATTATTGTGCAAACAATTGGTAAAGCCCAAGTAATAGCCCAAGCTTGGGAAGACAGTTTATTGGGCAGGATTCCTAAGGATGAGAAGGATTATCCGGAGTGGTACAAGAATCGTCTTTATTTATGCAAGAAATGTCCTAAGAACTCTTCTAATATAGCTTTCTTTAAGTTACCAGCTAAGGTATTGCTGCAAAGATTGATGGGAAGACAGGCATGCTCGCTGTGTGGTTGCTTTATCAAGGAAAAGGCTTGGATGAAGACAGAGGTATGCCCGTTGAAGTTCGTGGAGGGCGAGAAAGCCAAATGGAATGCTATGGAGGTGATAACAGCCGATCATAACGATTTTAATATTGAGTGCCCTAACGATTCCTTTGATATAGGACTGACGGATGATGAGAGCGAGTTTTATCTAAATATTTTTGATCAGAAAATAGGTGATAAGATAGAAATCGTGTTATTTATCACCCATAATGATGGTTTCCATGTCAAGGAGCATCATCTCGGATGTGGATGTATGGGAGATGTATCATATAACAAACATCCTGACAATGAGAATAGAATTATATTTAGGATGACGTTAGATACCTCAAAATATACGGAAGGTCATTTTGAGAAACATCTATCTCTTATGGGTTATACTAAGGACGATCCTGAACGTAATTTCAAACATTTCCCGCTACGTATTATAGGGGAAGCTTATAAATAATGCCATGAGAAATCTCGTAAGAAGCAAGATAGATGACCGTATCCATGCCCTTATTGTCATGGAAGTCGGATGCCGTGAGTTGCCCGAATATTCGTTGGGTGATATACTTTACTCCGCTTTAAGGAGGATAGCTAGGGCTAATGGTGGTAATGTCCGCTTCTTGCGGGATGTTAGTACCATGGATTTATTGAGGTCTATAGACCAAAGCATCAGTGATGAGATTGAGTTAAACAACAATGATTATAATGCGTAATATGGAAGATAAAGATATAAAAACAGAGATTAGAGATTATCTTAAAGAAGAGGCGGATACTCATATAAGGCATTGGATAGCCATAAAACGTGAGAGCAAGCGTCTGTATAGCGATATTGAGGATAGGACTAAGAAGATAGCCCTTAAATCATTCTCGTTGATAAAAGAGGATGATTTTGTAGTTCTTCATGAGATGACCCATAAGATACAGATGTTGAATATAGAGGCTGTAAAAGTCAATTCTAGGTTGATGTTCATAATCCAGTTGGCTACCAGCTTCGGTATGGATCTGGATTTAGATACGACATATGCGTCCACCGCCAAGAGCATTATAGAAGACAGAACGTCTGGATTCGTGTTTTATGATGATAAGGAACGTCTGAGATATGCTGATAAGGAGCTTGAGGATATGTTCCATGACATGAGCGTGACGGAAGTAAGTAAGATCGGGGTTGTTCAATCTTATGAGCTTCTTATGAAACAGTATAACGAGTTTAAGGACATGAAATCCAATGCCACGGGGAAGACGAAAGCCGACGAGTAAGGACGTCGATCGGGTAAACGATAATCTTGAGGTCATATCCAAGGCCGTGGATGACGCCAAGACGTATATCGCCAAGCATCCATGGGATAAGGAGAAGCCTGAGGATATGGCTAGGGCGTTCGATTTCATATCCAAGCTGATCGATAAGATCAACGTATGGAATGACTCGTATATGGAGAAGAGTGGAATCATGGATGTATACAGGAGTGTCAGCAATGTCCAGAAGAAGGAACGTAAGGGACAGGTTTCCGGTGGTATAGAATCCGTATTAAAAAATATGCGATCATGAGTTTAAGCACGAGTCCAGAATTTTATGTAAACATGAAGAATCCCCCTATATGGAACGATCTGTTCGGATGGGAGGATCAGGATGATGATGTTAAGCAGTTCTTCACGGAGGAGGCTTATAAGGTCAAGAACGGGGTGACTATCAACGGTACGTTCATCCCGCCATGGCTTTATTGGCATGTTAATTTCTTTCCCGTATTTCAAGACCTCCCAAATGGAGAGCGTGTTCCGGCTATCAGCCGGTTACGTGATAATGAATGGTTTTTCGCCGAGATGTACCAACGTGCCCGTCAGGAGAAGAAAGGGCTGGGGATGTTCGGTACCCGTCGTTTTGGGAAGGCCCTTCTGGACTCGGAGCTGATATATACTCCTTATGGACCTAAGAAGATAGGGTTCGCTGATATCGGTGATATCATATATGGCGATGATGGTAAGCTTACGACTGTAGTAGGCGTATATCCTCAAGGGTTCGTTGATATGTATAAGGTTACGTTTGAGGACGGGCGCAGTATAGTATGTTGCGGTCAACATCAGTGGAAGGTTAAATATCATGGTGATTATAAAGTCATGAGCACTATGGGTATCATCCACTCTGACTTCCAGAAGATGACCATAGACATAGGGGAGGCCGTGGATTTCCCCGAGCGGCGGTGGCTGATGTCGCCCCAGTTCCTTGGGTCTCTGACCGCCTCTTCCCTTTGTGGATCTACCGACAGGATCTTCGAGTTAAGCAATAAGGAGATGGATGATATTATTTATTCATCCAAAAAACAGAAAGAGTTGTTTATAAGCTCATTCATGAAGATAGCTTGCGGCATAAGTACTGGTGACGATCGTTTTAAGGTCGTTTACAAAAGCGAGTATATTATATCCTTCGTAAGAAGAATATTCTGGTCTATGGGATATTATTGCGTCATGGATGGTGATGATATGTATATATCTAAGGCCCATAACAGGCTTAGGATATCCGATATAGATTATTACGGGAAGTATAAAGCTACTTGTATTGAGGTCGATAACAAGTCCCATCAGTTCCTTACCACTAATTTTGTCGTATCCCATAATACGACTATCATGTCATCCCTTCTTCAGATGAACGCTACCATGACGATCGGGCTTAGTCATTCCGTGGTAGGTTTCAGCGATAGCGATTTATCTAATATAGGTGAGTATTGTGAGTATGGTCTTGATCATGTGCATCCTTTTTTCAGGATTAACAGGACCAAGACCGATTGGAGTTCTGGTGTCACCTTAGGCAAGCGTATGTCCAACGGGGTTCGTGATGTTCATGCCATAATATCCATAGCCAACATCAACATGGGTAGGAAGACATCCACACAGAAGACTGCCGGTCTGACCCCCGCCACGGCTATTTTCGACGAGGTAGGTAAGGGACCTATCAAGAAGCCGTACACTGCCGCCATGCCGTCATACGACACTCCTTACGGCTGGCGTCTCAGTCCGATCTTGGCTGGTACCGGTGGTGAGGTGGAACTATCCAAGGACGCTCAGGAGATGTTCTCTGATCCTGATACATACAATCTTCTGGTCATGGACTGGGATATTTTAAATCGGAGAGCCATGAAAGGGAAAACATGGAAAGAACGGAAATGGGCGATGTTTGTTCCTGGTCAGATGGCTAACTCCGGTGTCAAGAGAACTATAGGTCTGGGTGATTATTTGGGGAAACCTGATGATAAGAAGCTTAATAAGATCAAGATTGACGCCACGGATTTCGAGGCTAGTACCAATAAGCTTAACGAGGAACGGAAGAAGCTATCTACGAAAGATAGGGTAGCTTATACCTCTCATACCATGTTCTATCCATTTACGATCGACGACTGTTTTTTAAGCTCATCCCAGAACCTATTCCCGGTCGAGTACGCTATCAAGCATAAGAATGATCTTCTTGAGTCAGGGCAATATAGCGGCATGCTGTGTGATGTTTTCCTTGAATCTGGAAATAAACTTGGCACTACTAAGTCGAATAAGCAACTGGCTGGTTTCCCGTTTAGCGGCGGTGTTATTGACGCTCCTGTCCAGATATTCGAGATGCCTCAATCCAATAGGTTTGATGATTTTATATATGTGAGTGGTAGCGATCCCTACAAACAGGCTAAGTCGGATACGCCCTCATTAGGTGCTTTTTATGTATTCAAGAGACGTGTTGGTATTCGAGATCCTTATGCCTATAGAATAGTTGCTTCATACGTATCCCGTCCATCATCCATAGATCAGTTTTGCCGTACGTGCGAGGTGCTTCAGAAGGGATATGGTGCTATATGCCTTATGGAGAACGCTGACCAGATGTATGAGCAGTATCTTAATCGGAAGAGTGGTATGCCGGCATCTTTCTTCTTATTCGCTGGTGAGGCAATAGCCAATAAGTATGTGAAGGCCGGCTCCCGGCAGAACAGCAAGCTGGGGCTATACCCGACCCCCGGCAACCAGAACCTGCTATTCTCGTGCGTAGTGGATTATTGCTGGCAGGATTTCATTGTCGGTTATGATGATCGGACTGGTCTTGATATAACTGTCAAGGGTATTGAGCTGATCGATGATATAGCCCTATTGGATGAGATAATACAGTATAAGCCCGGATTGAACGTCGATAGGATAATAGCGTTCGGGCATGCGTTGGTTCTCGCCAGATATTTTGATGATAACAATTACATGCCTAAATCGAAGATCGAGGAGATGAATAATGCCCGCAAGGAAGACGCTTATAAACACCATGAGGTATATGCCTCTGCCTTTGGATCGGTATCTATAGGAGCTTTTAGGTAAATGAATGTCAATTAAACGCCTATCTTTGTTGTAAATAAAATTGAATAATCATGGAAGTGTTTAATAGAGATCATTCGTTTCCAGCAAAAGGAGTGTTATTAGGATTACCTCCTCAGGCTATTTCCACGAAGAAAAAGAACAGGAAATGGAAGGAGGATTGTATGGACGCTCTTGAGACGATAGGGTTGAAACAGTATGATCGTAACCAGATGTACCGTGACTATTATCTGATGGCGGATGGTAAGTTATCTTTTATGGAGATGGCGGATGTTATCCCTCAGTTAAGGAACGTACAGAAGCTAAGGAGCGATATAAGGATACCTTCTTTCTTGAAGCATTATGATATCATAGGTGGTATCGTAAATGCCTTTGAGGGATGGCTGACAAACCTACAGGATAAGTATACGGTTAATGAGGTAGGGGATATGGCTATAAGTGAGTATGAGGATACGATGTCAAACTTACTTCATCGTCATATACAAGAACAGTGGGATATTATCGTTAATCAGCGTCTTGTAGAGGCTGGTCTTGATCCTACGTACAATGAGTTTAATTCCGAGGAGGAGCGTCAGGCTTATGTTCAGCAAATCCAACAGGCCAAAGTGTCTATGACCCCTGATGATATCCAGAGGTTCATGAGTACAAGATGGAAGACGCAGGCGGCGGTATGGGGGGATCATACGATCGAGGCCGACCGTAGCCGGTTTTATATGGATGAGCTTGACAGGGAGAATTTCCGGGACCGTCTTCTTAGCGGAAAGATGTTCCGGAATCATTTCGTTGGTTTCGATTACTACCGTCCGGAGGTATGGAGTCCTATGGAAGTTTTCCATCCTGATGTAAAATACCCGCAATATGGATCTTATGTAGGTCGTCTTCATTATTACGAGGGTGTCGAGTTGATATCAAGATACGGCCATAAGATGACAGCCAAGGACAAGCGTCGGATTATGGGAGGTGATGATGATTATGAGGGATGGGTATCTAATGACGGTACTAGGTATGACTGGAAGAAAAAGAAGCCGTCTATTACCGGTATGTACGAGAATGAGGTTATTCCATGGAAAGGATACCATGACTATGAGTCTATAGTTGCCGCTGAGGACTATTATGGTGTTCCGATGGGCGAGTACCACACCTTCGGGCCGGACGGGGAGGAACACACCCAGCCCCGCTTCTTGCCCCGCTTCCATCCATTTGGCTATTTTAACTCTGACATGTCCAATGGCAAGAGATATGAGATAGATTCCCGCCTTTTTAGGGTTATGGAGGGATATTGGGTGTCCATGAAACCGGTATTTCTAATAACTTACATGACGGAGACTGGGATGGTGGATCAGGAGCTTGTTACCGATGAGCTGCTCCCGGAGTTCTTGGAGAAGAACGGTATCAAGAAAGTGAAGAGGGTTATGGCCGAAGCCGTTGGTGATCCTGAGGTGAACACCTATATCTTGGAGTATGTCCCTGAGGTTAGGTTTGGCGTTAAGATCACCGGAGGTAATTTAATGGATAAGCCTATATATATCGGTGGGGATCCAATACCTCATCAGATACATGGTGACAGCAGTCTGTATGATTATGTCATTCCGGTTTCTGGATTTATAGGGGCTAGTCTCGCTGATCGCATACAGCCGTTCCAGATGATGTATAACCTTGCTATGAACCAGCTATACAATAACGCCGAGAAGGAGATCGGTAAGTTCTTCTTAGGCGACCTTGGATTCTTGCCTACTGAATATAAGGATATGATGGACAAGAAGGGTGCTTTAGCTACTTTCATGGAGATCGTGAAGTCCGTCTCGTTTATGGGCGTAGGTGGCAATGATACGAATAATCCTTACCAGAATCCGCAGATGAGTAGCATATATAACCAGTTTGGTGTATATGATCTTACTAATACGGATCAGATAAGATCCCGTATGGAAATGGCGTCTTACGCCTATATGATGGCTTATAGGATGATAGGAATATCCGAGCAGGCAATGGGCCAGTCAACTAGATACGAGAGTTCTACGGGCGTAAAACAGGGGGTTAACGCTACTATGCTACAGACCCAGACTTACTTTAATGATTTCGATGACTTCAAGAAACGGACATTGGATATTCATCTAGCCGTGGCTCAAGTATGCCAGAAGGAAGGATACGATTGGACCGTGATGTACAGGAACAGCGATCTTTCCTTGGCTTACATCAGTCTTACGGATAATAGCTTGTCGTTACGTCATCTTAATGTTATGGCTGTCTCTAATTCCAAGAAACGTCTGGAATTGGAGAATTTGAAACAATATATATTACAGACAAATACGTTAGGTAATGACTTACTTGATATCACTAGGATGATGAGCGCCAACTCAACGGCTGAGATGAATCAGATCGGAAGGGATGCTAGATCTTACGCCGATCGTGTAAGGCAAGAAGAATACCAGAATCAACAGCGACTTGTCCAGCAGCAAGCCGAGGCCGAGCAACAGGCACGTAATGACGAGCATGAGAAGGATAAGGAGCTGGCTTATATCAAGGGCAACTTCGACTTAAGGGGTAAGAGCATAATGGCCGCCGGTCAAGCGGCTAGGACCGAGAACAACTCTGAAGGCATGGATTATGTCGAGGCTATGGCTGATAGGGCTTTAAGGGAAAGAGATCTTGATATCAAGGAAGAGGAGATGAGAACCAGACAGGCTAACGCCGAGGCTGAGCGAAGGTCTCGTGAGGAGATAGAGAAAAGAAAGTTGGAATTAAAAGAAAAGGAGATAGACGCTAGAAACAAACGTTCTGATACAGATAGGTTTACGTCAATAATAAACAAGAATTGATTACAAGTTTTGTAAATATTTTTACAAAATCTGTAATCATTTTGGCGTAAAATTCTGTCATATACTATAATGGGTTTGATTTAATTGGTAATTGGATTAATAATACTTTTGTAAAAAGCAAAAAAGGAAATTGTATGAATGACATGGGTGATTTCGCTAAGGGCTTTAAGACCATGAGTGTCGAGGAACTTTTTTACCGTGGTGACGGTGATGGCGATAAGAATAATATCGAGGGTAAATATGATAAGGATGGTAATCCTATAGGTGATACCAAGGAAGAGCCTGCCGACGGCGGAGCGGCTGAAGGTGGCGGGGATAAGGGCGGCGACGCTACCAACCCAGACCCGGATTCCTTTGGCGAAGGCGGTACTGATAATAATAACGTGGTATCAGGTTTTAACGGGAAATCTTTCTTGGAGAAGATGGCCGCCAGAGGTATTATCGACAGTATCGATAACCTTGATATTATGGTAGATGATAAGCCAGTCGATTTTTCTACTATCACAAAAGAAGATGATCTACTTGATATAGTGGAGGGATTGATCAAGGATAAGGCCGATGAGTTGTTGAAGGATAAGGTTGATACCGGTTCTATGTCTGACTTCATGAAGAAGATGATAGAGGTGGATAAGGCTGGAGGTAACGTAGGTCAGCTTCTAAACCAATATCAGAACATTCAGGCGCCGTTGGACAACCTTGATATGAGCAACAAGAATGATCAGCTTGCGGTCATCCAGCATTATTATAAGATGTTGGGTATGCCGGAAGACGAGATAAAGGATAATATGGAGATGATGATTGGTAAGGGCGATGAGTTCATTGAGTCCAAGGCCAATAAGTTCCATGATATCCTGAAAAAGGAGATGGATAACCTTATCGAGGAGGAGAAGAAAAAATCCGAGAAAAGGAAACAGGAGTTGATTGAGCAGATGAAGATCTATAAGAAAGGTCTTAAGACGTCTATAAGCTCAGGATTCCAGTTGACTGACACGATGATAGGTAAGGCTGTCGATTTCGTTACCAAGCCGATAGACAATCAAGGTCATACGGCTATAGATAAAGCTTATTCGGAGGCTATCAAGAATCCGGACATGGCCGCTGATCTGGCTTTGTTCTTGATGAATAAGGACGAGTTCCTTAAACAGAAGACTAACAAGGCTAAGATGGAGGTCAATAAGAAGACCATCACTCTTCTTTCTGGCAATAAGGGAGGAAAGCAAAATAAGAATAATATCGATAATGATACTATAGAGGCTAACTTCCTTGATCTGAGTGGATCAAAGAGTGTATAACATTAAAAGATAGATAATTATGAATCCTTTTTTAACAAAAAGTTTTCCGGCTACCGTGAATGGCGATAACGTTATTGCCTTCACCGATGCCAAGAATTATAAGACTTCGCTCGTAGAGCATAACTTAGGCTCATTGGCGAGCTGGTATTATGAGGATCCGGACAAGAATCATTTGGGTCTGTTGAATCTGTTCTCTAATATCGCTAATTACCCCGTTCCGATGTATATGGGTATGATTAATAACGGCGCTACGATCTCCGTTAACGGTATTGGAGCTTCTTTCCGTTATGATCTTCCCGTTACAAAGACATTCGCTGTAGTTACGGCGGAGGATACTTCGACTCATCATCTGAAACCGGGTATTGATGGAAGTTTGTTTGATATCGTTTTGAATACATCTGAGTTTACGGCTTATGATGTCATCACCTATGACGCCGCTAACGGCTGTAATATCCTTATCTCAGGTGAGATACCGTCTAAGACAGAAGGTGATTTGACACGTTATTGGGGTCGTGTTATCGGCGGAAAGGCTAAATACTTCCCTAAAGAGAAATTACGTCCGGGTATCCGTTACTGGAAGATCGGTCATGCTCTTAGTGAGTACAGTACCCAGTTCTCTAAGGTATCTGGAGCTGACAAGGCCGGTTCTATGACTTGTGAATTCCGTTTAGGAAACCACCGTGGCGTTGAGGGTGAGACCACTATGTATGCTGGTATGAAGTCCATGCAGGCCGCCCAGAATAGCACTTCAGAGTTCGTGGAGACCGCCCTTCGTCGTATGAATGCCATGAGAAGCGAGTATGAGGGTAATATTCCTGATTTGGCTATTATCGGCAAGACTGTTAATGGTAGACTTGATTTACGTACGGCTAAGGTAGCGTCCACGCTGGAGGTATTCTGTATGGCTGAGTTGGTTAAGCTGGAAGCTAGACAGTTGATGTGGCAAGAAGGTGGTATTATTATGGATCAAAATGGTCCTATCCATTTGAATGAGGGTATCTACCGTCAGCTTCGCCGTGGTTATACTATCTACTATAGTCGCCCGATGGGTATTACTAAGGACACGCTTATGGCTGCCGCATCTTATATTTTCCGTGGACGTCAGGATCTTCCTATTACGGAACGTAAGATTAAGTTCAAGGTAGGAGCTATGGCTATGGTCAACTTAGAGAAGTTGATTAGAGAGGCTTTCTTTACTACGTTGAGTAATTTGAGCTGGGGTATGGGTAGTGACCGTATGTTGCCTTCTAATCCTATATCCGGTACTAATGATGCTATGATCTTAGGTCCGGTACAGGTTAAGGGCGCTTTTCTTCCCGGCATCGGAAATGTAGAGTTCGAACACGATCCTTCTTTGGATTACGCTGACATGACAGATCGTAGCGAGTTAGTGAATGGCATGTATCCTAGATCCTCTTATTCTTGTATTATCGAGAATATCACTGACGCTGGATCGACTAACGCATATTCCGCTATTCCTAATACGGCTAACGCTAAGTTGGGTAATATGAATAACAACGTATTCTATATCAAGCCAGAAGGCGTAAGCATGTGGTGGGGTTATGAGTATGGTCGTTGGGCGCACAAAGCTAACGGTAATGAGATCGTATCATCCTTGCCGGGCATGAAAGAGCAATTCTGGTGTCACTCAGCTTCAGCGGCTTGGGTTATGGATAACAGCAAGTTCTTGATCATCGAGCTTCAACCGAACTACTTCGGCTAAGTTTTTTTTCATATGTAATTTGGTTTTTTAGAGGGGAGGATATTCCTCTCCTCTTTTTTTTAAAGTAACGCAAAAAGGAAATGAAAGAAATTTTAAAATCAAGGAAGGTATTGGCCGAGGTAAACGGTTTCAATATCATGTCAGATACCTTATATGAGGTTGTAGGCAAACACGATGGAAGTGCTCCTCAGGCCTTTCAAGACGCTAATATAGCTAAAGCTCCGTTCCCGGAGAACGCCACTCACGTATGTTGCCCGTGGGATGATTTCTCAAAAGCCTATAATACGGGTTTTTATCCAAGATCAAGATGCTATAATGGTCTTGACAAGAATGAGATCGACAGGCTCGTCAAACAGCGGGTAGATAATATCATGAAGCCTTTCGAGGAAATGTCGCAGATGGATCTATCTCAAACCAATTTAGAATTTTGGGATGACGCTAAGGATAAGATCTTCATGGGTAAGGTTTATAATACGGCTAATACCGTAGATCTATTTTATTTATATCTGGCTGTATTTTCCGGCATGTTGACTCCTAAGGAAATGGATGGCGATCCTGTCTTCATGAACTCCATGTTCTGTTTCGTGGAGAAAGACAATATGAAGGATTTCGTTCAGCAGCGTGAGATCAATAAGATGAACATCAGCTATAAGTTTATCAGCGCCCTTAAGAAAGGCGGCGACGATCGTCAGGCTGTCATCGATCTTCTTCTTTACATCGGTATCGTAACTCGCCCGGATTTCACGGAGGATGAGTATTATACAGGATCTCTATCAAACTGGATGAATGAGAAGAAGACCAATGTCGATTATCTGCTTGATATCTGGGATCGGTCATTGGAAGGTGATTTCAAGGAAGTTCTTGAGTTTTACCGTATCGTAAACGTCCTTCAACGAAATGGTCGTATCAATATGACTCCATCCGGATTACAATATAATGGCCAGATCATAGGACCTGACGTTCGGACATCCGCTGAGTTCTTGGCTACCAAGAAAGACTTTATTAACATAAAGGCTAATGTATTGGATGAGTATGAGGAGATCATGTCTATGTCTAATATCGATGATAAGTCCAAGACCAAGAAGGTTAAGGATATTAAGAAGAAGGATGACGTAGAGGAAGGTGATAAGATTAAGGAGGAATAACGATGACAATCCAAGAAGCGTATCTAAGGTCTTTGCAGAAGAACGAGCAGAATCTTGCCAATGGCGGGATTAAGCTTGATCCGGGAAGGTTCGTGTTGTTGTTTAACGAGGCCCAAGACCGGTTAGTTAAGTACTATCTAAATAGGAAGGATGACGAGACTATACGCTCCATCCAAAACCTTCTTGTTTATTGGATGTCGTTGGATAATGCGGTTAGGATGGATGACCCGGAGTCTACGTCCTTTAACTTACCTGATGACTATCTATGGTTCTCTAACATAAAAGGCGTTTTCTCATACAAAGGGTGTGAGGCCACTGATTTCGTTATGTGGGAGGCTAAGAACGAGAATATCCATGAGCTTCTTGGAGACGAGAATAACCGTCCTTCTTACGACTACCGTGAGACATTCTACTCCATAGGGAACGGGAAGGTCGTGGTCTACGAGTCAGGCTTCCGTACCGAGGAGGTTAAGATGACGTACTACCGCCGTCCTGTCAGGGTGGACCTGTCTGGGTATATCAACGCCGCCGGTATCCAATCCACGGACATCGACCCGGAGCTGCCCGATTATCTTGTGGAGGAGATTCTGGATATGGTAGCTAAACAATTCAACCTTAATGAGAATGAATTGTATAGATATAGAATGGATAAGGATAATGTGGCTTCCTTCAAATAAACAACGTTAGTTTTGATTGATAAGCCTACCTAGAAATGGGTAGGCTTATTTTTTATCATCCTATGCATATTCTCTGGAATCGGAGATTTCTCCGACTCCAGAAATCACAAACATATTTTGTATTTCATGAAATATTTAATATAATGATTTTATATTGATATATTTTTATGTATATATATTCACGGTAAAACTTTTATTTATATATTTGCATCGTATTAAACAATTAAATATATGTAATATGAAAACTAATGTTGTTATGATCTCCAAGGATAGGGATCTTTTTGGTGTTACTATCAAGCAAGACACTAAAACGTCTTTCATGTCGTTGACTGATTTACAGGAAGCCTATACCAGGAAAAGGATTCAGGAGGGATGGAATGATAAGAGGATAGAGAATATCCTTTCTAACAAGGAAAGTGCTGAGCGAATATACTATATTCTTGAAAAACAAGGATATATGATAGAAACAGGATTTCCTGTTTTTATGGAAATGGTTGAAAAAGAGTCTCTTATAAAAGTAATGAAAAAGTTTGGTGCTTATAAGACGGTTGGTAGGGGCGAGAACAGGAGAACTATGTGTAATCCTTATATATGGGTTCTTGTAGCTATGGAATTGAATCCTATGTTGTATGCCGAGGTTGTTACGTGGTTAACCGATAAGCTTATTCTTAATCGAATAGAGGCTGGTGATAGGTATAATGCTTTGTCTAGGGCGGCTTCTAGATTTAAGGATGTAGATTATGTTAAGATCGCCAAGGGTCTTAATTATATTGTTTTTAATATCCATGAAAGTATGATCAGGAATAAGGCTACGGAAGCTGAGCTAAAGGAATTGGAGCAAACACAGGGCAATCTTATATGGGCTATAGATATGGGTTATATAAAAAGCTTCGATGAACTTATTGATATGATGAGGAAGATGTATAAGAAAAAGTGGCTTAAATAATGTTTTTACAAAAAATGTAATTTATTTATATGCCTATACACTCGTGATCGTGTTTTATTGTCGTGAACTCGTTTATTATTATGTTTGCGTTAGTGAATGATTTTTAAACTAAAATATTAATTATATGTTGCACAGACCGCAAGACCGGGTACTTTTCGTATCCCCACACGCTAAGATGGTGGATGTTGATTCCATCTTCTTGAAGGAAGGACAGATCGGTATTTATGATACTAAAGATACTTCCGAGAACGGTTGTAAGGCCGTGACTGATTTTACCGGTAAGCCTCGTAACGACAAGCGTTATGAGATCCGTATCGGTCGTAATGAACAAGCGGCTTCCCGCTCTATCTATGACAAGGATTTTTCCACGCCGTTATTCTCCTTGAACGAGATCACAGAGATCTACGCTTCTTGGCCGAAGAAAGATCATGCTTATGTCGATGATGTTATCTTAGGATACAACGGTGTGTCTGATGATACGGCATTCTCAGTTTCCAAAGGAGACCGTATCGCTATTCGCTTGGTTCTCGCTGGTCGTGCCTTTGAGCTTCTTGGCTATGAGGAGGGTCGTGTAGAGATCAATGACGCCATTCTTTTGGATGATTGTGATAATACGCCAAATCAATGCGAGGAGTGCGATCCTTGCGAGGAGGTTGATTTGTTGCCCGCCGTATTGAAGTGTATTGAGCGGATGAAGAATCAACCTATTGCTGGTGGTGGTAAGTTATCTGATTATATCGATATTACTCCTGTTACAAGATGCACCAACGAGGCTACGGAGCCTGAGACGGAGGACGTGAACTTCTATTGTATGGAGGTATGTGATACTGGTGATGATCTGGCCTTGGCTGAGGTTCGCGCCCAATATCCGGGGTTGAAGATCGTACGAGATACTATTGAGGGTAGCATGTCACGTTATAAGGTTATGAAGAAGGGGGCTAAACCTGCTGACTATACTCAACGTCTTATCTCTATCATGAAAGGATGTACGGACTGTCCTCCTAACTATACGGAAGTTAAGGGTGGTTATCTTTATTCTATTTCTTTGGAGGATGACGGTGTTGATATGTCTACTACGGTAGAATCTTTACCTAACGTGGTAGCTGATACGGTTAATAAGATGAGCCAGATCAAGGGATCGGGTTTGTATATCGCTGCTACTTCTAAGAAATTGACGAGCGAGGAGATCTCTACTTTCGTGGAGGCCAATCCTACGGCTATTATCTACTATGTGGCTAAGACATCCGATATGTGTGAGAATCCTACGGTTCGTACCGCTTCTTGGTCAGCTTGTGGTTCTTGCAAGGTATCCACCGAGAAGTATTATATCACGATCCCGGATGATGAGTGCGGGAACAGTGCTTTGGAGGAAATCAAACAGGCTTTCCCGGAACTGGAGATCACTGACTACGGTACTCCTGCGGCTTGCCAGCATAGCTTCCAGACAACGGTATATACTAACATGTTGTGTGATGAGTGCGACAAGGTGTTCGAGGGATTCTTCACCAGCAAGGCTCCGGCGTCCTACCGTAACCGTATGTGGAAGAAATTGGAGTCGGCTCAGGAACTTGGCACTAACTGCAAGTGCGGTATCCGTTTCCGTGGCAAGGAAATGTTGTTATCTCCATCAGAGTGCTTGATGGATAAAATGACTTATGTAGAGGATAGTGTTGAGATCGTTGGCGCTAGCGGCGGTTATCCTGATTCTCTTGACGAGGGGTCTCCTATCTGGTGGGATCAACTTCATTTCGAGAGACTGTCCAGCAAAGCGCCACGTACTCATGTCGGCGGTAATATGATGGATGACGAGTTGAAGGGCTATGCTCATTTCAACGGTTTCCCGAAACATCATGATTTCATGGGACGGACATTCATGAACGAATACAGCCGTGTTGAACAAACAGCCCAATACGTGGACTTCCAGATCACGATTAATCCTCATAGATACTCTCAGGGATTCGGCAAGTATCTCGCTGACGATCCGGTTAACCTGATCTTACGTGTACGATACGGTGCTCATGAGGGTGTTCAGGAGATGATCAATATGATCGGTGCTGCCGCTGGTCTTGGCCCGGCCATCGTAACTGAGCCGAAATAAAGAACCTTTTTTGCGTTCATATATTTCCTAAAGGGGAGAGATTCAATTCTCTTCCCTTTTTTGTTATCTTTGAGGCAGTAGAATTAAAATATGATATTATGTCTGCGATAAATGAGTATTTAAAGAGACTGGCTTCTATATTCGGAAGCATGGGTTTCTCCGTTCCGCCAGATGACTTCTCAGGTGTTGTCATAGACGGAAAGACGTATCCGGTCATGATGAGGAATGACGGGTGTTACGTGTACTTCGATGATAAAGGAGTAAAGAGACTTGTAAGCGAGGTTCCTAAAAAGGACTATCAGTTCATTAACATCAAGGACGCCCGTGTGTCGATCGTCAACCAATGTTATCGTACTCCGGGAGGTCAGGTAGAGGCTCGTATCCATACCTATATGAATAATAAGGGTGAGATATTGGCCGAGAAGATATTTATCATCAACTCTTCAGATGTTGATACGCCTATTGGTACGGAATTGGATAAGATTCCTGCCGAGTGGGTAGCTATAGATTGTAGAATAGCGGAGATGACCGATCGGGAGTTGATATTCGTAAGTAAATGTTACGCCACGGAAGGGGGCAAGGTCCAGATCGAGGGCGTTGAGTCGGTAGACCCCCGCCTGAACCCGGAGGTATCCCATTATGAGGTGGTAAATACGACTGACGATAGCAATCCTATCGGTACGGAGTATGATAAGATACCCGATACATGGAGTCGTATAGTATGTGATTTCCCGGACATGACCCAAAGGGAGATAATACCGGTGCTTAAATGCTTTGATACCGGAACCGGAAGGGTGCAGATAGAGGGATATAAGATATTTGATTACGAGATGGGTACCAGAAAGGAATGGTATCGCGTCAAGCAAAGTACCGATCCTGAGAATCCGGTAGGTAAGTTTATCACCAGCATAAGCGATGACTGGGTTGAGGTCGTTTGTGACTTCACGGATATGGAGGACCGGGATATTGAGGTAACTGTAGAATGTTATAAGACACCGGCCGGTAAGGTGAAGCTGGAGGTTCTCACGTCATGGGACGGGAATATAGGAGTTAGGGATAAGAGCTATAAAGTCCTGGAGACTACCGATCCGTCACAACCTGAGGGCGCCAGCTTCAGTTCCTTGCCAGATACGTGGGTAAGGACTGTCTGTGATTTCGACGATATGGAGGAGCGTGACATCAGGTCTTATGTCGAGTGTTATGACGGAGGCAATGGCAATGTCAAGCTTCGTAGGTTGGTTTCTTATGACTCCAAGATAAAGGCAAGATACGTCCGCTTCGAGGTGCTTGAATCGGATGACGCCGGCTTCGTTCCGGGGGCCGAACTGGCTACCCTCCCGGACGGATTCTCTTTGGTGTCTTGTGATTTCACGGATATGGAAGATAGGATGCCTATTGATATCGAGGAGTGTTACAAGACATCAGCCGGAAGCGTGCGTATGAGACATGTGGTGTCTTATGACGGTGATCTTGGGAAAAGAAACCAGTTCTGGGAGATTGTGGACTCGTCTGATAATAAGTATGGGCTAGGAAATAGGATAAATAATATCCCTGCGGATTTTATCCGTGAAAGGTGTGCTCTAGAAAGGTTGGATGATCGTATTACCAGAAATGCGGTAGAATGTTACTCGACACCGGGAGGATCGGTAAGGATTAAATCCACTTACGTTATCAACCCTTTAAATCATGTTAGGTCGTATAATCATCATGTATTGAGTTCTACAGATAATGATATCCATGTTGGTACTCAATATACCTCTTTGCCATCCAATTTCGCTCGTATCGAATGCGAGGAGCCGGATTATATGGATCGACTTATCGATACCACTGAGACTTGTTATGATACCGGAAAGGGTACGGTGAAGATCAGGAGACAGGAGTCGTTGAACGGAAATCTGGATGTAAAGACTTTCGACTATAAGATCGTTGAGTCTACCGACCCCGATCATCCTATCAATACTACCCCTACGCAGACGGTTATTAACGGCTGGACGGTTATCAGTTGTGATCTTAATATCATGGACGTGGATGATTGTTATGAGATCGGTGGTCATAAGATACATTTGAAGGGATTCAGGACAGTCAATCCGGCGTTACAGGATATTAAGTCTATATTGTATGTCGTGTACTCTGATCATCCTGATTACAATGTAGGTGATGAGCTTACGTCTATACCGGATGGGGCTAAGGTGACGATCTGTGATTACGCTGATAAGAGCCAAAGGCATATGGTCCCGGTGCGGGAATGCTATGAGGTGGCCGATGGCCGGTTCTATGTGGAGGGAAGCCGGTTGATTGACAACAATATGTTCGTAGAGCGGATGTCGTTGATGGTGCTTGAGTCATCCTCTCCTACCTACCCTGTAGGGACTACGCTGACCTCCATCCCCGATGGCGCTACTATCGTGGCTTGTTTATGTCAAACCTGTTAATATCAAGGTCATGGTTAAGGTATGTAATGATTATTATATGATTGACGCCCTAGCCGGCGGTGAGGTCATAAGGAAAAGGAAATATCGTCGTGAGAATACGATGATCGGATATAAGTGGTATGATTATAATGGGGTCGAGGTAACCGACCCCATTGAGATATCACGTCTTGACGGATTGGCTACTAAGCATCAACGTGTTGATGAGGCTTATGATGACCATGCTGTTTTCATGTCGTCAACCAATTACGTTAACAGCGTTTCCGGTATACCTATGGATAAGCATATGGTTGTCGTTGAATGGAGGCCGGATAGCGAGCGGGGTTTTGTAACCATGGCTCATGATGAGGGTCTTGATGGGGACAGCTATTATATAGTTGTTATCAATGCCGGAGATAAGCAGGCTACGATCTACACCCCCGTGGACCCTGAGGATCCAAAGGATGGGACTTCCCGTGCGGTTGATGGCGATAACGTTTCCGTTGGCGGATCATATGTCTCTATATCCCCCAAGCAAGTAGAGAGGATAAGGGCTACTTTCCGTGATGGTAAATGGTATTATGAGTTAGTCACAAAAACATATCCTAGTAATACTGGAGGCATTAAGATCGGGGATGTTGATTTTGTGACGTTCAGATATTTATGGGAATCAAGTTCCGGAAGGGACTTGGACACGATGACGGAAGCCCTTAATTCTAATGTTCCCACCATAGATAATCTTGCTGTAGGTTGGTCTGGCCCCGGAAATGGAGATAGCTCTGTTAGAGAAGTTCTTAAATGGGGTGGTGATAATACCGGTTCTGGTAAGGAATGTGTTTGGATGTCGGTGAAGGATTTAAGGGCTAAATATTATGATATCCTACCTGAAGAGACGTATTTCATGGCCTACGCTACATGGTTTGGATCTAAAGGTACGGGTAAATGTTCTTTTGAACTTGTTGGATACAAGGGAGGTACGATGAGCCAAGATGGATATAATTTCATCAATACCGGTGGATCTGTGGTGTATCAAAATACGTATGATTTTGTTTGTCATACTAGTAAGGGTTCATCTACGTATAAGACATCCTACGAGAAGGTGGCTCGTGTTACCTACAATAAGCTCACTAACGAGGTTTATATGTCCATCGGTGACGCTATAGATCAGGAGGATAATTATGATAAGTTAGAGCGAGAGATCAATAATATAAAGGAAAGACTTAGCGATGTCGAGAGCGAGTTGGCTGTCGTAAGACGTATAGCTGAGGGCAAGAACACGGCGTATATCTTTGATACGGTCGATGCCATGAATGAGTGGCTGGCGGTTCCGGAGAACACGGCTAAGCTCCGTGTGGGAGACAGCTTCTGGATCAGGGAGCAGGAGGTACCTGATTATTGGTGGGATGGAACTCAGGCTTTAGAGCAGGAAGGTCCGAAGGTTGATTTATCTCCTTATTATACGAAAGACGAGATTAATAATATTGTCAATGATATCAATCAGAAGATAGAGGATAAGAGTACGTCTATTATCTTCGATACTTATATCCAGATGAAGTCTTTCGTGGATGATCCAACTAACGCCGATAAGCTTAAGGAAGGTACTATCTTGTTGATACGAGAAAAAAATGTACCTGATTATTATTACGATGGGGCTGGGATAGTTAAGATGGAAGCCGACGTAGAGCAATGCCTTTATGTTACTTTGACTAATAAGCCTACGGAAAGCACTATAAGTTATACCCAAGATCGGGAGGTGACTAATTTCGCTCCTGGAGCTATAGCTAGATGGGTTGACGCTGACGGCAATGACGTGTTTTATAAGCTTGTTGAGATAGTAGGTGGTAAGGCTAAGTGGATTACCCTTATCGATACTAAATACGGTAATGTGACGCTACAGAGCACTTACGACAAGAATTATGAGATCGTAAATATCGTATCTGGGTCTAGGTTGCAGGCTATAAATAGCGAGAAGAATGATATCAAGTTCGTTAATAGTGCTACGGGTAACGTGACTGTCGTGTTGAATGGTACCGTATCAGGGGGAGCCAAGAAGCTGGTGAGTATGCTGGCTGTGAACGAGGTAGTCTTGACCCCAGGAGCGGCGGTGTCGTTTACCCGGAACGGCGATGAGTTCGTGCTCACGGAGTTGTTTGGCGTTACTATCTTCCCCGATCTGGCGGATGCCAATCGTGAGGGTGAGTGGGTCATGAGTGTAGGCATAACCGGTAACCCGATCCTTATGGAGGTAAAGGAGATGCGTAAATGGGACGAGAGCATAACCAAGGATCTTACGATAGACGAGCTTAACGAGAAGTTCCCTAACGTGGATATCGGATTCGCTGTCGTATGTAAGACCATCAACAAGGTATATGAGATGGTTAATGGATACAAGGAATGGGTGTCTTATGATATAACATCAATTAGCTGATATGGGATTTTTGGTAGGATATGATACGGTCTTGCCCTCGGTGACGTTTTACGTTAATGAGGACAGGTTCCCTTGTTATAATGGGAGGAATGCTGATTATGTGCCTGATCCGATAGTAGATTTAGGTAATTTTAATCGTAATCTCAGGTTCTCGGCAAACAATCCAGGATTCGTGGACGTCGATTGGGGTGATGGGACAAAGGATCAATACCCTTTGGTCAAGATATCTGACGGTAGTTATAGGATAGTATTCAGGTCTTTAGATATTGAGTACAAAAAGAATCCTGACGATACTACATGGTGGTTCAGGAAGGAGGATGGGTCTCAGTATATACCGGTTCCTCCACATAAGTATAGCGATATCAGGCGTAGGGAGGTTACGATGAGGTTCTCTAACGTAATCGACGGGGAGTTCAATATGGATGGTATTGTCCTTCATGAGTTCCCTATAACTAATCTTCCTGATATAACTTATTTGGCTATGGTCAGATCCGTTCTTAAAAATGGCGATATCCCATATGACAGGATAAATAAGAGCGTTAATCTTCGTAATATACAGATGGGGTCTTTTTCTCATCCTGGTGTATGGAGTAATTGGCCAGAAGGTTTTTTGAACATGAAAGATCTGAGGTATTTCGGATGCAATAGCATTTTTAACTTCGGGGATGATCCTGATTCTAATTGGAGAAGATTCTCTGAATGGAAGAATCTTACAGAGTTTAACTTCAACTGGTGTAACATTCCTTCTTATGATCCGGCTTTTAATTCTATTCCGGCAAAAGGTATAAGCATTATAAGCGATAGGAATAATATACCTGTATTTGATGAGGTGGATAAGGTAGGGGATGATAAGACAGGCGTTACCTTTATGGGTGGTGGTAGCTCATGGAAACAAGATCTGGTAGGAGGGAAATTAAATAAGATCCATAATACGTATTGTTATTCAAGTGTGGTGCCGGTAGATGATCTTCCAGATTGGTTGTATGAGGTAAGGGAATTTAGGATATGGACTTTGCGTGATTATGGTAAATTTATAAATACGCAGGAGAGGGCTGACACGTTCGTTAACACGTTTTATGATAAGATAATGTCGTGGAGTTATATAACGATGTCACAGACGGCTTCTGACGGCAACAGGAATCAGTTTTATAAACTTACCTTAGATTTATATACTGCCGCAGCTCCTACTAATAAGAGACCATCTGGCGTTTATCAAGCCCCTGAGGGGTTTGTTAAGGGTGTTAGCAACGGTAATCCTACGACGCCTATGGAGAAGGTGTATGTGCTTACCAACAACTACGAGCAGACGTGGATCTTGGCGCCTGTCCCGGCTTTCAAGGCCGCCCTTACGAGGGCACGGCGGGCAGGGAAGACAAGGATCGCCCCGTTCGTCCTTGGCGTAAAGGACGGCCATGTATCCGTGTTCAGCGGAGACGTGTTAGCTGAAGGTATGTCCAGGTATAACTTCGCCGATAAATACGAGGCTATGGATATCTGTAATAATCTAGGGCTTGATAGTTCACCTGTTGTCGAGTATTTTAGAAGAATAGAGGAGGGAGAGATATGAAATTGATGTGTAAGGATTCCAGTAAGGGATCCATAACTTTTTTTACTAAGGGTAAGTATGCTTTTAGAGGTGTTGGTAGGAACGATACTACTGATGATGTCCCAGATCCTATATTGGATAGTAATAATTATAATGAGATTATAGGATTTTATTCCAATACTCCCGGCATGTGCGAGGTTGATTGGGGAGATGGGAATAAAGAGCAATTCCCTTTTGTAAAGGCTAGGAGTGGATCTATATATGGTCAATATAGGTTGATGTTCAGGAGAAGGGATATAAGTTATCGTAAGAATCCAGACAGTCATCCATGGTGGTTTTACAAGGAAGATGGGAGCGAGTATATCCCTTCCCCCAATCATGCTTATGATGATGGTATGGATAAGGAACGTGTGATATCTATGTCTTTTACCAATAATGTTACGATGATGGAGTCCTATAAGATTATGATGATAGGGTTTCCTATACTTGATATGCCTAGCCTTATCAATTTAATTATAAGTATCCCTGGGAATAAAACTATAACAGATATACCAAAGGATAGGATAATGAGATCGGTAAATATAGAGCGTATAACATTAAATGAATTTGGCGTGGGGACATTGACATCCATACCGGAAGATTGGAATAGATTAATTAAATTGAAAGACTTGAATTTGCCCATGTCTATAGATTTTAGCGATACCGAAGCTTCCAATATAAGAAAATTTCCTTCCATGTGGCCTAATCTGGGAATATTGTCATTGTCTGGCGGAAGAGTGAGAGTGTATCCTAAGGAATGGCTGTCATTCAATAATTTGAAAGAATTGTATTTAAATCCTGGCAGTGCTACATCATCGTTTGACCCTAATACATGCCCGGCTATGGATGAGGTGGATAGGATAAATTCTAGTTTAAGGGTTTTTAGTCATATAAACAAATGGTATGGTTCTGTTGTGAGTTGGCATCCTTATATGAGCGGTAAGGGGCTGGAAAACATTGATAGATTAGACGCTTCATTTAGTTATAGTAATATAGATGTAAGTAATCTCCCTGATTACATATATGAGATGAGGTCTATGAATGCTTTTTATATGTATAGGAATCTGCCAACCCAAGAGCGATGTGATACGTTTATATCAACATTATATGATAAAGTGATGGGATTCGATTATCTTACCATGTCCTCCGTAGCTTCTGACGGTAAAAGAAATCAGTTTTATGGATTATATCTAAGTATTTATCTAGCATCTACCCCTGATGATAAAAGACCTAGTGGCGTATTTCAGGCTCCCTCTGGTTTTATAAAGGGTCAGTCTAATGGCTCTCCGTCGACTCCTATGGAGATGGTTTATGTTCTTATGAATAATTATGGATGGAGGTTTAGTATGGCACCAGAGGCTTCGGTGTTAAGGTCAATACGATCTTCTGATATTGACACGAGGTTGTATAAGCCATATAAGCTTATCGTATTTGACGATGGGCGTACCTTTGTAGGCAATGGAGATGTTTTAGCTCATGATACGGATAAGGTATTATCGTTTGGGGGTCAACCAGAAGGGGAGTATTTATGTGATTCTATGGGATTGGACAGGAATGTTATTGTAGAATATTTTAACAAGATAGGTAATGGCTAAGACATTATATAAATACGAGGCATCATCCAACAAGTTCGTGTGGTTCACTACATGGGATAGGGCACTTAGAAATTATTATACCGATGATTATAATTATGTACCTGATCCTGTCGTTGGTAATCCTTTTAATACGTTTGTCGAGTTTAGATCCAGAAAGCCCGGTATGGCTAATGTGGATTGGGGGGATGGAATAAAGGAGCAGTTTCCTATGACCAAGGTTCAAGGGGAGGATAATTATCGTATTATATTCCGTTCTTTAGCGATACAACATAAGAAAAATCCCAATACTACGTGGTGGTTCAGGAAGGAGGATGGATCGCAATACGTACCTGTGGATAATCATGCTTACGCTGATGGGAGGAGGGACGTACAACGGGCTGTGTCGATAGATTTTACTTGTGATATTTATTATGTCAATATCCAAGTTTGCAAGATGACATCTTTCCCGATTGTGGATATACCAGGACTTGAGTTTTTGGTCGTATCCCATACGATGTATGTTAATGACGGTATACCTGTAGACAAGTTGTCAAGATCCAAAAAGTTAATTTATATCGATCTTCAAAATATAGGGCAAAGAATGACCGTAATTCCTGAGGCTATAACCAGTAAGACAGAGGTATATTGTTTAATTATGCATAATATGCTTAATCTTAGGGATATAGAATCTAGCGGAATAAGGAATATAAAGAATATGAAAAATCTTCAAACCCTTGAATTGTCTTCATGTTATTTGGATAGGTATATAAAGGAGTTTAATGATCTTCCTAAATTAACTTCGTTGAATATAACTTCTGGTCCTCCTGATATGTGGAATTATTTTGATATAAACACCCTTCCTTCTTTCGAGGTAGATAAGATAAATCCTAATATTACTATATTTTCTTTTTTAAATGACTGGATGAATGGAGAAAGGAGGACGGGTTGGAATGATGATAATATGTCTGGAAGGGGGTTGGAACATCTTACTAGTTTCGTTGCAGCTCATAGCAATAGTCTTAGAATGGATAAGCTTCCGGATTATATTTATGAGATGAGGGCTATTGCATGGTTTAACGTGAATGCATCTACTCATAGCCAAAAAAGATCAGATGATTTCGTGAACTCTTTCTACGACCTTGTTGTAGGATGGGATCAGATTACTATGACATCTGTAGCCAAGGACGGGAGAAGGAATCAGTTTTACGGTCTTAGTGTATCTATGTACAGCAGTGCTTATCCTTACGAGAACCAGCGTCCTACGGGGCAGGAACAGGCTCCGGAGGGGTTCGTGAAAGGCCAGTCCAACGGATCTCCCGCTACGCCTATGGAGAAGATATATGTGCTAAAAAATAACTACGCCCAGAGATGGACGATTAAACCAGAATAATATTATGAATATCAACATTTTAAAACTAAATTGGGGGGGGGTAAAATCCTATTTGCCTTATGATGAGAAGAAGGATGCTACCCAAGGTGAAGATAGTAGAGGTATTCGAGGAACTGTCTCCTCAGGATAATGGATATTGGGAGGTCCCTGATGGGGTCTATGAGGTTGAGTTCGCGTTGGTCGCCGGAGGTCTTAATGGAGAATATTCCGATGTATATAATGCCGGGAGTGGCGGTAACGGAGGTGGTGTACTGACTTGGACTATATTCGTAAATCCAGGTGTTACATATAGGGTGGTTGTCGGAGATATAGGTGGTGATAGTATATTTGGTATATATCAGGCTATTGCCGGCAAAGGTGGAATAGGCGGATATGGAGTTAAAGGGGATGGCCATGATCCTTCCCCGGGAAATCCAGGGCAAGATGGATCATATGTTTTTAATAATAAGTATCCTGATCGTTATCCTTACCCTATGGGAGCTGGTGGTGGATCGGGAGCTTATACAAGAGGATGGGGTACAGGCTTTTTATCCGGAGGTAAAGGTGGCAATCACGGAGGAGGTGATGGAGCTGGAGTCGAGGATATTGAGGGTGTTATTATTAATGGTAAAAATGGAGATGATGCCACTTATTATGGAGGTGGTGGAGGAGGAGCCTCTAAAGCGTCTAATAGTGGAGCTACGAGAGGTCGAGGAGGATCAGGTTATCGTGGTATTATTATTTTGCATTACTTTAAAAATTGATAATATGAATAGAAATGATATTATAAAAGAACTAGGTTCGTATTTTGATATAGTGGAATTGGTGTGTCCTCATACATACAATAAGTGGAAGGACAGATCGTGGCAGTTTCTTGATACTGCTTTTCTCCATAATCTTCTTATATTACGGAGGGATATAATCAAACAGCCTATGTATTGTAATAATTGGGACAAGCAGGGGCAGTTTTCCCAACGTGGTCTTAGATGCAACATCTGCCAGATAGTTAAGGATAAGAAAGATGTTTATCTATCCGCTCATGCGTTGGGTAAGGCTGGGGATTTCGATGTCAAGTCGATGACGGCGGAACAGGCTAGAGGCTTGATCTTGGATCATCAAGATATGTTACCATATCCTTTCCGGCTTGAAGGGAAGGTGGGTTGGTTGCATTTTGATAGCCTTGATACTAGGAACGGTATACATGCTGTGGTGTTTTAGGTACTTAATGGTATAGTAGTTAACTTTGCGTATATGGTATAAAATGAAAGACAAAGACATGATAGAGCGAGTAGGGGCTTTATGGAATATAGCGCTTGCGTATGGTGCTTCTTGTTGGGCTTACTTCCAGCCAGTGCATCATTTATTGACTGTATTACTTATAGTATTAATAGCGAATTTTTTGGCTAGGTTAGCGCAAAGCGTAAGGGGCTGGAAGCTCCGTAGAAGCCGTAGGAGGAGGTTTAGTTTCAAGAGATGGTTTAGGGAGGTCAGGTTTACTGATATTCTTAAAGAGTTCGCTTTGTCTTGTTTTATAGTAATGACATTATGTGTTATATATAAGACGTTATACCCGATCGAGGAGGAGGCTAGCATGATACTTGCCGTGACCAAATACGGGGTGTATATAGCTCTTGTTGGATATGTGATGCTTTTCCTGAATACCATAGGGGACGCTTTCTCCGACGCTTATTTGGTGAAGGTATTCAAGACCGTGTTCAAGAGAATAAACGTGTTCAAGATGTTTAGCTTCTCCAAGAACATACCCGATGAGACGTTTGACGATATAAAGAAGATCGCTGATGATGAGGTTAAAGATAAGTCTTAGGGCGATTGTTTGTTTAGGTCTGTCGCTATTCCTGTCCTCTTGTGGAAGCAGGAGGCAGGTTAGCGACACGTCTATAGATAATCGTTTGATAAGCAGGATAGAGACGATGATAGATGAGGTTATAGACCGTAAGGTGGTGGAGATAAAGACATCTGATCTTAATGCCGATATCGTTATAACTGAGAGGAAGTTCGATACGGACAAGGATGTTGATCCTGCCACGGGGGAACGGCCGGTGTCCTCGCAGACAGATACCCATATCGTCATTGGCCGGCGGGACAGCACGGTGACAGCCGATTCCCTTGGAGTTAATAAGACAAGGAATGATATAAAGGGTCTGGATAATAAGACAAATATCAAATCCAAGGACGTAGATGATAAGAAGGAATCAAGATACCCTATAGTGTGGATAGTAGCTGGTATCTTGATGATATTGTTGGTATTGGTGTATATATTGAAAAAGATAAAGGTTTTATGAGAAGAAGAATGTTGAATAATGGAAGTGATGGTCTTGTTGATCAACACACAAGATTCTTGATGAGATTTGACAATGATTTTAAGGTTGATGGATACCCCCCCCTAATATCGAGGATGGTTTAGAGATCAAGGGAGGAGAGTTTGTTACCGATTCTATAAGAACTGGATATAAATACACAAATACGTCTAATTCTTATGGGATGATTAATACATCTAGGACATTGTCACCTGATCTATTTGGTGATGGAGATCCATTTACCATTGATTTTTGGTATAAACCATTAGCCGTTATTGACGCTTGTTCTGTTGGCCATGAATGGTATAGTGGTATTTTTTATTTTGGTATAGCTGGTGATGCTAGTGATTTAGGTTTGTTTTTTGCTACTCAAAGAGGATTGAATGGAAGTAAAGCATCTGATGCTATTATTGGTAGGTGGTATCATATAGCTATGGTTAGGGTTAATTATACATTATATGGTTTTGTCGATGGCAAACTGTCTGTTTCATTCCAATGCTATAATACTTCATTGAGACAAAGGAATATAGATTTTAATAGACAAAGGGATGGTAGTAATAGGGCGTCTTTTGTAATAGATGATTTTAGGATAAGTGATATAGCTAGATGGACGTCTGATTTTGATCCTCCTAAATAAAAAGGGACTATGATCTCTCACCGTCCCTTATCTAATTAGTTTTTAAAGAATATGCAAATAGTATAGAGGTCAGTCCCTGATTCGAACCGGGGTGTATGGTTTTGCAGACCACCGACTAAACCAACTCATCCAACCGACCGTGACGCGAATATAAAGATTTTATTTGACCAGATGACTTAATTAACCATCTTTTTAACTAACAACTTCCCTTAAAGCCAAATAGTTCTTATTTAACTTCTGGAATCGTAGAGATAATTGTATAGACAAGTATTGTTTTTAGGTAACTCTTGTTGGAAGCCAATGAACAAGGTGGCGGCGTCATAGCGTGGGGCTGGTGGTTGCCTTCCATGGCCGGCCAGGAGCGGAGCGACTCACGACCCACCCTGCCGATTCCCTTTGGCACTTCACGCTTTAGCGCAGAAAAGAAGTAAACATATAGGATCATTATGTTTAAAGATAGTAGTCATCTGCCAAATAAGATCGAATGTAAGGATATAGTAAATATCTCAATAATACAATCATAAAGAGTCTTGAGTGGGATTATTAAGATCTTTATCTGCCAACATACTACTCATTTTTAAATTAATGTTTTTTGGATGTCTACTTTAGATAATAAAAGGCGTTAGCTAACATCATTTCATTAATCGGGTTATTAATTAGAAATTGGTAAGAATTAAATAAAGGAATGCTTTATAATGAGATTTGCTTCAGAAAGAAGCGAAGCTTCTTATTACACATGTCACAAAATGGACAACTGTGTTTCAGCTAGTTATGTTATTAATGAAATAATAATGGTGATATATGGGGAAATTAATTCATCTTATTCTTTTAAAGGTCTTATATTTTGCTTATATTTGAAGTGGGCAAAATATGAACAATATGAATTTCGACTTGAATTATATAAGGAAATGCTCTTCTATGATAAAGGAATTTCCGGTGTATACCGAGGCTGAGAAGAAGCAGGTAGATGAGGGGTGTACTTGCATTAAGCTATCTAAAGGTCAGCCTATATATCCGCGTAATTTCAAGAAACGTAGAGATACTTTCGCTGGCGCTGATTATACCACGGCTAATCCTAGGAACATCAGTCCTGATGATATTTATATACCTCCCTACTTTAGGCTTAAGATTATTATGGCTATTATCATCAACTTTGATAGAGCTATAGTGTTTAATAGGATATCTGATAAAGATTTTAAGCTAGGTATGACGTACCGGTTTATCTATGAGTATGTAGGATCGTTTAAGTGTTTTGAGAAGGCTTATAAGATGATATCGATGGTAGTTGATAGCGAGTTGTCGATCATGAGATCAATCGGAGATTATAATTATAAGTGGAATATTCGCAAGGTTTATCCATCATGCTTTGTAGGCAAGGCTAAGTTCAGGTATATTGGCGGCGAGGATAATGCACCTGTAAGTTCAAAGGGGAGGGCTAATAAATCTAGAAGAGCCGCTGTTGATTACAAAGTTATGATTATGGTGAATATCATAAATACCAGATCTGCTAGTAAGATAAGGAAGATGATTGACTCTGATGGTAGTCTTAAAAACAATGGTAAAAGGTTTGACGGCAGGAATGATAAAGTTCTTTTCAGTATATTCAATAGTCATTTGATTCACGAGGGGTTTAAGGAAGTTAAAACCTCGTCCTTATATAAGTACTTGAAAGAGGCCTTAGATTTTTTAGGTGTAAGTCTATTAGAGTTAAGATCTATTGCTGATAGAGCTATTTCTGACATAGAGGATGGCAAGGAAGGATATGAGCCTGGTCTATGCTCTTATGATGACTGTTTTGATATTAATTCTTTTGTGGAGGATTCGTGATGAGTAATCTTATTATTGTAAGAAGTGGTGATATATATGTCATATTTAACCATGATAATGATATGTTTAACATTCAAGAGCTATCTGATTTTATTGGATGTAAGAGTGTTTTATCGTCTATTGTGAAAGATCCGCTAAATGGGGCTATGTATATTGTTGAGGATGTATCTGGGCAGAAGTGGGGTGATATCGTGGCTTTGGTAAGATTCGGTTGTATGGTGAATAAGTCTATTGTAAAGGATTTGATCATTAAGTCTATTAGGTTATGGGTGGAGATATGTGACTTCTCTTATGATGATACCGATCCATCTACATCCGATCCTATATACGATACGTTCCTTTTTAAGAGTTATATGTCTGTAGCCGGGGACAACCCTGACCTTAACAAGTTTATTGTATCCCTTAGAGGGAGGATGCTTAAATACGATCTAAGATCTCTTTATCTTTACCTAGCTATATTCATGGCTATCAACGGAGGCATTCTTCTTAGCGAGGACGATCTTCTTGCCGCTCTTATCTTATGATTGTATTTGTGATGTTGATCAAATTAGTATCTTTGTGAAAAAGATACGAGATGAATCAGATTAATATCATACCGAAGATAATTCATGATAAGTTCGCCGCTAGGATTATCATGGATGATTACGATATAGAGAAACCTATCGTTATTACTGTCGTGGCTAGACGTAACGATGGTGAGTATAATACCCAGATATTGACATACCCGACATCGGGCGTTGATTATGAGGGTAATGTAAGGATGGTGTTTTTCGATGTTGCTAGGTCTCATGTTTGCCAGATAACATCGGTATTTATCAACGGGCATGAGGTCAAGACATATTATACCGATATCCCGGATCTTGATATGCAAGCCCGTTATGACGATAGCTTGTGCCGGTACGATAAGAAGGTTAATATGAATGATATTAGGCTGTCGTTTCAGGTGCTAGAGACACGTGATCCCAAGGTGTTGCAGGTATTGGATGAGTCCGAGTGGGGGCTGCTGGAGGATAGGAAGGCGATCATCGAGATCACTACGCCGGGCATGTCCGACCCCGTTACGTTGTTTCTTGGCAAGAATCAGGTCAATACCTTTACCAGCCTAACACTAGGTCTCAATTGCTTTAATTACGATGATTGTAATGTCAAATACCTTGACCTCCCAGACGGTATATATGATATCAAGATCATAGGTAGCCCTTCCACTTACAATTTTAGTCGCAAGTATCTTAAGACGGATCTTATACGCAGACGTCTTGATCGGCTATGGATTAAGACTGATGTCCTATGCGAGGACAAGGATAAGGATCTTATAAATAAGATACAGGAGATGGAAACACTTATGGTCGTGGCTGAGGCTAACGTCAGGCTGGATAATATAGAGGCGGCTCATGAGATCATTGATCGTGTAGGAGAGCTTCTTGAGATGGCTACTAATTGCGTGGATTGTTGAATTTTAAAGATATAATTATGGGTTGTAATACTTGTAAGGAAAAGGCGTTAAAGGCTGAGAGAGAAAGGATTGAGAGAAGTATGATGAATCGTCCTTCTTCTACCGTTGTTAGCGATAGGGAATATGCTTCTAGAAGCACCGCCGGTTGTATGGTCATGCTCGATCCGTTGAAGACAATGGAGCGTGACGTGGTGAGCATATACAAACAGACCCGTACCATAGGTGACGTGGGTATCGTCTATCTCAACATGCAGAAGAAGATCCGTGAGTGGATCAAGAACCTGCCATATGGATGCCCGCCTGATGAGGAGGTACAAGAAATGAGAAAGGAGATTCTGGATGGGCGCGCAATCTATATCAAACCTTGATAGAATAGATCTATGTAAGGTCGTAGATGAGTGGTTATCTTGCCAATGGGGTAGATACATGAGGTATCATAGGTATAGGATCGGGGACAAGCCCGATGTATCTTATTGGGGGAAGATAATTCGTCTGCAAAGGTCATTATGCGATAATGATTGCGGGTTATGCCCGGATGAGATAAGATCGTTAAAGGAACATATTAACAGGTTGCTAGTATGAAAAAGTATAATTGTTCACATATAACTCCGTCCACTTGCGTGCCTTACGAGGGCGATCTTCCAGAGTGGTCAAAATATAAGGACTCTGGTGAGTGCGTTATGATCTCCGACGTGATAGAGGAGATCTATGAGGAGCTTATCCGTATCAGGGAGGCTATAGATGTCCGGGATCTTGGTGAATCTTGCGTGAAGGTAAATGGTGATAAGACTGTAGCTAAAATCCTTTACGCTATTGAGGATAAGATCTGCAATGGGTGATTAATGTCCTGATTTTGGGATATTAAAAATAGCCAATCGGTTTGTGTTTATCATCCCGATTGGCTATTTTTGTATGTCCACTGACTCTCACGAGGGAGTGGACATAAAGTAATTAATTATTAACTTCAAAATTAGATTAAAAAATGAAGACGGTAAATGTTTTGACAAGAAAAATGGGTGATTTTAACGTTTTTCAAAGAACTAGTGATGGTTATTTTGATGCCAACAGTTTACTTAAGCAATGGAATGATAATCCCGATAGCACGAGAAGACGGCTTGATGATTTTATGAATAGTGGTAGAACTAAGGAATTTATTAGTGCTTTATCTGAAGATGAAAGCCATAGGAGAAAAATCGACATTGGTGATAATCAATTAGTTATAAAAGTAAAAGGTAAGACAACTAAGCATGGTAAAACTCCTGATAAGGTGTGGATGCATCCTCTGTTGTTTATAAAATTTGCCATGTGGATAAATCCTAGATTCGAAGTTCAGGTGTTGAGATTTGTACATGATCAACTTATAGATTACAGGGATAAGGCTGGTGATGCTTACAAGAGGATGTCTTCCGCTTTATCTAAAATAATTGAATCTTCAAGACTAAGAGATAAAATACAAGATTTGGCCAGATCCGTAAATATTATTGTCTATGGCCTTCATGAGACTATGATAAGAAACTCTGTTGGCGAGGAGGCCAAGGCTAAAGAATTGATGGAGCTGGAGATTGATATAGCCAAGATGATTGAGTTTGGATATATAACTACCGAGGAGCAATTAAGAGATTATCTATATAAGGTTTTGAGAAGCAAAAAGGCTCTTCCTTTGTAATTTGATTTTAAATTGTATCTTTGTGACAAAGTGAATGACAATGGTATACGGTAACAAAGAAATAGTTCGGACGTTCACCAAAAACAACCCGCCTGCCGGGTACGTGGGCGGCTCTGTTGACTACCGGGTCCCGGCCAACGTCTATTTTGGCGATACGCAGGAGGAGGCTGACAGCAAGGCTGAGGATGATATCAACGCCAATGGTCAGGACTACGCCAACACATATGCCGACATAATACCGTCCGTATGGTATAATGATCAGGTATGCGATGAGTTTATTAAGAACAATTGCGTAAGCGGTAAGGGATCTAAGGAACAGGTATGTGTAGAGAAAGGTAGGTTTGTCTCTTACGTATCCAAGAAAGATGCCAATGATAAGGCTAGGGTGGAGCTTGGGCGGATCGGGCAAGGGGAGGCCAACGCAGTTGGGACATGCTGTAAGGACTGGGCTTCACAGCCTCTTCGTGGCTTATTTTATAAGAACGATTGCGAGGCTGGCAAATCAGGCAAGGAAGGTATTGTATATGAATTACCAGCTGGAGCTGTCATATCCGATATCTCCCAGATAGACGCCGATACGTTAGCCTATAGGAAGTTCATGAAAGAAGGTCAGGAGAAGGCTAACGCCGAGGGTAGTTGTTCACCTGTATTCTATAATACGAAGATCGGTGATTGGTTCGAGAAGATATGTCCGTTCGGATATAAGTCCGGTAAAGTATATTACTCTATCAAAGCCAATAGGTTTAGGTCATGGATATCGGTTGAGGATGCCAACGCCAAGGCTCGTGAGGTTTTGATGGTAGAGGGGCAGGAGTACGCTGATCTTAATCTTGAGTGCGAGAAATGGATTGAGAATATTGATCAAGAGGATCAATGTTATTGGTAAGAATGCGTTTGTGTTTTCCATAATGTTAGATTAGTGTTTGGAGGTAGGGGCTTATGGTCTCTACCTCTTATTGTTTCATGCGTCTCGTTGTCTTATAATCAAACCAAATAAGTATCTTTGCTAAAAACATTAATATTATTAATATGTGTAATACAGGTGGTTGTTGTCATGATCATTCGAGGGAGCGTCCTAAAGAATGCTGTCATGGCGTTAAGATAGATAGGTTTCTTAACAAATGCCCTGAGGATCCTTGTGATCCTTGCGATAGGGATTGTCAGGACGAGCCTTGTGTTGGCTATGGATGTCCTATAGTTTTATATGATAAATGCGTCTTATACTCAGGTGATGAGTTGGTGGTGGACGGTATAGAGAAAGGCACTGATATCTCTGTCGTTGTAGACTCATTGAGGCGTATTATAGCGTCTAGGGATAAGCAGATAGATTTATACCATCGCGAGGTTCTGGATTTGAAGAAGATTATAAACGAGCTTGTCAACGCCGGTAATGGCGGTGGCGATAGCGGAACTGAAGAGGAGGTATGGTAACAATGAATGGTTGTAACAAGAAACAATACAGGCCTACTGTAGACGATACGAAAGTACCGTGCTCTACGTACATGAGCACCGACTGTGTTTATCCAGGAGACAAGGTACGCGTGGAGTCATTGGGATTATCTCCCAGCTGCGATATGTCTGATGTCCTTAACGCTATGATAAAGGCTATACGGGACAGGGATGCTGAGATACTTGAATTAAGGAGAATGATTAATAAATTGATTTGATATGAGGAATAACTGTAATCCATGTAAGCCGGAATATAGACCGGGGAATGAATGTAGTATCTACAGTTCCCAGATCATATATGATGGTCAGTCTTTTCCTGAGGCAGATATCAGGAACGGAGATGGCATGAATAGCGTAATCGAGTCTCTGGTAAGGAAGCTGGTTGCCGTATCTGGAGCAACGGCGTCCATCCAAAGGGATTCGTTTAAGGGAGTGCAGGCCGTAAGGTTAAGATACGAGCCTCTGAATGTTCTTAGCGTGACCTACTGCGGTACTATCGTACCTAACGACGGGTATGTCGTTTCTGGTAGATCCGTTAAGTTCAAGAAAAGGTATTGCATGGGCGATGAGTTCGCTGATGTTAATATCGTATATACTACATTGAATAGTAATATTTTAAATACTTCATGCTATGGCTAAGAGAGTGTATGATACGGTCTTGGCTTCCGAGTGTGACGGTTGGGTATGTGGTGAGACACTTAAGAAAGGGTCTGTCCCAGCAGACAGGTTGGAGCTTGATTCTTTTTCAGAGGCCGTCAGGGAGCTTATAGAGCGTTTTTTCGAGGAGGGATGGTTGCCGGACATGATCTGCGATCTTGGTTGTGGTGGCGCCAGCGTGTTTGAGATTAAGCCTACTAACTTCGAGTATCCTCCTGAGGGTGGCGAGCAGATTCTGGAGATTATCGTAGGTAAGAGTGATAAATGGACTATAACTCAAGCGGAATGATATGAATAATTTAAAAGATATTCTTGCTAAGATCGAGCAAGGTTCCTCATGGGTGTCCTACGACAAGATTTCCGGTACCGGACCAGACAAGGTCGCTATTAAGGTAGAGCCGGGATGGATGGGTAGGTTGCCTAGGGAGACTTACGTGGCGGTCGAGAAAGGCAAGGTTACGAAGCTCGCTACCATAACCCAGAAGGGTATGGAGCGGGTGAGCGTGGATCCGGCCAATATCATGTTTGACATGGAGGGCGGGACGGCGGTCATCAACGCCAAGCTTAACTCCGCCTCGGTCAAGGCCTCCTGCCTTACTCTTGGTGGTTCGGTAAGTAAATGCTATATGGTGTCTATGAACGTCAACGGGCTATCCGTTAAGATACCTGACGAGGATAGCAGATACGTGGTGTACGCCGATCCTGAGGATCCGGGAGCCACTGACCTGTATGACGCTAGCTTCGTTATAGCCATGCCTAAGAACATGGATAACGAGGAGCATCATGAGATGTTTGTCTTGAATGGCAAGGTTGTTAATATCAATCAACGGCCTAATGATATACCTTATATTATACTTGATCATGACTTTGATAACGTGACTAGTGAGAACGGTCAGGTCGTTATCGATATCAAGTCCAATACCGAGTATGATATTGAACTGGTATGTTGCACTTGTGGCGATGGCAGCGAGGAGCCGGAACCGGAACCACCCTTTAACGTGGATCCGCAAAGGTTGACGCTTAATAAGGATGGTGATACCCAGATCGTGAGGGTAGAGGCCGGAGATAATGTTTCATGGAGAATAGAGGAGGATTGACATGGCAAGGGAAGTAGATAAGAATTGCGTTGAGGGTAATTGCTTTGCCATTAACGACAAGAGCCATGGGGTAGGCGATAATAAGCTTAACATCGTATACAAGGCTAATTACACCGGTCAGATCTGTACGGCTAAGTTCCGTATAACGTCAAAGGACGGTAGTGTTGTTAAGGAGTATATGATAGCCCAAGATGCCAAGCCCGTTTATTATAATATCAAGATGGTTCAGCCGTTTACCAAGGATGACTGTCTAGCCAACCAGCACGGTTCGGTTGTCTTGTATGTGGTTGAGGAACGGACGTACAAATCATTTATCTCGCAGGAGGACGCCGATGCCAAGGCTATGGAGGATATAGCCCTAAATGGTCAGGCATACGCCAATGAGCATGGTGAGTGTATAACTGACATCTGGTATAACGAGGAGCAAAGGAAAACCTTTATCCGTAACAATTGTGATAAGTTCAGTGATGGTCAGGAATATGTTTACATCGTTCCTGAGGGTAAGTACGTGTCTTCTATCTCTCAAGAGGACGCCGATAGGAAGGCTATTGAGGATATTGAGAAGAACGGTCAACAACAAGCCAATTTGGAGGGTGAGTGTAAGCCTAAGGAGAATATCTATTATGGTAAGTTTAGCAAGACCTTTACCCGTAACAATTGTGATTCCACCCAATACGGTACGGATGTGGTTGTTAACGAGACGATGGTTACGGGAGACTTCAGATCCATCGTGTCTCAGGAAGACGCTAATAGCCTAGCAAGGGCTGCTGTCGAGGCTCAAGGTCAGGATATAGCGAATATCAAGGGTAACTGTGAGAAGATACCGGTATTTACCGGATCGTACTCCAAGGTATTCCAGAGAACCAACTGCCCTGAGGGTTCTACTCCTGTTGACTTCACTGTGGACGAGAAGATGTGTTCTGGATATCCGTTCACTTCTACGGTATCGCAGGATGCCGCCAACAAGCTGGCGCAGGACGCTGTCGAGGCGCAAGGTCAGGCTATCACCAACGAGCGTGGCGACTGTCAGACTAACGTATACTATAACGTAAGGATGGAGAAGACAGTCACGAGAAATAATTGTGATGAGTTCCATATCGGTCAACCTTATACTTATGTCGTTTCCGCTGGTAAGTACTTCTCTATTATCTCCCAGAAGGACGCTGATGATAAGGCTAAGGCTGATCTTGAGGCTAACGCCCAGCAACAAGCCAACCTAGAAGGTGAGTGTAAGGAGAAGACGATCTACTACGGTAAGTATAGCAAGGAATTTACCAGAAACAATTGCGATAAGACTCAGTACGGAACCAAGGTTACCGTGGATGAGACTATGGTGACAGGGGATTTCAGGTCTACCGTATCTCAGGAAGATGCCAACAATAAGGCTAAGGCCGCCGTCGAGGCTCAAGGTCAGGATGTGGCTAACGTGAAAGGTAAGTGCGAGAAGGTGCCTGTATATACCGGTACTTATACACGTACGTTTACCCGTAACAATTGTGGTACTGGCACTGGTGGTACTTATACGGTAAATGATAGGATGGTTGACGGTTATCCGTTCACGTCTACCGTATCTCAGGAGGATGCCAATAACAAGGCCAAGGCCGCCGTTGACGCCCAAGGACAGACCCTTGCCAATATCCACGCCCTTTGTACGTACACCGGCCGTGCTTCCTTGGAGTTCACGAGAAACAACTGTGGTGAGTGTAAGATCGGATCTAAGGTGACGATCTCCCAAGATATGGTAGAAGGACACCCATTCCAGTCTAACGACTCCCAGACCGCCGCTGACGCTATGGCTATGACCGCCGTACAGGCTCAAGGACAGGCTTTGGCTAACACCAGGGGTACTTGTTCTGACGCTACTATGTATACCGGTAGGGCTAGCTTCGAGTTCACTAAGAGCAATTGTGGAGCTAATCAGATAGGAGATCCGTTCACCGTGACACAGGATATGGTCGATGGTCATCCGTTCCAGTCTTGCGTATCGCAGGATGAGGCTAACTTGGTGGCTATGGCCGCTGTCATGAATCAAGGACAGAGGGTTGCCGATGAGCGTGGTACTTGCCATGAGGCTCCTAAGTACACCGGTCATTATAGTGAGGTGTTCGAGAAGAATAATTGTCCATCCGGATTGATACCTTCATCTGTTAACGTTACGGAGGCTGATGTCACTGGTGGTCCGTTCTATTCTTATGAGAGCCAGTTCGCCGCCGATGAGCTTGCCAAGGCCGCTGTCAAGGCGCAAGGTCAGGCTATAGCCAATGATCGTGGTACTTGTGATGAGCTGAAGATATATGTAGGTAATTATAGCAAGGAGTTCACTCCTAAATGTCCTACTTGTCAGTACGCTGATCCTATTACCGTAACCCCGGATCTTATGGGTCAGTTCTTCACCTCAACCCGTTCTCAGGAAGAGGCAGACGCTTTGGCTAAGGCCTATATCGACAGAATGGGTCAGGCGTTCGTCAACAAGAACTATGATGATACGTGCCATACGAAGACCGAGCAACCGGTATGGGAGACTATAGAGACCGTATGTAAGGACTGTATCTCTCAATTACATCAACGTAACACCAATACCTGTTATACTGATCCTGATAATCAAGAGCGGTATATAGCTGGTGGTAATAATACATGTTTCTGGTTTGGTACGGCATCCAAGGCCTTTACCCGTCAATGTGCGGATGGTGGAGTTGGAAGCTCTGTTACCGTAACTCAGAATGATGTTACGGATCCAAGTCCTAGCTCTGATGGTAAGTTTAAGTCATGTGTATCCCAAGCTGACGCTAACGCCAAGGCATTGGCCGCCGTGAACTCTCAGGGTCAGGCCGTGGCCAACTCGAAGGGCACTTGTACTTGGACAGGAAGCTATACCGGTCAGGTTCAGAAGAACAATTGCGCTGATGGCGGCGTAGGCGACATGGTATCCGTAAGTAGCGACAGGCTGCCGGGACATCCGTATACCTCCAACATATCTTTGGCTGACGCTAATAAGAAGGCCGAGAATGCTGTTCGTGGAGCCGATGGACAGAACTACGCCAATAAGAACGGTGGATGTACTTGGACTTACGTGGCAAGCCGTGACTTCTATAAGAACAATTGCGCCGGAAGCGGGGTTGGTCAGAGAATAACGGTGACCTCTACGCAAGCCAACGGCGGTACGCCTATCACCAGCAAGGTTTCTTTGGCTGATGCCAGGAGCAAGGCAGAGCAGATCCTAGACCAGAGAGGACAGGATTACGCTAACCAGCATGGCACTTGTGTGTGGACCGGTACTGGAAGCGCTACGTTCTATAAGGATAATTGTGGTACATGTAAACATGGTGTCGCTCTATCCGTTCCTTATAGTGCCTTAGGATTGTCAGCGTTGACATCTACCGTATCTCAGGCGGATGCCGACAGCAAGGTTCAAAACGCTTTCAAGAATGATACGGCGACTAAGACCGCCGCTCAGGCTTACGCTAACAAGAATGGTGATTGCGCCGATGACGATGATACCCCATCTTATGATGATTGGAATTATTATTGTAGTGGATGCGATTATCGTAGGAGTAGGAATCAGACCAATCCTTGTTCTTCAGCCTCAGGTCAAGATGAGTTGGTTGAGTCCGATTCAAGATCTTGTGGATGCGGATGTGATAATACATACCATATGGATAATAGCAGGTGTAATAATGGTAATAGCGAGGAGCATTATTCTAGCGAGTGTGATCCTACGGGATATTGGCAGAATGGCGGTGAGCATTGTTGTAATCCATATGACTACACTATCTATACCAATGAGGTATGTAAGGGATGTTCGGGCGAATGTGGTGATGTATGCGCTCCTAGTAGCCCTATGAAGGTTGTTTCTGCCGGAGAATATTGCAGGAGCACGGCTCAAGATGCGTCTAGCGCCGCTTATGATGCTTATTCTAGCGCTAAGGAGGCTCTTCAGATTCTTGTTAATGCTAAGATATGCCCTTCTAAGGTTGGCAATGATGACCGATGGGGAAATGTCAAGGCTACGAACTGTCCTAGCAACTGTACTCCTAAGACTATCAGTTATAAGCAAATCGCTGGTAAATATGAGGCTTGTACCAAGGACGAGGCAAATAGGATAGCCGACAATAACCTACAATCCGATGGTATCTCTTACGCTAATGGCTTGGCGCAGGCCGATAGATGTGATTGCGTGGAGCCAACAAAGACGTGGAGCGCTTACGCTATGCTGAGCGGTGATCCTTGTAATGGCCTGTCTGGTTCTACATCCACATTAAGGTGCTCCTATGAAGTGTCTTACAATAATCAATGTGGATCATCTAAATCAATAACTGTAACTGTTACTGGTAGGAATGATCTTGGACAAACCGTTACGGCTGGAAGTACTACCGTAAGTATACCTACTGGGTCTGGTAAAAAAACCGGTGTCATAGGTTTTGATTCAGGAGTACAATGTGGGTCTATAAGGGTTTCTGGAGGAGGATCTGGGAACTGTTAAGATTCTGATGTATAACAAAAAAGGAGAGGCTAATAAGTCTCTCCTTTTTATTAAAAACCATAACAGCAGTGATTGTCAACAATTACCTGAATCATGACCAGAGATTGTTACATCTCCACATACCACTTCTCGGCTAAAATATACACTTCCACTCTTGGTTCCGGATCCTGCGGGAATTGTAAAGCTAGCGCTATTGACCTGCTCTTCTCCGTTTTGTGTATATCCTATACCACTCACAGAACCAGATATAGATCTACCACATTGATTATTATACGTAATCGTAAATCCTCTTGATGTGACAAGTTGTTCATGGCTCATGCAATCATTATTCATAGATACCGACCATGACCACGTCTTTGTTGGCTCCACGCAATCACATCTATCGGCCTGCGCCAAGCCATTAGCGTAAGAGATACCGTCTGAATCGATGTGAGTTTAGCTTATTCAATGCGCATTGTTTATCTATTAATTAAAATCATTAATATTGTATCGTTAATATTAATACATTAAGTTATGGCTTGCAATAAGAAAAAGAAAATGGCTAATGGAGGCAAGGTCTCCGAGAAAAAGAAACCTCAACTGAAATGTGGAGGCAAGGTTAAGAAAAAGAAGTAATAACCGGAGGGGTATATCCCCTCCTCAGTATTTAGCATATGAAAAATTCAGAATTTGTATCTAGAATCATAAATGATATGAACTCCATCAATAAGGACGCTCATGTCAGTAGGAGATGGATATTATCCATAGGAAGACAAAAGGCAAGATCATATATAGCCCAGAAGTATGCTGATGGAACCTTGTTCGGCGAGGAATCACTGTATACTCATATCAATTGCATGGAGATGGAGAGGGTTCGGAAAATTGATTGTTGTTTTGATGAGTTTAAACTATGCAGGATACTTATGAGATCCAAGAAAAGATTGCCCGATATGATATATACCCGTATAGGTCCGGCTATCATCAAAGTATCAAATATCATGGATGATATTATATTTACCTCCATATCGTTAAGAAAATACGCTAACAACAAGGAACGTAAATACGGGAATATAGATCAATACTATTATTATGTCAATGATGGATATATCTATATACCAGATATTAACATAGAGGCTATAAATGTTGATCTTATAACTCTCGACAGAAAAGCGGCGTTAGAGCTAGGGGGATGTGGAGCTGAAAAAGATAAGCCATGTACATCTCAATGGGATTATGATTTCATATGCCCAGACAAACTTCTTGAATATGTGGTTTCCGAAACATTAAGGGAAACTGTAACCAAATTGCAGATCCCTACGGATGAGAACCCGGATATGGATATTAATAAGAAAACACAAAAAATTCAATAACATGAATCTAATAAGATCAATAATCAATTTCTTTGGTTTCAATGACGCCATAGTTGACGGTATAGGTGAAAGAGGGATGAGAGACAGCTCTATCATAAGATATAATGAGGTGCACGATATGTATGACAAGATTATAAAAGATCTGGGAGATATGTCGGCTTACGTATCCAAAGGTTATATCTATGATAAGATAAAGGAAAGAACAGGATTAAGTACCAGACATATTAGTAGGATATTGAATCATACTAGGAGGAAAGATCTTAGATTCATCTAATCGTAACAAAAAGGAGAGACTATATAAGCCTCTCCTTTTTTTTATTGTCAACAAGATCCACTCCCTTGACCATCCTCATAATAAGCATAAGCTCCAGATGATATCCCGTAGTTGGTTGTTGTAGAATCAGAGAAAGTTCCTGATCCGGAAGGAATAGGGACTATTCTTGTCTCATACTCCCATTGACCATTCGTTTTTTGTATCCTATAGTCATCCTAGACGTCTTTTCCGATCCACATGGATTATTATATTGTATGGTGTAATTTATCGTCTTCCCGCTTCCGCTAGACGTCGTTACACTAGCGCTCCATGTTTTGGGACAATCGCATTCCATAGCGTTGGCTTTTTCCTGTGCTAGTCTTTGTGCGTCAGCCTGTGCCGCGGCGGTAAGTGCGGCCTTATCACCGTTACACTCACACCAAAACTTATCAAATATTTCTTGAATAAGGATGAAATTATTATATTTGCGACATGAAAACAAAGTCATTTAAAATACTTGATCAATACTTTCTTCGATTCTATAGATCTATTATGTCTAAGAACGGGAAAAGGAGGAAGCATACGATCGTGGATAAGAATGATATTCTCGAATGTCAGTCCTTGATATGGAAGGTCATACGTGATAAGTATCTGGATAATGAGGGTGGGGTTTATATAAACAACATCGGTTATCTGTGCCATAAGATCAATCCTAATCGTAAGATATATCTAAATAAGCTTACCGGTACTATTAACAGACGTGGAACTGGTGGATATTCTTATGTCCATACGTGTATTGATTTTATGCCTCGGAACAAGTATTTCCATCTCTATATTTCTCCGGCGTTGAATAAGGAGTGTAGATTGGCTATGGAATCAGGTAGGAGGTATAAGTTCTTGTACCGGGAGGTTGAGTCGGAGAGTAAGGTATTTGGAGTTAAATGGGTTTATAAGCTGTAGAAGTTTTTGTGATCCAGTTAGCCCGTGAGGGTAGACTGGATTTTTTTTGTATCACGGATTCAAATACATATCTTTGTGCAAAAGACTTAAATATGACTATAAAAGGGCTATTGGCCGAGATCAAGGCCGATTTACATAAATACGATGATAGCGGGGCTATAGATACCTCGTCTGTTTATAGGTGGGCTGAGATCGCCTTGAAAAGGTTCGGGGGTGTTATAGCGGTCATGTCAGAGGCGGTTGTCAAGACCAGTAATAAACAGGCGGTATTGCCTTCCGATTTTTTCGACATGCTTGACGCCTATAGGTGTGAGCCTCTTATCTGTGAGATTCCTGGCGGCGACAAGGCTAAGGCTGACCTCCAACACGAGATCGGCTGGGTCGAGCGCACCGAGCGTGGGTTCCGTTGGAACTCCTGCACCGAGTGCTGTAAGGAGGAGTTTGAGAAGACGATCACGGAGAGGATATATATCGGGTCTCACGAGGTTCGATTTCATTACCATCATCCCGTAAGGCTGTCTATAGGTCGAGGACTGAGGCGTGATTGCGCCGCCGACAAATATCGGGATAAGTACGATTGGGATAATTATGATATAACTATATCCGGCAATACTATGTATACCGGGTTTGATGGATTTATTTACATCATATATCGTGCTACACCCAAGGATGATGACGGTCTCCCATATATACCTGAAACGGCGTTAGGATACCTTGAGGATTATGTCGAGACGTATATCAAGATGAAGATCTTCGAGAATGCCGCTGTGAATGGCTTGATACAAGGCGCTGGTGACGCTTATAAGCTATACGCCCAACAGGAACCGGGTAAGTTCGCTAGGGCTATGAAGGAGCTTAAGATGTCGATGATCACGTTAAATGATTATCGGGAACTGGCTGAGGATAATAGGAGAAGGATGTTGTCTTATGAGCGGATGTGGCCCAACGCTTTCGATAAGTATATTAAAATGGTTTAACAAAATACGATGATATGGCTGATTGGATACATTTAGATAAGACAAGTGGTACTGGTCCCGCTGAGGTTAAGGTTACCGCTGATATTAACGAGACCGGTGAGATACGGGAAGTTACGTTTAAGGTGATTAAAGAAAGTACCAAGGAGGAGAAGACGTTCGTGTGCAGGCAGGAGTCCGTCCCGGTGGTGATCATCCCGGAGTTCGATTACCTTGTGCTTAGGTATATCTGGGCTGACGAGGACGGCATTGACTTTGACACGGCTACCGGTTTCGATAACACCGGCCTCCCGGATGTTGACGGCAAGCTGGTTGGTTGGAGTAAACAGTATCAGACCACGCAGGAACGGGTAGGTGATTATCTTATCCATGGCGGTGATAACATGGAATCAGGTAATGAGGCTGCCTTAATCCAGATGGGGCCGTTGTTGGATGGTGATAATTACGATAAATTACCTCTTGAGATCAGGTGCAGTATATACGGTAACTGGTATGGTGGTCGTGAGAAAGGTGATGTCACTATCAGGTTCACGGCATATAAGGGCGGTTCTATGGAGAAACGTGGATATGATTTTGTCAATATCGGAGGCGAGGAGGTTTATACCGGTGACGCTCCCACTAACGTATCCGCTCATGGTGAGGATAATTGGCAAAATATAAAGACCTTGTATTCTAAGGTAGGCACGATGATCTATAACAAGGAATCTCGTGACTGTATTGTAAGGATTGGCGAATAGATTTTTCTTCTTGACATACTCCCATCACTAAAGCAAATGGGATTCTTGGATACAGACGCAAGAAACCCCGATATTACTATCGCTGGAATTACTCTTGCTCTCCAATTCGGAAATGCCCTTCCGAAGTATATTACGGGCCGCAAGAAAATCACGGTCGTTGATAGACTCGCATTTTGGACAACGCCATGTGCGATCTCTCAACGACAAGTTTTTATTAACAAACCCGCATTCACAAGTCTTTGAGGAAGGATACCATTTGTCAATCTTATGTACTATCACTCCATACTTTGAAGCGATATACGTAAGTTTGTTAATAAAAGAAGAATGACTGAGATCAGAAACTTTCTTTCCCCACAAACGTTTCATTCCTTCAATGTTTAGATCTTCAATGAAAATATAATCATACTGTTTGCACAATTCATGAGCTAATTTCCATTGAAAATCCGATCGAAGATCGTTTATTTTACGATACGTTTGTTGGAGTTCAAACAGTCTCCTTCTTCTATTACTGGAGTCCTTCTTTGCATTAGAAAGCCGTTTGTTTAGTTTTCTAATCTTGTTTTGATATTGTTTGAAGAATAATGGAGACCCAATTTTGTTACCATCACTTTTAGTTAGGTAAGTTTTCAGGCCAAAATCCAATCCTACAGATGCACCATCATATGTCTTTCTGTAAGAGTTTGCAGGATTGTAATCTGTAACTATAATCAAACTAAAACGATAGCGGGTTTCTCTGACTATTCTTATTTGTTTAACATTACCTTCATATGCTCTACTGTATGAAAACTTAAAACGTTTCTTTCCTTTGTTGATTGTAAGGATATTACCGTTTAAGGTAAAACCTCCTTGTTTAAAAACAAAAGAGTTGAAACAATCTGATCTTTTAAACTTAGGTGGTCTCTTTGATTTTCTTTTAAAGAAACGGTTGTAAGATTCATCAAGACGTTCAAGTATTTCTTGTGTTGTTTGAGAATGAAGAAGATTTCTTTTAATTCTTTTAGCAAAATGCTTCTTCATTTTACCAATTGATATATATTTCCCAAACAGCTTGTAATACCTACGTTGTAGAGCTAAAGCATGATTCCATACAAAACAACATTCACGAAGCATTTTATCAAGATACTTCGTTTTCTTGGAATGATAGATGTTGTATTTGTAGGAAATCATTTTTTTATTTGTAATTTTGATTCAAAATTAATCAACCCAATTCATCCACCTTCTAAAGTATGGTGGTTTTGTTGGTTAAATAATCATAAACACATCGGCTCTCTTGTTCGTGAGGATAGGAGAGTTTTTTTATTTTTTTTAATCCTTCACTTATGACATATTTGATCTTTTATTGCGTGGGAATAATCTAGCTTTGCCGAAAACTGGTATTATGGTCACATTGAATGATGTAAATAACGAACTCCATGTCCGGTTATATATACTGGAGGTACTTAAGGATTATATAAGAGATGATGATTTCGATGGTCTTGTAGATAAGGCGTTGGATTTTGTCATGGAAGGCGTTTCTATGCCTAAGGCTCCGGCCAAGGATACCACCATGAGTGACATATCAAAGAGCGTTTTGGCCTTGGTAGCGGGTGCCGGATTAGATGAGAGGTTAAGCAAAAGCTCTTTAGAGTTAGCTTACGATAGGTGTAAGATGAGGTACGTATTCGATCCTCGGAATCGTGACATACATGGTGTTGTCGTTGGTTATTCCAATGACTTTAATAGTCTGGTAGCTGTGTGTGATGAGGGATCGAAGAAAGGAGTGGATAAAGGATCTACTGATTTTGTGGATGTCAATGAGAGATACGTGACTAATGGTTTCTTTTACATATCTGTAGAGGATGCCGATAAGCAATCGAACTACATGGGTAAAAATTTGTAATTGTTGTGTTTTTGTACTTTACACGAGCGTTTAAAAGTATTTAGTTCTCCTCCTTACTTGTGAAAGTCTGGAGGATTTTTTATTTTTGTACGATTTGAATGTTTTGCATAATACGTACTGTTTATTAGAATCCGCCACATAAGTGATTATCTGGTGGATTTATTATATTTGCGAAAAAGATAATGTCGTGCAAAATAACTCTAACATAGCGGTTCCCGACTCCGGGATGAATAGGGATAAGCATCCACAGGATCTATCCCCGTCTGAATATAGTTTCGCCTTGAACGCTACCATAGAGGGTGACGATGGAAGCCAGCTTAAGATCCAGAACGAGCCTAGTACCCTTTTATGTAAGCGATTTGATGGCTATAAGGTTATTGGGTATAAGAATGATATAGCTGGTGATAACACTTATTTCTTTCTATCTAATCCGGATGATAATACGTCTAAGATCACGTTCATGCGGTCATTGGATTATATCAAGACCGTGGAGGATCAATTGGCTGGATCGGGAAAGGACATCCATCGTATCCTTGGCGAGAGGCTTGAGGAGTCGGATGGTCGTTTTGATGAGATATGTGATTTGATGGAGGTCCTGATAGAGGACTGGGTTGATGACCCTTGTCTTAATTTCTCCATTCATCATCCGATCTTCGATATAGAGATCAAGGACGAGAAATGCGGGAAGGTGATATACTGGACCGATGGATATAATCCCCAGCGATATGTTATGGTCGATAAGGTCCTTAACCCGGATGATGATGGTGACTTTTGGTATCATTACCATGGGTATAAGACATGTGGGGATGACAAGCCAATAGAGAGGTGTAGGCTGGCCTGCGAGAAGCTGCTGGTGTTCCCGTTGCTGACGGCCCCGTGCGTGGAGCCTGAGGTCGTGGAGTTCGGGGGAAGCTTGCGTGCCGGGACCTACCAGTTCTGCGTGGCGTTGTGCGATGAGTTCGGGATTGAGAAGACTGGATATTGCTCATTGACCAACCCAATCATGTTATTCGATCGTCAAGATATGGTTATCCGCGATGGGTTATGGGGTAAGTCAACCAACATGGGTATCCGCCTTACCGTGTCCAATATAGATAAGCAGGTATCTCATTATAAGATAGGTGTTATACAGAACACGGTTGGGTTTAATGGTGAGCAAAGCCCGGTTCTTGAGTATTTCATAGAAGGTATACATCCGATAACGGAAAGGACTATCTATTATCTTACGGATCAATATAGCGAGCGTACGACCATGGAGAAGTTATCCAAGGAAATACCGGTATATAAGACAGCCAGAGGCATGACGTCTGTCGGGAATCGTCTTCTTCAATACGGATTGACCGTGGAGAATGAATGGAATCTTCAACCGGTCGTTAATTTCTTGGGTCATTTCGTTAAATGGCAGACATCCATAGCCACTGAGAATCTATACAAGGATGGGGTAGCTTGCTCTAAATACGCTTCATTCATGCGTGATGAGGTATATCCGTTAGGCATAAGATTCTTTACCAATACAGGATACAGGACGGCTAGATTCCCGCTTATCCCTCGTCCGGCCACAAGGGAGGAGATGGAGGTTATCGTTGATGAGGACGGTAACTCTGACGACCTGTCGGCTGCGTCGGTGCTGGAGAACAACCCGCAGTGCGCGGGGAACAGCCGCCGTCATCTTTGGCAGTTTAAGAATACGGCAAAAATCATAAACGACCCATCTTGGGGATTTGATGATTTTGGAGGAGAATGTAAGAATCAGTTAGATGTCAAGCAGCTCAGATATGTAGAGCAGGAATATGCCACGGTAGGAGAGACCCAATTCGTTATCAATACGATGGGGGAAGATGTTACGGTAGATGATGCTATTGATTATATCGCTGACAATATAGAGAATCTGTGTGATCTTATAGAATCCAATGTAGGCATTACTGACGAGTTATGTGCGGCTATATCGTTACCTGAGGATCAAGATGGTATAAAGGCTCCCGATTTCCCTAGTGGATGTGATGATATTGAGAGGATAGAGACCAGGACTATATTGGATAAAAACTCTTTGGTGGATTCTAGGATTGATTTTACATATAAGCTGGCTAGTGATTATGTGGAGACCGAGCCTACTACATTAATACAAAGTAATGCCGAGTCACAAAGGAAGTTCTCTGTATTGTGTGATTTCGATAATTATTCCAGTGGAGGTAAGAATATCATAGATCTGGTTCAGGAATGGCTGGATGGTCAGGATGAGGATAAATTCCCGTCTGATATAGACTCCTCCGCCCTGGTCTTGTGTCAGGATATGTCTAATGTCCGGCAGTTATATGATGAGGGTATATGTACTAATGGGTGCTCGGTAGGTGATCCTCATGTGAATCCTACTATTAACGATGTTCAACTTCCTACATTCCAAGGGGGTAGGTCATTGGGTAAGTGCACATATTTGTATCAATATCCCGGATGGGAAGGAAAGAAGCATACGGAGACGATGCTTGATCAGTTAATGGATACGATGGAGGCTTATTTCCCCCAATATGAGAGTCAGTTTGGTATCGAGAACGCCATGTGTCTTTTTGGCGATGGTGATAATTCTAAGTTCAATACCAGCATATCTACTGATTGGGAAAGTCGTGTGTCTGTGCAGAATGATATTGACGCCAAGACCAATTGGTTAGGTAGAAGCAACTTGACTTATTTCAAGTTCTATCCACATGTATCCTCATACGCCAGATGGGTGGAGTTGGATTACGAGAAATACATAAGTGGTTTATCCGATCCTGATAACGGTATTATGTATATAGAGATGATGGGTAACTATAATTATCCGATCGGCGACTCATCATCATACAATAAGGTTCGTATAACGTTTTTCTCGGACAAGGAAGGTACCGTGGCTCCTAATCCTTTGGCTAATGATGCCAAGAAAGGTGTTATAGTGAATTACGTGGATCATAAGATATTTATGATGCCAAAGTACTTGTTCTGGGATGATGACAAGACTACTTTCCATAAGATATATGTTTGCATCGAGCCTGCGGTATGCGTGTTCTTCACCGGTTTCGCCATGAGGCTGGACATGAAGGAGCTTGCCGGATTCTATACGGCCGGCACCGCCATCTTCCCCGCCCCGTTCTGTTTTGGCATTCGGCCACTAGAGGTGAAATACGTATTCTTCTTCACGAAAGAATTGAAATTAAGAAGATTTGTCACCTATGAGGCGAAATGTATCTCATGTGGAGATAAACCCGCTGATTGCGCTCCCAGACCATATCAGTACGGTGATTTCGGATATTGGGAGTCTACCAATAAGTATCCGGCTAATTTTGAGTTGTATGATTCAAGCAAGATCGGGATATCATCGGGAGGATCAAAGAGGAAGGACATAATAGATTCTTTGACGAAATACTATGGGTCTCCTAAATCAGTTGGGGGTAAGTCTTATTTCACCGGTAATGGGGATAACGCTGAGTACCCCAATACGTCAACCACGTTTTGTCAGAGACCTATACGTCATTACAAGTTTCCGGATAACTCTGTCGCTCCTTTCATGGGTAATCCGTCTCAACTGACCGGTCAATATGGAGTTGACTCCTATATTTATCCTATGGGGGTGATGCTTGATGACGATATCGTTAATGAGTTTCTGGATATAGCGGTAGAGAACGGTCTTATAGATAAGGCTAGAAGAGATTCTATAATAGGATATGAGTTGTATAGGGGCGATAGGACGTTGGATAAGAGCGTTATCGGAACTGGTCTGGCTTATGATATGTTTAAGTACGATGATCCCGACGGATCGGCTAACCTTTATCCTAATTACCCTTACAACGATTTGTCTGATGATATGTATATCTATAAGGATATTAATCGTGAGAAATTTATAACGCATCCGTTTAACAGGAGGGGTAATATCTGGTATTCATTCTTAAGCCCTGATATTGCCTTTAACAAGCCTGACGCTCCCACCGAGTGCCTTGTTGATGGTTATCAATTAGGTAAATCCTCCGGTATATTCAGGGAGGTGGAGGATCACCCTAAATGGACGATATTAGGGAGTAAGGCTTACAGTATGGCAACATCATTGGCTACGGTGGAGGCTATGGCTAATTTAATATCCGCTATAGCTGAGTATACATATCAGTCGGCTTCACAGCAATATGTCGGTGGAGGCGTGTTCTTTTTAGCCAACCCTGTCGGCATAGCGCTGACGGCTATCCGTCTGGCTACAGGTATCGCCAAGGCCACAGCCCAGTCCGTGGTGGATATAGGCAAGTATAGGTATCAGTGGTTAACGGCATTGATAGATAGGGGACCTAGACGGAACTATGCTTATTATTATACTTCTGTCGCTCATTATAATTTATTTTACCAAAAAATAGGGGAGTCAGAGTTACGTGGATTGTCAACGGCTAAATATATCAAGAGCGGGTTATATCCGGTAACAGATATCTCTTCGCAAGGGGAGACCGTAGGCGGTAAGCCTATTATCATAAACAACCTCGATCGTGAGCATTCATTGTTCATGTCATTTGGTATGGATAAATATATGCTTGAATATCCGGAGTTGGTTTCAAGTTACGATACCAGCCGTATTCAGGATGAGTGTAATATTCGTAACGATGAGGTGGCTGGTATGACGCCTCATTTTATGACACGTGAATCTTTCGTATCCTGTCCTTATATGAGGATAAAGAAATATTCTCCGGCTCAATACGGGCAGATAGAGGATATCAGGTGGGTATCGTTAGGTGGTTGCGGGTTGATGGATAAGGATAAGCGTAAACCTGTTTTTGGAGGTGATGTATTTATATCAAGATTCTCGCTTAAGAGGAAGATGCCTATGTTTTATTTGACTCAGTTCGGTCAGGGGGACATGATACCATTCCCTTATTATGATTATCGGAACATCGGGTATCCCCGTTATTTCGTTAATTACGACACCGGTGAGGATTATCTTAATAAGACCGATACGGATACCGGATCGCTATACTCTTTCCCTAGCCGGAAGAGCGCTTATGAGATGGTTTGCAAGACCGGAGATATGTATCTTAGCGGTCGTTTCTTCCTATATTTCTATGGCATACCTCAGTTCCTTGTGGAGTCTGAGATCAATTGCAATTTCCGTATAGCCGGGCCTGAGCCTTACGAGGGGTTCTATCCGGAGGTAGGGGATTATATATCATGGACTCAGGAGCGTAATGTCCCTATATCAAGGGATAATGTGTTTAAGATAAGTCCTGTGTATAAGAATCGTTTTACGCTAGGCGGAAGGTCATTACCAGAGACGTATGATAGCAATTTTTGGGACTGCGCTTACCAAAGACCCAACGGCGTCATATGGAGCACCGCCGACGTGTCGGAGAACGGCATGACCGATCCTTGGCTGTCGTACAAGCCTATGGATTACCATGAGTTCAAGACCTCTTTCGGGAAACTTATAAGCATGAAAGGGATAGAGTCGGATCAGATACTGGCTCGTTTTGAGAATCAGGTAGGGTTGTACAATGCCATAGACGTGTTGGCGGAGAGAATATCCCCGGAGAATAGCGAGCTAGGGACAGGTGGTCTTTTCGCCTCTCGTGGCATTGAGTATAATAATACGACGTTAGGATATTCCGGAACCCAGAGTCGGGATATGATCAGTTGTGAGTTTGGGCATTTTTGGGTCGATTTAAGGCGTGGTCAGGTGTTTAAGGTAGATTCTAATGGTAGGAATCTTACGGAGGTCACACCGGGGCTTAGAAACTGGTTTAAGGAGCATCTTCAGATGAAGATCATCCGTAGCCGGATATATAACGCTGATACGGACGCTGAGTTGTCTTATTATGATATTGATAACAAGTTTTTTGGTATAGGGTTGTCCATGGGTTGGGATAATAGGTTTAAGAGGGTTCTGATAACCAAGAAAGATTATATACCGGTAGGGAATCCGAGCGAGTATCAATTCCGTGGCGGCCGGTTCTACAGGAACGGACAGGCGGTGGAGTTGCAGGACGCCAGCCATTTCACGGACGTCTCGTTCACCGTTGGATATAACTGCCTGAAGGGTGAGTGGAAATCATATTTATCCTACACCCCTGATTATTATATCGAGCACCAGCATTATTTCCAGTCCGGAAAGAACTACTCAAGTGAAAGTCAGGAGATAGGTTTATGGTCTCATGGTTTGACCAACCAATCGTATCAAGTATTTTATGGTAAGCTATATCCGTTTGTTATAGAGGTTCCGGTACGTGAGCAGTATGTGAATAAGATCCTCACCAACTACCAGTATCGGATGGATGCCAGAAGGTATCAGGATGAGGTTAATTACCAAATTCTTAGGACTACCGGATTCAATAAGGCATGGTTTTATAACGATACCAACAACAGTGGTGAGCTTCGGATGGTTATCGCCGACAAGAACGATATGAGCCAGCGGTTAAGGTATCCTGTAACCAATGATGATAGCCGTGAGATACTGGTGACGGAGGTTGATCAGAAGATAAATATAAATGACTATTTTAACGAGGTCAAAGACGATACGAACAATCTTCCGATATGGGTTAAGGATGTGAATGACATTGGCCGGGAGATCGACCCCAGGGCTGTCGATTATCATCGGAGGTGGCGTGATCGTCTTCGTGGCGATTGGTTCTTGGCTAGGTTCGTTAATGACATCGAGAGTCGGTTCAAGATGATAGTACGTTGGTTTAGTAATGATGAGAAAGTTTATTGAGGTGATTATATACCTTTAAATATTTGATGTTATGGCAGCAGGGGAAATTAGCAGTAAAAAGAAGGGCAAATGCCCGAAATCAGGATGTATCAAGAAAGTAGGGAGTGATTGGCGAGTGGTCAGTAACAAGACAGGTAAGTTGTGGCCAGCTAAGTACAAGTCCAAGGAGAAAGCTAAAGGGGCTTTGGCTGCTTATCACATGCATTAGCGTATAAACGGGTACATGATTTATTATGTGCCCGTTTCGTGTTTTTAGGCTTATGAGATTATAGTTATCTTTGTGAAAAATGTAGTATATGTCTAAGAAGAATAAACCGGAGGAAATCCCATCGTGGATAAAGGATTTATATAAGAAGGATCTTGACCGGGTTGTCAATGGTGAGCGTCCTATGTATTTCAGGGGTATGGGTGATAGTCCTTTAAGGAACGTATCCCCGGAGTTTGATATCCTTAGCGGAGGAGCCGCAGTTAAAGGCATGAATGGGATAAGAGGTGCGTTGTCCCCGTTGAATAATGGCATGGGTAATTATAATTTCAGTATCAGGGGTATAAATAAGAAGATCGGTGAGTTGGTTGATGAGGCGGGGCTATATTTACCTGAGAAATTAAGACCTATATATCGGACTGTGGTGGATGCTATGTCGAGTTCCAAGGATAAGGGGTTGGGTCATATCACGCAGCCGTTGGCCAACGCCCTGTACCCAGCTGACGAGCGACGGGCCCGGCGTCTGGACGGGGAGCACCCCGTTGGTTATGAGGATGCCATAGACGGTATATGGCCTAGGGGGAAATATGGGCTATGGGGAGAGAAGATGGATAAGAAACAAGGGGGTGGATATGTGGCTTCAAGGGATAACACCTCCGTTGGATCTAGTGGCATAAATCTTAATACTGAATATGGCAAGAAGATAAACGATGGAGTTGACATTACCGAGATTATAGCTGGAGGTATCCCTATTATTGGGGATGTTATGGATGTGAGAGATTTTGTGGAGTCATCGAAGGCTGGGGATGGTTTAGGAATGACATTATCAGCTTTAGGGCTATTCCCGGTATTAGGTGAATTTTTTTCTTTCGCTAATAAAGTAAAGAAGATTCCTCTGCCAGAAGATAAACGTAAATTGTATGATTTTCTTGTAGATAATGATCTTGTAGATAAATATGTTCATGATGAACCTTTGGTTAGGGATTTTTTTAACAAGGATGTCCATGAGAGAATTTCAAGGAATTATAATGATCTTCCTGATTCTTATAAGGCGGCTGTGGATTTGATGATTGATAATGGTGTTGATCTCCAAAATATAAATGATGTGTCTAACAAGCATATTAAGGATAAGATAGATTCTATGCTTGATGATAATGGGAAACGGTTGGAAGAAGCTTACAATCTAAGGGTATCAGCGGATTCTGATTTTGATGATTTTAGATATGAGGTATCCTCCGCTTTGGATAATAGTAATGCTAAAGGGTTTTATACTAGTAAATACAATAAGGTTGTTACTAGGAGTGATGAGAGTTTATCTAACCTATCTCATGAGTTTAGACATAAATATGATTCAAGTAATAATTATAATAAGATTTATTTATCCGAAAATGATAAGTCATTATTAAAAGACGCTTATAGGGCTAAACCAAACTCATCAAGTGATGAGATATCAGAGAAAATAGCTTTTAATACTCAAGCCAGATTTCGCTTGTGGAATAAATTTTATAATACATATGGAAGGACTCCATCTGTTGATGACCTTGATAAGTATATCGATAGCATGGATGAGATTGATGTGTATAACCTTGTGAGTGGTATAGGTAGCAATTATGCTGGTGATTATTCTAATAACATGCTTGGAGCTACTGGAGAGGTATTGAAAGAATCATCGGATAAAATAAAAAAAGCCATTAAAAACGTTCCTGCTATTTTGCCGGCGGCTATAGTTGGTAAGATGTTGATGGATGATGATAAGGAGAAGAAAGATAAGGGCGGGTCTGTAAGCACAGGTAGGGCTTATGGAGATGGTAAATATGTAATTGATCCTGATAGATCAGAGGATAATAAGATGGCTGTGTATGATGAGATATGGGATTATCTGACCGATAAGAAGGGGATACCACAAACTCAAGCTATCGGCATCCTATCGAACATCGCCGCCGAGTCCGGAGGGGACACCGATGCCCTAGGAGCCGCCGGTGATTTTGGCATCCAACAATGGCTTGGACCGAGGAAGAAGGAGCTACAGCGCAGGTATGGGAAGAAACCGACATTGACACAGCAGTTGGATTATCTCGTGGATGAGTATCAAGGCAAGGTTCCGGGGTTAGGTTGGAATTACATCAATCAAGGAAAGTTTTTTGACAAGGACGCTCAAGGTAATGTATATAATTACTATATGTATTCTAAATCCGATTTCGATAACGCCGTCAACTACAAGGACGCTACCGTGGCATGGAATCAAGGATACGGTAGGCCTCTTGGATCGACCTTAAGAAATGAGAAGAGATTTGAGTTCGCTGATATGTTCGCTAATAGGTATGGTGTCCCGGAGAACGAGCCAATGAGATACGAGTTCGGACAGCGGGATTCGGGCACGGGGGACGGAGGTCAGCAGCCCGTACCTGAGACGGTAGCCCCTGCCGATCCTTCTTTGGCTTCCCGCTCTTCCATGGATAGCTGGTGGGAGAAGGAAGGCCAAGACCTGTTATATAAGATGCTAGCTCAATCCGGCGCTAACAAGAAAGCTATAGAGGACATCGCCAATAATATTAAGAATGATCCTCAATCGGAGGCGCAGATAGCGGAGGCCGAGCGTATGCGTAGGGAACAGGCAAAAAGGCAGTTGGTTCTTAATATGATACCGGGGTTAAGCCTTAACATAAAAGGTGTGAGCAGAAATAATAGTTAGTATTTTAATGATAAATAATTTGTTATGAATAAGTTGTTGTTTTTATTTGATATGTTATTTAAGGGGACTTGTTTTACCCCCCCCCCTAGTAGTTTAGGATGGGAGAATAGATGGGTAGATGCTATGGCTGATGATAGGAGGATGGTTATAGCATTGTTAGTAAAATATCTAAGGGGAGGTATGTTATGAGAAGACGTGTAATGATAGGCCCCAAAAGCTTGGATGTATTGTATACATACACTTATAATAGTAATAATTACCATACATTTGTAGCTCCAAAGTCGGCGTATTATTATGTTGAGTGCTGGGGTGGTCAAGGTAATTATGGTTACAATGATAGCGAAGATAGGTTTACCAGATCTAATGACCCTGGGTATGGTGGATATGTGGCTGGATTTATCAAGTTAGTTGGTGGTGATATCATTTATGTGTATTGTGGAAATGGTGGACTTAAGCAGACGAGTAATGTTGTAAAATATAATTATAATGGAGGAGGTTCAGGGCATTCAATGACTAATGAGAGCGCTGGAAGGTATATCTATGAGGGAGCCGGGGGCGGAGCTACAGATTTGAGGTTGTCCAACAATAGCGATCCTCTAAACGTAGATTCTTTAAAGACCCGTATTATGGTAGCCGGGGGAGGCGGTGGAGGATGTGAGTATTATTTTATTGGGCATGGAGGATCAGCGGGAGGGTTGAAGGCGTATCTGGGGGGCTATGCCAAGGGAACTCCTGCATCCCAAGTAGCGGGAGGATCTAACTCCGACAATAATTTAACTAACGGAAATAGAGGTCTATTAGGAGTGGGAGGAGGATGTGGCTTTGATGGCGTTTCGTATTCCTCTGGTGGAGGAGGAGGCTTTTATGGAGGACCAAGCGGCGGGATATCGTCGAACGCTATTCAAGCTGGTGGTGGAGGGTCCTCGTATATATCCGGTCATCCGGGATGCGTGAAATATGATAAATATGTATTTACTAACACTAAGATGATAGATGGGAACGGGTTCGTATGGACAGATGTGAAAGGGGAATTAGAAAAAATGCCTAATCCTTTGGGTGGATTATATGATTTAGGAAAGGGACATATAGGCTCTGGATATTGTCGTATATCTATATTCCAATAAATATTTATATATCTAATCAGTTTAGTGTTATATTTGCGAAGTAATTAAACGTTTTAGATATGAAAAGATTGTTATTTTTATTTGCTATGTTATTGACGCCGTTCGCTTTGATGGCGCAAGAGGTAATCCCATCAGAAGGGGCTATCACTATTGATTTAACTACCTTCACCGGCATCATGGCTTTTGTCACGATGTCAGCTACGCAGTTAGCCAAGGTAGTGCCGTATATTGACACCCATAAGTGGGCTAAAGTCCTATCCGCCGTAGTCATAGGTATGCTGGTTTGTATATTAGCGTGGTTTCTAAAGGTGTCTCCATTGCTTATAGGGAGTGAATGGTGGGAGGCTCTATTATATGGAGTGGCTGTAGGTCTCAGTTCTGCCGGTTTCTATGATTTGGTTAAGGCTATAGGGTCATTATTCATAAAAAGAATTTAATTCTGTACATAATAATAGCATTTGCTGAGAGACTCATCGTTGTGAAATGATGAGTCTCTGTTTTTTTAAATTATCTTTGTGTCAGAACGAAATTAATTAGACATGAGCAAATACGTAATCAAGAGGAAGATACCTAAATATCAAGAGGCCGGGGAAGTCGGGTCGTATATGCTTGGTAATATGGATGGCATACAAGGGCTAGGCATAGAGCCTTTGGTGAATACCAACCAAGGATTACCCGCTTCGGTCAATCCGCTAGGGATATATTCTTTGGATACTCCAGATCAGTTGAGGACTAAATACGCTAATGCTTTTGATCATGATAATATGTTTCCGGCTAGCTTCAAGGGTAGTTTGCAACGTATAGCTGAGAATTATCAGGACAATGGTATTACGCTTAATAACATAACCGTTAATGATGTTGATAAGTCTAAGACCGGTTCGGGTGAGACGGATGTCTTTGACTTTACCACTATTCCTTATTATGGCGCTGATGATATAGGATCTAGGTTTACCCAGATGGGTCGTGGTATAGGACGTATGAGAAGCGAGGGGTATGGTGATTTATCCACTGGAGCTAAAACAGCTAATACGATAACTACCATAGCATCAGGAATTAGTGGTATCATGGGGCTGGCTCGTAACGTGGTTTCTGGGATAGCGTCAGAGAAAGGTACTCGTACCAATATCAGGTTAGCTCAGGAACGTGAGGCTAGACAAAGAAGACAATCCCAGATGCAGTACAAGGATGGTGGGGGTGTTTATCTAGGACCTAATAATAGGGTCGATAGCGGAAGCCTTACCGGTGAGTACCTGTATCCGTTACCTAAGTCGATGGAAGATCAAGCCAACGTAGAGGTCGAGAAGGGTGAGTACGTGACGCAGCCCGGAGAAGCGCCGATGGAGGCTATGGGGCAGAAGCACGCCGATGGTGGAACCCCCGTTTCCTTGGAGCAGGGAACGAAGGTTATTACCGACGACACAACCATAGAGCCGGATTTCGCTAAATACATCAGAGATACGTATGGGATCAAAGCCACGCCTAAGGATACGTATGCTACGTTAATGGACAGGTATAAGGCTAAGATCGGTCTTAAACCGGCTTACGATGATCAGAAAAAGGCGCTGGAGAAGCTGAAGAAAAACGATAAGATAGATGACGAGAATACAAGGCGTTTAAACGCCTCCGTATTATCCAAGGCTATAAATGATAGCAACGATATCGTTAATGGATTAGAGGGAAGATTTACGGACTTCGCTAACGTCATATACAAGGAGCAGGAAGACCGGAAGATAAAGAAGGATGAGGATACGTATTTCGCTAAGGGTGGTGAAATAGATAACATCATATCCAGATCCATGAAAGAATACGGTCTTACGGAGGAGGATATAGCTGAGGCTAAGAAAGAGCTGCTTAAGAAAGTGGCTGGTATTCGCCAGAAGATGGAGATAGGAGGCACGTCTTTGTTCGGTCGTAAATTAACTTTCCGCCCGATCGAGAATAGGTTCAACAATGATCCTAACTATTTCGGTTATCAACGCCAAGGAACTGATGGCTCTTATGGAGGTATTAATACGGATGAGAGGTTGAATTATTATAAGACATTCAATCCGGTCGCTTACGATGCTTATATGGGAGCTTCAGAGGGCGCTAGGACTAGGGCGTTGCAAGACGCTATCTACGGTCAGACAAGTAGCTGGATGGGCTTGGCTACGGCTGAGAACCCGATCATCGCCAACGCCGAGGCGCTTCGGGATTACACGACGCTCGTTTCCTTTGGCGGTGAGGATAGTCAAGGTAATTACCCGGAAGACAAGAAAGCCGCATATCATGATAGGATGAGAGACAATAAATTAGGTTTGTTTACCACATCTCGCCCTATGATCGGTCTAGACGTTGTTACAGAGGAACAGCATAAGGCTCTTAACGATGCTGGTATCACCCATTTTAGCCAACTATTCTCTGACAAGAACAAGGATGTCGTTAATAAGATACTTGGCGAGGATATGCTTAAGATGCAGGCATTGAGATCCATGAAAGGAATGGAAGGTCTTGATTTTATACTTGATCCTCATAAGGTGGCTCCCGGTCCTATGGATATAGGTGATGTGGAGGAACCTGATGTTAAACTGGATATGCCTGAGCTGATTGATCCCAATACACTCCCTAAGACCAATACAAATGCCGGTAAGTCGAACAGCGGCAATGGAGGCAGGAATATAGTGGGTGGCGGTCTTGACTTCCCCGAGGTATTTAGGATGACCCCGGGAGCCGTGACAACGGAAGGTCTGGAAAGGCATTACGCTCCTACCGTGGATCCGGTGTTGAGATCGGCTGATCAGTATATGGTTGAGACCAATCGTGCTTTCCAATCACAATTGGATCAGATGGGTAATGTCCCGGATTCCCAAAGAGGGGCATTATCGTCTAATTTACAGGCTATAATGAGTTCCAATATAGGTAAGTACATTAATGAGGTAGAGCAAGGTAACGTGGCTCAAAGAACTTGGGCTGATAATGTCAATTCTCAATCATGGGCGAATACTTACGACAAGAACATAGCCCAACGTCAAGCTTATCAACAACGGATATTGCAGGGGTTGGCTATTAATGACGAGAACTGGGCTAGGTATTTCGATAGCGTAAATGACGAGATCCAGCAGAAGTGGAATACGGCTACGACCATGAATACATTAAGGTCTATATTCGGGGATGTAAAGATCGGTCCTAATGGGCAGTTGATCGCTGATCCTCAAGGAGATATATTGAGTTATAGGAGATTATATCCCGCTCAGGAAGTAACTAAAGGCAAGAAAGGATAAAGGATGGCTTCACAATATAGTATATTAAGGAATTACGGCAAGTACGTATCACCCTACAACATGGATGTTATGATGCAGGGGATGGGGTACATGCAGCAGAAGATAGATACCAATCGGCAGGCTATAAACGAGTATGCTGATTATATTATCAATTCTGACATTATAAAACCTCAGGACAGGGAATATCTTCAGAACAGGTTAAATGGATTGATACAGGACGTGAATAACGTGTATCGTAAATCTAATTTGGCTTCTGACGGTATAGCCAGAAGCATACAGGCTCGCCTTGGGGAGGCTCTGGATACCCGTGTGTTGAATGCTATTGCCGGTACTAGGGAGATCCGGGCTTTTAGCGAGAAGATGGAGGATATGAAGCTGAACAATCCCAAGATGTATAGTCCTATAAACGAGGCTGAGGCTTTTGCGGATGCCGTGGCTTGGATGAATGACGGTCAGGTAGGGACACGTCTTAATCCTATACATTATACTCCTTATACGGATTATCACGCTGAGATTGATGAGAAGATGAAGAATTTCATCTCCCTTAACAAGGGGAAGAAAGTCAATGTACCGGTGACTGATGCCAATGGTAACAGGACGGGCGAGATGCGTGAGATGTATATAGATGAGATGAGTTACGCTCAGGTCAGGGATATAGCTATGGCTTCTATATCTGAGAACGGTAAGGCTCAGATGCAATTAGAGGGAAGATATATGGCTAGAACGAATCCTGACTTGTTTAATGTTCAAAGCACCTCTGATTTCCTTAAAGGGTATATTGATGATTTCAGTGTCAAGGAAGAATCCATACGAGCCAAGCTAAAGGGTGTTGGCAATGACAAGGCCAAGAGGGCTAAGTTGGAGTCGGAGCTGGCGGATATTATCAAGCAGAGAAATGATTTCGTGGAGGAGGCCGAGGGCGTTATCGGTAGCAACTACAGCCCGGAGCGAGCCGGCATGTTCATGGTACGGCAGCAGTTCCTTCGTGGCGTTGGACTGAGATGGTCTTACAATAACTCATACGAGACGTTGGGTGTTGATGATTATTATTTCAAGGCTAATCAACAGATGATTGAGAAAGCTAAGTTTAATGAGACAAAAAGGCATAATCTAGCCATGGAGAAAGCAGCGTTGATGAGAGCCAGCAAATCGGGTAAGTCGGAGAATGGAGGTGGCGGAGGTGATGACACGACCGGGCCTACCGTGGTTACCAAGAGCGCAAACCTTGACGATGTGAGCATAAGCGATGAGTTCATGAACGGGTTTATAGCCAATGAGAGGGCGGTGACTACCGGCATGGGTAATTTCGTTAAGTCATTATCAGATGACGCTAGAAGGAAGATCGACGCATGGGCATCTGATCATGAGAATAGTAACGTGGTCAAGGATATGGATAACGATCAGGTTATCATGGCTTATTTCAAGGCCAATGGAGGGTCAAGGAATGAGTTACTTGATTACAATGGTCAGGATAGTTATTTGAAGCTTCTTGGATTAAATACCCAAAGAGGGAAGTATAATAAGATCAATGATGGATTCAATAAGGCGAGCAATGCTGTTTTGGATGGTATTGATACTATAATTCAGAGAGAAGCTAGATTGGACAGTGGGTCAGGTATAGATATTAGTTATGGATTCGGCACATTCAATCTTGGAGATATTAATAACAATGGCGATAAGGTTTTTGATATAAATGGTATAAACGATATAACATTAAATGATTGGAGTAAGTTGTCCGCTTACAGCTCTTTGTTAAATGATAATATAAATACTATTAATTACGGTGTTGAAGGAGAAATGCCTCATGTATCAATGGATTCGGGTCAATCAGGTGTCTTATTGGATCGTGTGAATGATTTAATGGGAACGTCTTTTTCGCTTGATGATATTGAATCTATAATGTCTCTTGCCGTATCTGGGGCTAGTAAGAATAAGCACATTGAGGAAATAAGAGATAGGTTTTCCGGGGATAACAGGGCGATCGCTGTCGCTACCGCTATATATGATGAGGCTCATAAAGAGAGGAATGATTTATTAAGACATAAATGGAGTCGTGGGGATTTAGGTAGGATCGCTGATGACGCTAAACGTGCTGGCGAGGATTACCTGAGACAATATCGTCATGAGTATGCCGAGCGTGAGTATATCTTCTCCGGTGATTATCCGTCTAAAAGTCAAGAAGAGAAAGATTATATAAAGGTTAGTGACCTATTTACCCGTGGTGGCGGTTTTATTCCTAAGGATAAGGATAATGCCAATACGAAGATAACGTTTACCATATCCCCTATAGGTGATGGTAATTATCAGATCATTGGCAATAATGGAGGTGATGGTCGATCTGTTGTTGAGGTAAGCGAGGCTGATCTGGCTGCGAATGGACTTACTTTCTACAAAGAGGATGTAAGCATCCCGTCCGAGACCTATGATTCCGGTGTCGTACCCATATCTTTCGCCAGCTCAAGCAACAAAGCTTATGGGAAGATGGCTAAGTCATTGTTGGTAGCTCCATTCGCTTACGCCAGCGGGGCCAAGGACACGGTAATGCCTTATATAGATATGTTTACGAATATAAATGACGGTAATATCAGGAAGAATCAGATGATGATCGCTACTGACGTGTTGTTCGATAACGCTTCTATGTACGAGTTAAGGGCTTCCGGATATAAGTATAATAATGGTTCTTCTGGGATAAATGTTGATATATATAGCAAAGGAGGGGCTAGAGAGGGTAATACCCCGTTGTATTCAATTGATCTGGATGGCGTTAACTATGCTGATGAGGTGGCTAGAAAGATTGACTTCTGTCCTCAGTATTATTTGGTCATGGCATGGCAACAGATACTTAGCAAGGAGAATGAAGTATATTGGAGGAGCGAGGGAAGATCTACTACTGATGATTTCGAGAGCTTCATCTCGCCCATAGCTGATATGATTGATCAGGAGATAAGAAACAGGAATAACGGAAATAGTGGAAATAATGGAAACAATGGAAATCTATAATAATACCTCTAACGGAAAGGATCTTGCCGAGAAGTACAGATATCCTACCATAAACGTAGATAATATAAAGGCTATTGGTACGGATCCCTATGATATACCGGATCGTGACCTGCCTCCGGTATTGGATCCGTATTCCGCTTCCGAGAGATCAAAGTCCCAGATACCGTCATTGTCGGAGAGGATCAAGAATACTGTTAAGACAAATTATTATGATGATATGAAACATATGTCCCCATTAGGATATATGGCTTCTGATCAAAGCTATAAGGGCAGGTTTAATCTTACTGGTCCGGAGATATCGTTGGAGGATTCAAGGTATCGACTTAGTAGCGGTACTTGGATACCTAAATACGAGTCTTATATCCCCGGTGTAGATAACGACTCACGTTTATCTAGGAGTCAAGGTAGGACTGAGAAATGGATGAGAGGTTTGGGGAAATTTGTAGGTAAGGCCGCTTTATATGGATTAGGTGGTGTTATTCAGCCTTTTTATGGTATTTACGCCGGTGTATCCAGAGGTAATTTTAACGCTGTTTTTGATAACGATTTTACGAGATGGTTGGATGATCAGGACAAGAAGATGGATTACGGTCTTGCTCATTATTACAATCGTGAGGAGCGGGATATGAATTTCCTTCAAAGCATGACCACGGCTAATTTCTGGTCTAACGATTTTTTATCCGGTCTTGCTTTTACCGCTGGAGCCATATTATCGTCAGCCGTATATTCCGGCGCTGGATTGATGAACTTAGCTCGTACGGGAGCTAGGGCGGGCGTGGCTTTGGCTAGGATAGGCAAAGCGGCTTCGGATACCAAGAAAGCGTTCGGCGTCTACCTTAGGGCCGCCCGTACGGGACGGAGGATAGGCAAGGGACTGGACACCCTCGCTTTCCTTGGCACATCTACCTCGTGGGAGGCGTCTGTCGAGGCCAGAAGCATGCTGATGGAGGCTGAGGAGAATTTCAGGCAGTCTTACCGTAACGCTTATGGAAGGGAAGTCCCATATGAGGAGCTTATGAAGTTCAGAGCTGACAATGCCAATGCCGCTAATGCCGTATTTGCCGCCAACGTCGGCATATTGTCATTATCCAATATAGCTATGTTCGGCGATATGTTCGGCATGGATCTTGGTGTGGATAAGTTCATAAAACGCAATATATTTGGCGTAGGTGCCGAGAGGATGGATAATGGTACGTTAAGAGCCATAACACCAAAGAAATGGCAGAAGGTAGCCGGAAATACGTTCAATATCATCAAGCGCCCAGTGTCAGAGGGTCTGTATGAGGAAGGTCTTCAGGGAGTGGCTAGTAAGTCCGCCAAGGATTGGGTAGAATCAAGATACAATCCTATGGCTATCCGGCAGAATATAGGCTATATGGAGGCTATAAAGAACGGGTTCAAGGAAACATACGGGTCTAGTCAAGGCTGGAAGGAGATCGGCATCGGTATGATTATCGGATCGGTTATGGGTGGAAAGACCTTTGGAGGTATAAAGGAATGGAGCCAAGACATGTCCCGGAACAAGGGGATGGTGGAGGCCTACAACACCAATGCCGGCGCCTTGACTACCGCCGCTATCCGTGCTATTCGTGGCAGTATGGCTCTTAACGCTCAATTATCAGGCTTAAGTACGGATAATAACGCTGACGATATACCTAATTCTAGAATCGTAGATAAGACTTTTAGTGATGCCGTATTCAACCGTCTTCGTTATGATCAGGAAATGGGGATGTTAGATGATACTAAGGAGAATTTCAAGACAGTCATCGAGTCTATACCTAATAGCGATATAGCCTCCGATATGAATATGACAGATGAGCAGGTAAATGAGTATAAGTCCAACCTTATCAGTGAGTTCAATAAGAAGGTTGATAATTTTACTATGGCCAGCAGATTTGCCGACTCCCTTACCGATGGTATATCCAATAGATCATTTAACACCTATATCTCCAACATGGCTTATAACGGTCTTGAGGCTAAGGATAACTTGGATGATATCGCTAATCAGTTAGGAAGGATATACAATACGGATATAGGACCTGCTTTAGATATATATTCCCATCTTAATCCCGATTCTAAGAAAGCCCTTGATGATCTTCGGAAGCTTACGGATGATATACATAAGATGGAGAATGATATTTTAAAACTTCAGCAAAAGGTCGCATCGAAGGAGGCAATTGAATCTGATAAGGCTAAGTTGGCTGAGGAGAATGATAGGCTTCTTAAATTGACAGAGGAAAGAATTGCCTTGGAGAGGGAATTGGCTACATTGGTTAATTCTGAGGTAGATATATCTAAGCTATTCTTGAATAGCGATGACTCGAAGATCAGTGCCGCTGATCTTATGGCGGCCTACGAGACTATAATTGATTTTGAGAATATCGTATCCACTCGTGGGGTTGAGAATCATAAGGAGGCTATGGCGTTACTTAGCGAGTATCGTCACAATCTTGTAGCCTACAAGAATATAAATGAGTCTCTTCGTCGTATGCGTGACAGAAGATTCATCCGGGCGCAGGAGCGCGGGTTCATGAAGATATTATCGAACGCATGGGGTAAGACTTATGAGGAGGATGATAGCAAGTACGACTTCAGGAATACTGATAATCCTGATGCCAACGCTCTTTACGCTAACGACCAAGCCATAGACAAGGCTTATCAAGATGGTCTTATAGGAGAGGATGAGGCGTTTATGTTCAAGACATATAATCATATGATAGCCAGATCTATGGAGAACGAGATTAAGACCGATGAAGGTAATATAGTCGAGAGGGTTCCTGATGATGAGGATATCATAAATCCTTCTGAAGATAGAATCAATAATATAGCTATAAAGATATGGAACGGTAATGAGGATGTCTTATCTCCTAGGGAGAGACAGATATATGATAATAACAAGCCTCGTGTCGATAGTCTAGTTAACGGGTTTGGGGATAATCCTATTTCAAGGATCAATAAGGCTAGATCGATAATAGATAGATTGAAGACCCATGATAATATTTATGATAATATCAAGGACGCTGTTGATGATATTGTAGATATGAATATCAATGGTCTTGATCAGGATCAGGTTAAGGAGTCTATAAAGACCTATAACGATCTTATGAATGAGGCTGACAATGGCAATGAGATTGATCAGGATAAGCTTAATGAGGCTATTGATATTATCAATAATTATTCCGATGGGCCTCTTCTTCAATTCGTGGAATGGATGAGGTTGTATGATAACGGAAGTATAGCTGTCAAGGATTACGATAAATCCATACCTATGGGTGATGTCCTCACAGAGAGCGAACCCGGGACATCCACCGGCAGGGCGGAAGTTAACGCCGCCCAGAATCCGGTGGTGTTGATGGCTCAGAAGAGAGAGATCGGTGGGGTTATGTATTATGAAGTTGGCGGAATGAGACTTGACAGGTTTATGGACAGTCTTGGGCTTAAAAGATCTGATGCCACTGATACTGATAATGGAAGGGTGATGGATTTCACCAACGGAACCGACATATTTACTGTTATAGAGTCAGATAACCACTCAAGATGGATGATTAGCGAGGATGACGCTCAGGCTTTCGAGAACGCTACCGGTGTCATACTGGGGAGGCAGACCGCCTTATCGACCTCCAACTGGTTCATGGTGTATCGCAAGGGGCAGGATGGATCTATTGCCCCTTATTATACGGGTGATACGTTTGGATCTAACAACGAGTCGGTGAATCAGGAAGCCGTAGCTAATCTCCGTAAGGATAATATCGTAAGGTTTAAGATGGATATGTCAGATCCATATACCAAGGAATTGTATGATAAATACAATAGCCTTAACGCCGTTGACCCTAATTCTGATGAGACTAAGTCGGCTTACCGAGAGCTGGTTGATAATATGGTTATTAAGATCGTGGATAGCGACGGCAATTTCGTCTCGGTACTGAAAGCCAATGACCCGGATTCAAAAGGAAGTAACGCTGATTTAAGGAGTGGGGCCTTTGAGTTATATAGGGATAATATAGGATCTGTTACTGGCGAGATTGATATACCGTTCGTAGGTACAGTTACCAGTGTTTTGCCGGGAAGACCTAATTTTAGCGTAAGTGATGATAATGGTACGTTGATGGTATCCGAGAATGATTTTACCAACGAGACGGTTGGTAAAGTCGAGAGCGTAGGATATATAGAGAATGGGGAGGTTACGATGAGGGATGATATTAAGTATAATATATTCCCGTTCTGTACGGCTATCGTCAGGGACAAGTATGGTGACTATAAAGATTCACGTATCCCGGTCGTAGCTATAAAGACAGGAAATGGAAGAAATTACCTGTACCCCGTAAGATTGAAAAATCAGGATATATCATCATTCTCATCCATGATTGGATCGATGGCTGATAGGATTATGGAGGGTCTAGGCGGAGGCGTAGGTATTGATGATATAATGGATCTTAATAACGCTATAGCCAGATCCGGGTTGGATAATAAGACATATATGATTCCGTTGACGGGAGACGTGGATGTTATCAAGGGACGGCTAGAGGCTGTCAAGGAAGCCGCTGGCAGGATGCCTATGACCGCTGACGTAAGAGGATGGATAGGCGATTCTAGGACCAAGGAGGATATTTTGATGAATGACGTTACGATCAACATCGATCTTAATAACGATCCTTTCATAGCTCCTAAGTTTAGGATGAGTATTAGGAGGGATGAGACGTTCTTCGAGGATACGGAGACCCCGTTCGTCAACCCGCCCGGTTCCCAATCGGAGTTCGCCTCGCCTACGAAAGCGGCCGAGGACAAGTCTTTGGTTTCCGAAGGGAACGTAGTGTCAGGGGAAAATGAAGCGGAAAATCCTTGCTAGGTAAATTTATTCGTCTTATCTTTGCGGTGTCAGTCCATCACCTGACGAGTAAGATATTTAAAAGTTGGTCCCTGTCGGGTGTGTGATGGCCCCGGTGGGGACTCTTTATATTATATGGTATGCTGTAACTATTATTTATATTGAAGCGATAAGATATAAACGAATAAAATGAGATTAGTTGAAAGACATATCGTAAAAGATAATAGATTTGAGAGCATATGTCTCAAATCCGGTTTACTATACAACTATGTATTATATAATATTCGCCAAGGGATTTTCAATAAAGAATATCTAAAGGAATATGATTTATCTACTAGACTATGTAAGGAGAATCAATTTGACTTCAGAAGTCTCCCATCGGTCATATCTCAGCAAGTTATAGCTCAAGTATTTTCGGTAATAAAGTCTTGGGTTAGATCAAAGAAGGAATATGAGAAGAGTCCTTCTAAGTTCAATTCGAAACCTAAATTACCAAAGTACAAACGAGGCAAGAAGCAGAATATGGTAGTCTTTACGACTTCTGCTTGCAGGCTTAAGAGTGATGGTTACATCCATTTTATCAAAAACATAATCCAGCCAATCAAAACAAACATAGGAGATAACAAATTATGTCAGGTTAGGATAATCCCTCAAGCTACATGCTATGTGGTAGAGGTTATTTACGAAAAGGAAGAACATAATCTGAGTCTTGATAAGGATAATGTTCTTTCGATTGATTTGGGATTGAATAATTTATGTACATGTATAAGCAATGTAGGTATCAGGCCTTTCATTGTAAACGGCAAGATTATCAAGTCCTTCAATCAGTGGTATAATAAGAAGAGAGCTAGATTGATGTCTTACATCGGAGACAAGGGAATTTCAAAGAGACTTAGACGGCTAAATAATTATAGGAATTTTTGGATAGATGACAAGATTCACAAGGTTAGCAGATATATTGTAAATATTTGTATTGAAAACAATATTGGAAACCTTGTTGTGGGTTTGAATAGAGGATGGAAGAATGGGATAAATCTAGGGAAGAGAATAAACCAGAAGTTCGTAGAGATCCCGTTCTCTAAACTCATTGACAAAATTTCCTACAAATGTAAATTAGTTGGGATCATCCTTCAAGTCCACGAGGAATCCTATACCTCCAAAGTGGATCATCTGGCTTTTGAGAAATTATGTAAGCATGATGTTTATCTTGGCAAAAGAAAGAAACGTGGATTGTTCCAAAGCTCTATCGGAAAGCTGATTAACGCTGACATCAATGGAGCTATCGGAATTGGCAGAAAAGTATTCGGTGATTCTTACGTCGGTAGGATAATCGATAGTGGGTTGGCGTTTAACCCGGTTAGAGTAAACATTTTGTGATATGAATGTGAATTTAATAAATAAAATAAATGATTTTAATAACGTGCAATTAGATGCTTTTTTACACCGGAAGATCATGCAAGACCTACGCGTCCAGCGAGTGAAGGTCTTGATGATGTTATACACCAGCCATTATTTTGTCAATAACAGACAAAGGCAGTTGTTTGACCATACATACGCTTTAAGCAGGGATCAGGCTTTTGATTATATGACTGAGTTCAACAAAAGGCTTAGTGATAAGGTGGGTATAAAATGTACGATGGATATCCTTCTACCTACCGATGACGATAACGCTAATATCATAATCGAGTACAATGGTATCATCAAGAAGCTGATGAAGGAGGCCGAGAAGCTGGAACTTGACACTGACGCCATTAAGGAAATGATGCGTGATCTTCTTAATGAGTTGAAAGATGATGTTGATCTTAATATCTTGATATTTGACGTAACCCAGTTACTTATAAAATACAATCTATTTAGGTTGGATGCCATAACCGAGCAGGAGTTCAAGGACTCTTTCGTCAGGATGGATAGTAGGAATATGGAGATAAAGAAATTAACTTTATCTGATATCAAGAAGGTGGTGGAGATGATAGAGACCAGATATAATCGCTTTGTATGGTGAGAGAAGATAAATGAGAGTCATTGGTGGAGTAATATCTGCAATAATATATAAAACGTTAAACAATGTTTGAGTTTTATATATCCAGTTTACTGGCCGGGTATTAGCCTAAGTCTTGAAATAAAGACTACGTTATTGGAGAATATATAGTTACCTACGGATGTTTATCCAAGTCCGTAGCTCTAAGGTAGGTGATTAAACAGGGATTGTATTTGGGTTCCGGTGTTGCCTGTACAAAACCTTCAATAACATTGGCGATGGGTACTAACAGGGTTTTGCCCTGACTTATGTTGAATAAACATTTTATTAAATTATTTATTGTAAGCGGTTATGAGTATCATGAAATGGGAGTTATACGATGAGTTAAAATCTTTGTATCCAAACGTAAAAATGACTTTCGGATACATAACAAAATATAATCGTATAAATCACGGGATTGAAAAATCCCATGTATCCGACGCTTTTGTGATTTCAAGGAATTTTGACTCCGAGAGACTTGGATATTATTACAAACGGAAATTAGTTCGTCGTCATAACAGACAAATTCATAAGATGAAAGCACCTAAAGGAGGCAATAAAAGGATGAATCAATCTCCTTTTAAGGTTTTCGGATTTAGATTGTTTGATAAGGTGATGTTTCAAGGTAAAGAACGCTTTATTTACGCAAGAAGGCTTCGTGGAATTTTTAATATCCGTGATATCAACGGAGAAAATAAGAAAGATATATCTTATAAGAAATTGGAATATGTCAGTCATGGATTGATTTCTATTGTAGCAGGTTGAGATTGTTAGGAGATAGGGGAGGGTATACGAATCCACCCCTATTCACAATCAATATGTTAATCAGATAAGGATATTTTCGCTAAACGATAAATTCCATTTTTTTTTGTTATTTAGGATTTAGTTTTTGCCTGTTCGTGAGGATCGGCAAAAATATTTGTACTTTTCGGAGAAACATAAGGTTCGTTACATTATTGTTATTTGGCTCCCGTCCGCTCGTGAGAGTAGGCGGGATTTTGTTTATCTTTGTAACAAAACGATTTAGCTATGGGTAGATCTTGTTATGTTATAAAAAATAAGGAGGGTAGGGTAGATAATGTCCTTGCCCCGAACGACCAACCATCCGGATTATACCAAAGGGCGATGGAGGTGCTTGGCGACCAGAGGCAGGCCTTATCGGTCTGGGGTACGGCCTACTCCCCCGACTTCGTGTCTTTCTTTGGCGATTGGATGTCCATGCCATCGGAATATGACCTAGATAGTAACGGGGAACCTAGGTATGATGATGTCATGTCCTTTATCAAGCGGAAGAACTATTTCGTCGGTAATTTCATGGCCGATGAGGTTAAGGATATCAACAACACCCTTACTTCCTTGGGAGTCGATAATATCAACGATCTTAATGATATGATCATATCCAATTTCCTCTCCGGTGGTGATATATTTCTCAATAGGTACAATCTTGAGCGATCCGGGATGTATGACGCCGATGAGATTGATAATATCATGACCAACCGATCGGCGTATGAGCGGGTAAGGGATATGATGAGGAGGGTTGTCGATTTTATGTCTGACGGGGATCTTAATGAGAAGGATATGCATTTCCTATCCTCCGAGTCAGGCCTTGGTGATGATTATATGATATATGAGGATACATATGACTCGTTAGGAAAGAGAAGGGGCTTGAATCCAATAGAGGTAAGGGATACGATCATGAGGGCGGTAGGCGGTATCAGCGACCGCCGGGAGTTCGATCAGGCTTTCGCCTCCATCCCATACCCTTCCTTGGCACTCCGGTATCAGGAGGATCAGGATTACGCAGATCGGATGTATGACACGTATCGTAATATGACCCGTATGGAGGTTCGGAGTCAGAACGGAAATACGATTACCGACTCGTACTTCAATAGTACCACACCGTATATCAGTATGCCTAAGGATATGAAGGGTCTAAGGGATAAGGTTGGGGAGATAATCGATATGGATGATTTTAAGGACATCAAGGACGTTTCCGGACGTCTGTATGACATAGCTATGGATCTTGCCGACATGGGCGTGGATATAAGCGAGGCGATCAGCGATGAGATGGTTATATCCAGACCGGAAAATATCCGTGATCTTATGGCGTCGCTGGATGTCATGTTATCTTCCATACAGGCAGGCAATTCGGTATACGATAGCTTTATCTCCGATCTTGATAGGATAACAGGAAAAGGGAATCCGATATACGAGGTTCAGGATACTTATTCTACTGGGGATAGGATGGTGTATGTAAGGTCCGGGAATACATCCCCTTCCGATATGTATGATAGGAGCATGTTGTATATGGGTAGGAATATGTACCATAACACGGCCCCGATAACCGACACCGATCAGGCCTATGAGATGTTGGCCGATATCGGGATAGAGCGACCTTCGTACTTGCCGGCTGGCGTGGTTCCCGCCGGGGCTTCCCGTTCCGATATTGACGTGATCAAGGATAACATAAAGAAGCTAGTTATGTCCAACATCTCATCCTCGAATACTGAGAACATGATCCTTACCAGATTGATATACCAGCATCCCGTAACCCCTAAGATGGATGATGTCGATATTGATCGGGAGTTCAGGAGATACGAGGCTAGGCAGGGAAAGGATCGGGATTTTATCAAATCCTGTACATCGTTGAGGAAGATCCAGATCAAGGAAAGGTTAAAAAAATCGGATTTATATAATAATGTCTTACGTTTCCTTGATTTTAATGGATTTTATAATGTATCTTTGAATCACCATGACAGAGGTACGTTAAAAAGCATGGAGATGTCGTTGCCGGAAGGTCAGGTAAGGGATCTTCTGTTTGACGTGGCTATCGAGTCCGGTGACAGTAGCATGAGAAACCTTTTCTATCTGGATAGACAGGATAGGATGATGGATGCCGGGTTTTATAGGTATCTGTACCAAAGGAATCCGGGTCTGCTCCGGGAGGTCAACGGCGGTGTCGAGGCGAGGCCGGACGGTTTGTTTTTGGCTCGTGGGAGGTACGATGATTTCGTGTCTTCCCAATCTAACCTGTATGAGAAGGTGGGTGAGACGGTTAATGGCGGGATATATAGTTTCGTGGACAATTTTATATATTCGGATCCATCATCATATCAGGATAGTATGGTACGAAAGATAGGTGATGTTACGGCAAGGAGTGACGATAACCGTCTATCAAGGATAGAGGATAATCCCTCATCCAGTAAGATAGTTAATGAATACACTGCTAATACAAATAATTTAATGCGAGATTTTTCGTGTAGTTAATCTCTCTTTGACGTCGTGAGACGTTTTCTTTCGAGCATTGAAACATTGAATTTATAGATTTGCATGAATCCGGGCCGTAGTGATACGTTTCGGATTTTTTGTCTTGTACCGGTTCTTATTAATACCAATTACATGACATGACGTGCTTTGATGATGACACATATCACGATTTTAGGACTGTTAATTTTTGAACTTTGTAACGCCCACTATCAGGTGGGGTTATTATTAATTCAAAAATAATTTGTTAGACGGTATGGGTTCCGGTAGTGGAAGCGCCACTAACGGTTTATTATCTATGATTCCGGGGATGTTCGCCAACTTAATAGGCGGAAATAAGATGGATCCGAACTTGGTGGCGGCCTTGATGAACGGCCGTAACAACCAAGACGGTTTCGGCGGGGCTAACGGTTGGTGGTTGTGGATCATCGTCCTGTTCTGGTTATGGGGCGGCCGTGGACGTAGCAGACGTTCGGATGGGACTTACATGGGTTATGGTGGTGGAATATACGACCACTATGGCAAGGAGCATGACGGCAGAATGGATGAGCTAGAACGCCGTGAGCGTGATCTTGAAAGACGCGAGAGGGAGCTGGAACGTGACGAGCGTGAGCTTGAGAAACGCGAGAGACTCCATGAACGTGAGGACGAGATGTATCGCAGGGGATGGTTCGGTGAGCGTGGCATCCGTGACGAGTTCGATGGTACCGAGCCGTATATGCGCAGGGGACGCAGGAGTCGTTACTACTGAGGAGCAGACGCCGATGACCCGGATTATAAGCGGTATATAGACACCCATGGATATCACTTTTCCAAGGAGCTGGCTAGGGAAGCCGCTGACAAGATGCTTAACGCCGACGGGTCCAAGAGAAGATGGACGATGGAGGACGCTAAGCAGATGTTCGATAAATGCGGGGCCAAGAAACCTGATAACGCCACTTGGGGAGATATCCAATACCTGTTCGCTATGTTCTATAGCGACTACTTTCCTAAGGTATTGGATTGCGACCAGAAAATAGTCAAGGCTGTCTTGGCTTATCTGGAAGACCCTGACGCCCCGGAAGGGACGGCGTTCGTAAGGTATCTGGCGGTGCGGTGCTTCGTCGGTGACACAATCAAATGGAGTGATATGATTTAGTTTGATACAACGTTGGAGAACCCTGTCGGCAATAGAATACCGATAGGGTTTCTTTTTGATCGTAGCCTTATTATGATTACATTTGTTCGAGGTAGATCTTTTTGTCATGGTAGGGTGGGCGGGAATGAAAAAAAGGCATCCTCACGGACACCCTTCCCCTTTGGTTGAAAATCACTTAAAACATTATGAGTTACTACACCGCAAATATAGATAATTAAATACAAACTGCAATGGGTAAGGGGTATTATTGGATAGAGCCAGTGGATCAGACGTTAAATGATTTCCAATTTTATAAGGCACGTATCGTAGGCGATCCTGAATATGACGAGAAACATCATCGTGTTATATTGAGGACTGATAAGTATTTCCCTGTCGGAAGTATCTTCCATGTCTTAAAAGACCCAGAGATGTTTGTTATAGAGAGGAAGTTTAAGACATGGGGGAATAAGTATGTCGTTAAGCCTTGTGAGGGTGAATGGGAATGGGATTCTGTCCAGAAACTTAAAGACAAGGCTATTATATTCCGTAGCGGATTCCTGCACGGGGACGGCAGTTTCTGACACTTACCCGTATCTCCCCCTCCCCTCGATTTCTTGGTATTTATGTGTATAACTATATTTGAGCAAAAAATAAGTGTAATATGGCAGATTTTCAAGGTAAATACAATGGTGATCAGATAGAGCAGCTTTTGGATAAGGCTAATGATATTGATCTTACCAAATATGCTCTTAAGACGGATAATGCCCCTACCGCCACGAAATTACAGGCGGCTAGGACCATAGCGCTGTCCGGGGCTGTTACCGGTAGTGTCTCATCGGACTTCGGAGGCAACGTAACTATCTCCACGACATTGGCCAATTTTGATGCCTCTAAGATCGCATCCGGAACCATCGGCATAGATAGGTTACCTAAGGCGGCTTTGGAGAGATTGGTCGTGGTAGCTGATGATACGGCTAGATTCGCCCTTACCACCGCTACGGCTCAAAGCGGTGATACGGTAAAGGTCACGTCTACAGGTAAGATGTATCTGATAAAAGACGAGTCTAAATTGAACAGTGAGGATGGGTATGAGCCTTACACGGCCAGTCAGGCTTCCTCCGTGCCTTGGTCCGGGGTTACGGGCAAACCAAGTACCTTCACCCCTCCCACGTCCTCCGCTACCGTTCTTGGCGGTATTAAGGTAGGATATACGACTTCCGGGAAGAACTATAAGGTACAGCTGGATTCGTCCGGCAACGCTTACGTTAACGTTCCGTGGACGGATAATAACACAACGTATAATGAAGCCACGGCCGACACCTTAGGATTGGTTAAGATCGGCTATGTTTCTAATGGAAAGAACTACGCTGTGCTATTGGCTAATGGCAAGATGTACGTCAATGTCCCTTGGACTGACAGTAACACGACTTATACCCAAGCTACAAGCGATAATCTGGGTCTTGTTAAGATCGGGTATTCAGCTAACGGAAAGAATTACCCGGTAGCTCTTGACGGAAATGGTAAGATGTATGTGAATGTTCCGTGGACGGATACCAACACGACATACACCAATATGGGAGCCGCTTCTGCCTCAGCGGCGGGAAAGGCAGGTTTGGTCCCCGCACCTGCCGCCGGAGCGCAAGCCAAGTATCTTCGTGGTGACGGGACATGGCAAACCCCTCCTAATACCACATATAGCAACATGGGTGGAGCGACGTCCTCAGCCGCAGGATCGGCGGGATTGGTACCCGCTCCGACTGCCGGCAAGCAAACCTCTTTCCTTCGTGGCGATGGTACGTGGGTAGTGCCTACCAATACCACATACGGATTAGCCTCTACTACAGCTAACGGCTTATTGAGACAGCTTAATGGAAGCACATCCAGTTTCATGCGTGGAGATGGCACTTGGGCTACACCTCCTAACACGACATACGCCGTAGCCAACGAGTCTACTAACGGGTTGATGGCGGCGGCTGACAAGAAGACCGTGAACAGGCTTATAGGAGTTAATACGGTCACGACATTAGCCAGCTTACCTATCTCTAAAAGAAGCATCACGGCTACGTTATCAGCCGCTACCACCCTATCCGTGCAGTCAGGGATGCAGATAGGGGAGGAGCTGATGATCAGGTGTGTCCCCTCAGCGGCTTTCACCCAAGCGATACCTAATTCCGGGGATTATGTCAGCATGAGTGGTACTTCTATAACCACTACGGCTAACAAGCCTTTCGAGATAAATATCTGGTGTTACGCTTCAGGCAAGTATAGCATCGCCGTTAAAGAACAAGATTAAAGAATAGATTATGGCATATACATATATAAACAGGGAAATATATCCCAATATGTTGGTTTTAGACGAACCTCTTGATGATAATTACGCTAAGGGTAATAGTTATGATGATTATATTAATGGCAATCCGATTCCATGGATAGAGCTGGGACAAGAACAACTTTCGTTCAAGGAAGCTAATCCTAAAGCCACGGTTAAGGAGATCATTGAGGCTAGATTAGATGAGTCAAGGGTTCTTAACGAGGAGAAATCGGCTAAATATGAGGAGCTGAGATCTTATGAGACTGAAAATCTCCATGAGTTTTTCTTGGATGATCAAGATATTTATATTCCTGAATATGACAGACGTAGCGCTTTGGCTGATGGGGCTATAGTCGGTAAGATAACGATTATGGGTCTGGAATTCGATATAACGGAAGGCAAGATCTTGATCGGGATGATGGATAAGTATGATAATGATCTTATGTCGGCGTTAGGGGACAAGCAAAAGCAGATCAATCTAGCCACTACCGTAGAGCAGGTAAGGGCTATTGATGTCCAATCCGGATATCCAGACAAGATAAGTGTCACCACAGCATACGTCCAGCAACAGGCGAAGGAGAAGGACGCCTCTGATCCTCAGAAGGTGGCTGTAAAATTTTCTAGAATGGTGGTTAATAATAAAGACTTATCCTTATCCTCTAACGATAAATTGGATGTTAAGGTTCTATTCCCTATATGGGGACAAGAAGGGGCGGAGTTCGGGTTGTCGGTGGATGCCGGATTCTGTCTCAGGGTGGTGAAGGACGATACGGATATCCTTTATGAGGTTATTCAACAACATACGTTATCAAAGGAATGGGAACCCGGACTAAATACGGCTTCCTTGTATAAGGTTATTGATAAGGAGCATGCCGGGACTATAGGTGATCCTATCCCTTATTTCCCTCCTATGGAGATATTTAAGGATAAATATTACATTCAGAACGCTGACGTGTATAAATGCACAAGGGATAGTGGAACTCCTCTTAGTCATAATTTAAAGGACTTAGTAGGGTTGTATGTTGAGGTTGTACAGGGCTAGTCGTATCTACCCCCCCCCTATATTTGGCTTGTGATATGATACAAGTTATTTTTGGCATAATAAAATGACATTTATAAATATATTTAAGTATGGCATCACAAAAATTCGGTTTCGTAACCGTCGACCCGGTATCAGGATCAGGAGATCAGGCGGTTAATTTCTCCGGTGAGAAACACACCGGTCGTCTTCAACGCACTATCAACCTTACGGTCACCACGAACGGCGGGGCTAAGAAGGCGTTGGTAGTTAATCAGGCAGCGGCTGCTGAGGCGGTAAGATCAGACAGCCCTAACGCTTCCATACAAAAGGCAGGTGGTAATGTTACCATCACCGGTAAGTCTAACAGTACTAAGCTTACGTTCACGGTCACGCCGCCTAAGGAGAATGGGCTTACGTTACAGCTCCCGGCTAACTACACGGCGGCTGGAAAGACTACGGCTAACGGAGCGATTATCGCCGACGATCCCGGAGCCGCTGGCGAGTTCGTTTGGAGCATCACGATCTCGGACGTACCGGCCAACGTCACGATCGAGGAACTGACAGCTACATTGAAGGTAACTGCCGCTGGTGGCCAGACAGCCAACGTGACGGTAACGCAAGCCGCTGGAGACTCTACTATCGAGCTTGACAAGGAGACTATTAACTTGGATGTAAATGGTACTCAACAGACGGTTAACGTAACATCTAATGACAGCTGGACATGGACGCAAGCTGCGGCTAGAACCGTATTGAGAATGATGGGACGATAATCAGTTTCTTTTCTCTTACTCAGACCCCGATCGACTAAAGCCGGTTGGGGTTTATTTGTTTTGCTATCTTTGCAATAGAACAAAAATAATACAACTATGGCTAATGATTTGAATATTAATTGGAAGGACGGGGTAGGCGAGGTAACGGACCAGCCTCTTACCGTCAGTCCGGGGTCCGGGGCCGGAAGCGCCCCCGTTTCCTTTGGCTCGGTGATGAACAACGGTCTTGATCGGACTCTTGAGCTGGAGATAACAACTCCAAAAGGTGTTAAGAAGACGCTCACGGTGAATCAGGAGGGATGCCGGCAGGCTTATATTACGAGTGACGGCAAACGATGGCTGACTAGCGACAATCGGGTGTATGGGGTTTTGAAAAGCGATGCTCCGTGCGAATGCATAGGTGATTGTCCTTGATATTTTGTTTTTACGAATTTTGTAATTACATTTGTGGCGCATGTCCATCACCATGCTTTTCGTCGCTAATTTATTATAAGGGATACCGGTCTGTGATGGGATCGGCATCCCTCTGTTTTTTAATATGGAGAAGATAAATGTTTTCGATGTTCAGGTTCCTGATGGGAGACAAATCCATTGTATATCGTATAATAAGGTTACTTATTTTGATCTTGACGATATATGTAAGTTATGTTTTGGTTCATACGATTTACATGATGTGGCTGACACTAAGGTCATGAGTGAGTTCCTTCATCGTGACGGGAATCGTTATTGGACTACGATAGATGGCGTAAGGCAGTTGTATCGTAGGATTGAGTGTAAGATGTGTTTTGAGGTTGTAGAAAAATTAAGGGGTTTATGAGAGAGATGGAGTTTGATTTCGTGATATATCCGTTAAAGTTGATTATCACGGTAGGATTGGATTATAAGACGTTGTGTGATCGTTTCGAAAATATGGAGCCTGAACACGAGGGGAAATGGGGAGATGAGGATGATATGGACAAGGAGGCGTCTTTCGCGAATTTGGTAAGGGATAGGGATGATGACGATAAATTCGCCATACTTTGGAATTTTTCGAGCGACGATGATTTAATAATGAGAAATATATGTCACGAGTCATCCCATATAGCCATGAGCGTGTGCCAGTTCTGTAATATGTCGCTTGGATTTAAGGTCGGAGAGGATGAGCATGCGGCGTATATAGCTGGTTTTGCTGGTGATTGCGTTAGTGAGTTCATCAATAGCAAGAATACGAATTAAGTCATAAATTATATAAAGAATATAAGAATATCAGCCTCCGCTTATTTGTGGGGGCTTTTTATTTATCTTTGTGAAAAACATTTATTTATGTCAAGTTGCGTAATTAAAAGAAATAAGGAGGGTAAGATAACCCGTGTCTTGACCCCTTCTGGCGAGGTATCTACCTTGTTCGATAAGATAGCGGGGATAGCCGCCGTAAGTGATCTTGATAAGGTGGCTGAGGCTTATATGACTATTTATAACGATAAGTTCAGGTCTAAGTTTGGAGACTGGACTAGATCCGTGCCAAGGAACAAGGAGGCGGCCAGATCCATAAGCGCCAGACTTAGCGCTAGTGAGTGGGGGCAACTTATGTCAGCCAAAGTCTTGTCCGCCATAAGCGATATGGATGCCCCGGTGTTGGCCAGAAGCCTTGGGAATAGCGACAATGTCGTGGCTTATCTTACCTCCGGAGAGGTAGGTGATGTCAATGATATGGCTGTGGTAGATACATCCACGGTACAGGAGGTGGATCTGGATTCCATAAACGAGGATAATATTGGCGATACGATACTGAAAGAGGCGTCATGGGATGATATAAGGGCTATCAGAGAGAATATAGATATTAAGGAGACAGCCCGTATGTTATGGAAGGCCGTGGAAAGCGCTTTTACCGGGCAACGACCTAATATCAGGGTGAAGGGTGGAAATATAGATGGTGAGATCATATTTTCTGGTAATGTCTTGCCTTTAAATGATATCGAGAATTATACGCCTCCATCTTCAAGATTGGTATATGATTCCGGTGAGCCTCGCCTGTTCTTTAGATCGGATGATGGCAAGATACATGACTCTTACGCCAACGCCATAAAAGGCTCGTCCGGCGGGCGGGTTGAGGCCGGGTTCTTGGCCGGCAGTGTCGAGGAGAGTGACGTCCCGTCCGGTACGGCTGACATCTCCTTTGGCTCGTCCTCCATAACCCTTAACAACAGCGAGTCATTCATACCGGTCCTTGGTATCAGTTCAGACTCTAATATAAGCACCCGTGGAGGGTTTGTCAATTACCTTATCAAGAAAGGTATGTTGAGTGGGGAACGTACAAGGTTAGGGGATAGGTATTATCTTACCGGGGCCGGCAATTCTGATGGTCTTAAGATCTATAACGCTATGGATGCCTTGTCTAGGCTAAGGAATAGGTTTGGTAGTATGTCTTCTGAGATGAACGTATTAGGCTCCATCGGTTTTGATACGGAGGTAAATAACGATCTTGATCTTATCACGACATCAGGGGAGAAGGTTACGGTAAGCAGATCGGAGATAAAGGGCATGTTAAGGCAAGGTAAGTTTGAGGAGCTTAATAATAAGTATGATGGGTTCATGGAGCTAGCCTTGTCGTTGATGATGGAGGATAACGCCTTGTACGGAAGTAATGTCCGTGGGGTTATTGAGAATGAGAAGGCGGAGGATCTTCAGAACAGGACTGATATCACCAACATCTTATCCACGTTAGGTATCCGTGTGATGGGTATGTCCGAATATATGGATAAGTATAAGATGCGTAATGGTGTCGAGCCTTCGGCTAGGGCATTGTCCGATATGGCCAATGGGGTTATCGCTTTGGCTGAGGGAGCTACGGTAGAGGATCTTAATGAGGAGGTGGCCCATTTCTTGATCGATACTTACCGTAACCAACAGGAGATTGACGAGGTTCTGGACTCTGTTGTCGGCACGCCATTATGGAATCAATTCGCCGGTCGTTACTATGAGGTGTATGGAAAGGAATACCAAGGGGAGGAACTGGATCGGATGGTGAAGCGGGAGATCCTAGGTAAGACGTTGGCCCAGCGGTTCGTACCGGGCATGGAACAGGCGGTGGAGGATCTGGGCTCGTCCGAGGACGCCCAGCTCTCCTTGTTTGGCAGGATGGTACGAGCTATACGTAATTTCTTCTTCAGCCAAAGATCGGATTTAAATAAGGTACTTGACAGGATAAAGGAGTCGGCGTTAGCTGATGATCCAAGCGCCTTTGACGTGCTTCTGCTAAAGGATAGCGATCATCTCATGTACTCGTTATCGGACATTGACGTGGCTAATAAGTTGATCAAGAACGGGAGGTCATTGGAGAGGCTATACACTAGGTTACAGAGGATGAGGTCAAGCCAGAGCCAGAGGATCGGGGAAAGCATCTCCCTTCTACGTGATATAGGCGAGAAGGTAAGACAAGTCGGGGGTGAGCTAAATAAGAATAACAACCTATTATCCACCAAGAGCTTCATAGCGACCGCCAAGGCCGAGGTGGAGTATTTGGTCACCGTAGCCAGTAGCTTGCGTAAGAGTGATAAGGGATTGGATTACGAGACGATACAGGTTATCGATAACGTATACGGGGAGATAGTGCCATTGATCAGGAACCTTCGTGGATTCGTCAATAATCAGGCGGCTGATTATTATGGCAGCAATAAGGTTGGCATGGTAGAGGATATGGATGATATATTACGTATGGCTGAGACATCCATGTCTGATATAAATGCTCTTCGAAGTGATCGTAATGAGGACTGGCTGGATGGACAGCTCAGGATGTTTAATATCCCGGAAAGATATTGGAATGGGATAAAGAAGTTGATAAATAACATCCATAAGGATATCAATGTCATGTCCCGGTTCTTTGGTACGCTGGAGCATAGTGGTAACGCTATTTTAGGTATGTTAGGCCAACGTCTAGCCAAGGCCCATAATGAAGCCCATACCGAGGGTATATCCAATATCAATAAGATGACTAGGATGATGAAAGAGCGTGGATGGGGGATAAAGGATAATGAGGATCTTATACAGAAGATAAATGGGAAGAACTCGGATTACCTTGACTCGTCCCGTGATTTCGCTAAATACGATTTGCTATACAGGACCGAGCAGGCTAAGGCTATTATCGATATATATGATCTTAAGAATGTTACGGGTAAGACCGAGAAACAGCTTATCGATCTTCTTCTATCCGATAGAGGCCTTAAGGTGAAGACCCGTGACGACATAGTAGGATATGACGGGGATAAGCCTATTACGAAGGAGGTATATCATGTATTCAAACCTACCATCCAGAATTTTGATATTTCGGACATGACGTTCGAGGATCAGCAACGATATCTCGACGCGATAAATAGGTGGTTGGATGAGAACCGAGAGAAACCTATGGTGCAGGCTTATTACGATAAGATCGAGAAAGTTAATAAGAAGGTCGAGGAAAGACTGGGTCGTAGGGTATCGCAAGCTACGTCCGATTTCATGACCCGTATCCGCAGGAGCCGGTATGTGGCTATGGATAAGTTCGTGAGGAACGGGAAGGTCGATTGGAAGGCGTTTCAATCCGATCCTATAGCTTGGAGATCTTATCTGGATATTTTACGTGACAGGGCTATAGCCAAGAGCGAGTGGTATTCCGATGGGACACCAAAGGAAGAGGGATCCGAGGCTCTGATGATGTCCGAGGAGATCAAGGCATGGGACGAGGCGTGGGCCGAGGAGTTCGGGAATACCAACGAGGGTCGTAAGGCTTCCGCCGAGTTCAAGGAGATACTTCGTGGGATAGAGCGGTCCGAGGGCGGCAAGGCTGCGTTTGAGTTCCTGCTAGCTGGCGGTCATCTTGGCTTCTCCAAGGATATGTGGGGATCCGAGGAGGGTGATTATTACGAGAATCTGGTTGATAAGATCACGGAGCAATCTGTATCATCATCAAGGATAGAGAAGGTAGAGGAGGCGATGGCGACAATAAACGAGATCAATGACCAGCTAAGGCCTTTGCTTATCCAGTACCGGGATAGCACGAGATACGGGGAATATGATTTCGATAGGTTACGTGGATCCGCCTCATTAAGAAAGATAAACGAGTTATATGATCGTCTGGCTGAGGCTAAGAGCGTTATTAACGCCGCCGCTTCCGCTGAGGCTATTGAGATGGATATGCCTGATACGGTGGAGAGTGGAGTCACGGATTCTTACCGTAACGCTTTAAGGGATGCCATGGCATACGACAAGGGTATGGATGAGATTAAATTCGCCAAGGAACATATGTCTGCCCGCTCCCGGAGTCAGGTGGATAGGATGGCCGCTAAGCTATCTAGGAAGAACCCGTCATGGACGACCGTGGAGGTATCGTTTTTGAGAAGGAAATACGGTCCTGACTTCAATAATAAGCTAGCTAACGACATAGCGATGGGTAAGACTGATGAGATCCTTGTCGAGTACGCCAGAACCCGGTTGTATCCTTATATGAGGAAATACTCTCCCAAGGGATATTCTGATTTCGTTAGGAAGATAAATAACGGTACGTATAAGGTATCCGAGTTCTTTGATGCCATAGAAAATGGTATATCTAAGGAAGAGAGCGTATCCCGTTTCGGGTTCGATATTAATATGATCGACCTGACGATCAACAACCAGTGGCTTGATGAGGCCGACGCCGAGAGTTCTTTCCGTAATCCTAATTATAATCCCGATCTGGGTTATGGGTATCATACGCCTAGGTTCGATAAGTACAAGAACGAGGCTTTCTTCAAGAAATACGGTATTACCAACGAAGGGGAGGAAGCTACGATCAATAAGGATAAGTGGGAGATGAGGAAGGAGCTGCTTAACATAAGCCGTAAGGCTATGGAGGATTATGACGAGCGGTTCAGGAACATCTACCAGATACCACAAATATCCAAGGGCGGCGTGGAGAGGATGGTGCAGGCCGGGGTTGACCCGAAGGCGGCCATCGGCAACGCCGTGCGTGATATTGTTGGCGAGAGGGTGGATGACCCTATACACGGTCAAGGGCAAGACCTAGGAGAGCTTGATGAGAACGATAACAAATATCGCATGATCCCCAAGTACTATCTGAGTAAGCTAGAGAATGCCGATGACGTATCTCATGATTTCGCGTACTCCTATTCCATGTTATCCTTACAAGCAGCCGCTTACAAGCATAAGAGAGCGGCCTTGGATGATGTCATGGGATACAGGAACATGATGCTGGAGACGCAATACGACGGCGGTAAGAACCCAGAGGCGACGCATGCCTATAGGATGTTCCAAGATTGGGTTAACGCCAGTATCTATGACGTCAGGATAAACAATAAGCGGGCTGAATGGAATATAGGTAATTATAAGGTCGATCTTAATAAGCTGGCTCTTATGTTTACCAAATTCGTATCCAAATCCAACTTAGGCTTCTCCCCATTCGTCGCGGCTACCGGCGCCCTTACCGGGCAGGCCAACTTCCTTTTGGAGGGTATGGTAGGGCAGTATATAAGCAAGGACTCCATGAAATACGCCTATTGGGAAGCCCAGAAGCAGTTAAGTACGTACGTGTCGGAGATCGGGGATATAAACCGCACCAACAAGCTATATGTCGTTGGAGAGGCTCTAGGCGTGTTCAATGTCCGTAACCGTGTACGATCCGCGGCGTATAACAAGATCTGGAGAACCTTATTCCGGGACCTGCCGTTTAAGATGATGGAGGTTCTTAACTCCCCGTTGGATCCGCAGGTCATTATCTCGGTCATGGATGATACCCGCCTATACGAGGGTCAGTTCTGGTCATACTCCAATTTCAAGGAGATGATGATGAAAGACAGAAATATGTCCGCTAACGAGGCTAAACGCGATTGGGAGCGTTTAAGGGATTATTCTATGTGGAACATGGTAGATGTCAAGGACGGAAAGATCGTGGCTAAGAACGAGGCTAACAAGGATATTATAGACCGATATATACCCACCTTGTCCAGTAGGGTAAGGAGTATGGTGCAGATCTGTGACGGCGCCTTGAACGAGCAGAACCGGGTGGGGGCTAGCCGGAACGCTATCCTTAATATGGTGCTGCCTCACCGTGGATGGTTTATATTGGCCGTACAGCGGGCGTATAAGAAAGCCGGTTTCAATTTCCAAACCAACCAGTTTGAGGAAGGATATATGAGAACGTTATGGAGACTGGCCGGTAATGTCTATGGATCGATGTCCGAGGGCAGGATGGGAGAGGCATATGACGTGCTTAAGGAAGAGTATGATAAGCTTACCCCCTACGAGCAGATCAATATCAAGAGATCGATTATCAACATGGCGGTATTCGCTACGATGATGGCCATAGGACGGGCATTGATGGGATATAGGGAGGATAATGAGGATAGCTGGTTCGGGCAGTTCATTACCTATATCGGGTTCAGGACGATCAATGAGATCGCCTCCCAGACATCCCCGTTCATGGAGCTTAACGCCATAGACATGCTACAGGATCCGCTAGTCACCGCCCGGAAGTTAGGTGATCTCACCGATCCTCGAAACTGGGATCCTTTCGCTACCGTCCAGACCGGCGTGTATAAGGGCGAGAGCAAGCTATGGAGGCAGCTCATGAAGTTCTCGTTTGGTAAGCAATGGTATAATATCAAGACGGCTAGGGATATTAAGCAGACATCCGACTACTGGTTGATGACCAACGGCATGACGATGGGATTCTTTCTAGGTGGTAGGAATAAGGACGAGTCCGGAGAGGACGCTAATTGGTATTTTGACAGGGGAAGATAACTGATATAGTATGACAAAAAAAATAGCCGGTCAATTGTTTAAGACAATTTGATTGGCTATTTTTGTATTCCCATCTATCCATCCCGGACGGATGGGAATAGGTAATTATTTTATGAATACAAATGTAGATCTTTTTCATGATTCCACGAACAATAGTAATGGAATTTTGACGTCCGAATCCAACGAAATGGATTTAAATACATTAATACCGGTAGTAGATAATAATAATCATAAGGTTGTAGACGCCAGGCTTCTTCATGCGTTTCTTCAAATAAGAAGAGATTTTACATCATGGATAAAAGATCGTATATCAAAATACGGTTTTATTGAAAATCAGGACTTTGTATTGATAAAATATGATTATTTAGGTAACTTACTGAATGACAGACTCCCCCATTTTGGTGAGTCTGATACTCAGGTAGTTGCAAAGACTGATTACCTGCTATTGATGGATATGGCCAAAGAGCTATGTATGGTAGAGAATAATGATAAAGGGAAGAAAGCTAGAAGGTATTTTATCGAGAAAGAAAAAGAATTAAAGAAGTTGGAAAAGTCGAATAATGATCAAGTAAGTCATTTGCGTATTCCCGACTTTTCCAATCCAGCGGAAGCCGCAAGGGCATGGGCTGATGAGTATGAGGCCAAGGTGAAGGCCGAGAAGGAAGCTATGTTGGCACTAGAAGCCAAGAACAAGGTCGAGGAGGAAAAGAAGATTGTCCAAGCCGAATTAAATACGGCTATAGATACGATAAAGGAGAATGAACCGGTAATTGATATGTTTAAAAGGTCTATTCCAAGAGAAGGTGTCCTTATCCGTGAATCATCAAAATATTTTGAGCAATTTGGCTATTATATCGGGATTAAGAACATGTATCCGTTATTACAGGAATTAAAATATGTTTTTAGGAATGAGAGAGGTAGGATAGAGGCATATCAGTCCGCTCGTAATTCTGGATTAGTTACATATGGATCTGATCCTGGTGATGAATATTGGGAGGCTAAGGCCGTGACTGTTATGATAACATTAAAGGGATTTGTTAAACTGGAAGAATTGTCAAGAAAAAAAAGGAGCGTTTTTGAGAAATATGGTCGGTTCACGATATGATGCCCCTCACTGCGATTATTCTGATAAAGGCAAGGCTATTAGAGCGCTTACTGGAGATAATAGGTTCACTAAAGATATTGATTATAAAGTTTTTACCCAAAATGGTAAAAACCCTACTGAGGGAAGATCAACAATTGTATATACGATAACTGCATTTTGCGTGGAATGTTTGATAACAAGGAAAGAAAGATGAGTATAAATAAATAGTTATACCATTGATAATTAATGTAATCCAAAAATGGATTTACATAATAAGAGAAGGATAGGCGATTATCATCCTATCCTTCTTATTTTCGTTATCGGTTATTATATTTATACACAAAATCATCCACATCCATATACTCACACCCGAAGTTCTCCGCCGTCTTCTTATCGGAGTCGGAGAACTGCCCTTCTTTTCCGGAAGCGTCCCCGATCATCATGATAGTATCGTATATGATCTTATTTTCCTCATCTACATTATCATTTATGAATTTGATATAATCCATATACTGGTCTATCATCCCCGTATTTGGTTTCCTATTGATGTTATCTTTATCATTGTTGTCGCAATAAAAGTTGTATACGGATATATTGGTATAATCCTCCAATGCGCTTGATATATAATCGAATTTATATTCAAACATCTCTTTGTCTACGAAGCCTTTTTCTATACCTCCCTGATTTGATTTGATTTTCATATCCCATATACCTTTAGGGAATGTATCTCCTGACAATGTTTCAATCAGTGTCCCGTCTAAATCTGTTATTAACAATTTACACTTTTTCATGATTCAAAATTTAAATGATATATAATTACCTTAGCTTATTTATATACTACTCGTCCCATTGCCCCTAATAGCTCTTTATCATCCTGCTCCTTTACCTCTACATAATAATATCCCTTGAAACAAAATTTCTTTTGATCGGGATCTGACAAGAACTTTTTATATTCCTCGAATCCTTCATCTGAAAGATGATAAGCCTTTCTTTTTTGCTGAAGTAATTCATCTGATTCTAATATCTGTTTTTTAGTAGCCATAATAACGTCATTTTTTTTATTTTACGATTTTTAGACGATGAGGTATTCTACCTACTTGATATGGCGCCCTTTAGGCCTAGCGCTATCCCTATCTCCAATATTTTTTTATCGGTATTAGAGATTTCTACAGGTTCATATAATATTGATGATATGTTGTTAACGACGTATATTATATCATCTTCATTCATTGATGTAGATTTATCGACAATAGCTATAAAATCTTTTATAATCATAATATAAGCTATTTTTATTTCTTTTATCGTATCATCGCTTAGATGTCTATCTCTTATATGCCTTTCAACATACTTGTTTGCTAGATTCTCTATTTTGTTTGATTTGTCCATTTGTACTATCAATTATTTAGTTAATAATAGATCATAGTCCTCTTCATCTATACTCCCATTATTGTTGACATATATAATGAAATCATTTAAAAGCACGGACTTATCCTTGGATAAGGCTTTTATAATAAGCTCTCCATCATCTTTCAACATCACATGCACAGTATCCCAGATAACATATTTTTGACATTCTTTCTCAATCTTCTTGATTGTTTTAAGTATTATCTTATACGTCTCCTCATATCTTTTTACTATTCCGCACAGTTCAGTCGTATTTTTTACAATCCCAGCATTTTATCAGTCTTTCTGATCCGCACGCCTTATCCTCGTAGAAGAAGCAACCCTTACATGGCTCATTATGGTCGTAGCTTAATACCACAAGCAGCTCCACGCCATTCTTGTATATCACATCACCTTCTTTCATTTCGTCTACTTTGTTAATCTCATTATCAATATGGTAAAGTTGGATATTATCCATACTATAGATATCCAGAACGTTGTACTTAACATAAGACCTATATTCCTAGGTATAGGATCTACTCTCCTGAATGTCAGGATCATGTATATAAATGTTTTTATATTCATAATTTACGATATTTTTGTATATAGTTAACTATCAGGTCTTTAACTCCTTTTGGAACATCTGTTAGTTTAAGTTTCCCTTGGAATATATCCTTACCGTACTCGTCCATGATCTCCCCGAATGAAGGATTCATGACTCTTGTTGACATGCATATCGGTTGATCGGTATCGAATTTGAGAACAATCGTTTTCCCGCTGTTTATCACTTTTTTTAAAGCCACATAAAGTTTCCTTCCTTTTATTATATCACAATCCCCTTTTAGGATGTTGGACATATATATAACATGTTCTTTCTTGATACGGGGAGCTTGCTTCCTAGGACTTGTGTTATTTATATAAACAATATCCCTTCCATTTAACTTCCATTTATCGAAACATGACAAACATATACCGTAATCCGCCCATTTTCTTATTCTAGGCAACATCCGTTTACTTCCTGCCGGCATCTTTTCCCCGCAGCATTTGCATTCCCAATCTTTGATGGTCCTGAACTCTGCGTAATCATCTATTGAATACTTTCTTTTAACCATTTCTTTCTGTTTTCAAAATTATCATCACCATAGTTGTAATTAGGACAAGCCTTATTGCTTGGCCGTCTCGCATAAGTCTTTTGCTCCCTATTATATTTTCTATTAGGGTTTATATAATGGTCGCACACTTGCCAAACGGAGCAACATACTTTCCCGTATCTTTTCGCCCACTCCTGATCATGTAGATGTACGCAAGTAGCGCAAGTTGGATTCTTGAGCTTATCCTTATTCTCATCTATAATCTTATTGACCCGATCAAGAATAACGGACATATGCTCAGTATACATAACATTGAATACGTCCGGTTCTGGAAGATATGTCATCGAGCTTATATCTATGTCCATTTCCTTAGACTTATCGTAAGCCGATTTGTATTTCCTTATTATCAAATCCTTTAATTGATTTACTTTTCTCTCGTAAGCCCTCATATTTCATTCAGTTTTCCATCCTTGTTTCTTCAATAGATCCACCATCATCCCCTTTATCTTAGGACTGATAGCCTCGGTAAGTATATCAGCGGCCAAGTTAATAGAGAAGTTTGTCATTCTGGATTCTCCTATATACTTCTCGCTGGTAACTTCTTTCACATAATCGTGGATATCCTTAATCATCTCATTTTGAGATCTTAGGAGATCCAGTATCTCATCGAGTTTATCATTCATTTTTTTTCTCAAATATACCTGACAATAACCAGACAACCACTATCAAAAAGAAACACAACCCAAGCGCCTCATCCGGATAATCATGCATCGCCTCTAAAATGTCCCTCATAGCTTAATGTCCATTTTGCCAATTATACGATAGAAAATATCCCCAGTCAGCTCAATATCGTAAGTAGCGTCATGAAGCTTATTCTCGTCGATCTCAATACCCATAGTTCTGGCTACGGTCATTAACTTAAAGTTCTCCATATCGTTTCTTACACCCATCAGGAACGGTGTCACCATAACATATACATCCATACAGTTAGGATAGAACCATGATCCGAAATACTTATCCCCACATTGCTGGAATAAAGCCCGTAGGAAGTTGTTGTCGAATCCGGCGTTGTTATACCCCACCAAATACATTTTATCCCTCTTGTCGAACTTATTCACGTATTTGGATAATATACCAACTAACTGCCTGTACCCTTCTTCCATAGGCTGATACGACTGCACCTGCTCCAAGGTAACGCCGGCCACATCCAGCGCCTCTTGCTCTATCGTGGCGGCAGGGTTCGGGGCTAGGCGGATGTCGAACCTCTCAGTCTCCTGCCCGTCGATATCCACGATCCCTCCTATTTGGTGTATCCCGTTTCTCCAAAACTTAACCCCGGTTGTCTCTAAATCGAGAAATAGTAATTTACTGGTCATATTTTGTATATCTTTTAAATTATCCATGATTTGAACAATTAAACGCCAACCATCCACCTGCAAATCCCATTGCGAAAATAGATAAGATTATAGATGTGAATAATATCCAATCTTTTGTGCTTAGCTCATTATTATCTCTCTTTATTTTCTCAAGATAATCATATATAGCTGTATAAACAGCATGGTGAATATTCTTGTCTCTAGCCCTTACGATATTATCATATTCGTTATATCCTAGATTATGGATAGCACTTTCGATCCTCATATTCCCCGTAACTTTTTTGTTTACATCAAAATCGAAACTAAATACCATATCAGTGGTTAGAGCGTTTGCGATTCTGCTTTTTATCTCATCATCACTGAGATTGACATCGTGCACTAATCGCTCATAGTCTTTATCGTCAAGAATTATCTGTTTTTTAATGTTCATATCCCTAATATTTCTGTTACATAAACAAAACCATAACATATATAATTATCAGCGTCATGCTCACCATAATCAACATGCCAAATAACAGCGCATGGGAAATAGAGTGGCATATCCTCAGCCATAGGCTCCTCTCTATGGTCATCAATGTTTATCTTCTCCCTCCACCTCCACAGGTCTTGGATATCGTTCAAAATTAATTTCTCCATAACTATGACGGATGTTAGATGTTAGTAATTCAATAGCTAAGCTGATCATAGCTCCCGCTTCAGTAAGTTGATTCATTTGGGCGTACATTCTATGCTCTGCACTACGATAAGCCTCTCTACTACTTATGATGTCTAGTAAATCATCTATAGCGTTTCTAAGAAGATCGGTCATCCCATGCCCTCCTATGCCCTTGAAATAATAAATATCACGACCAGCGTAAAACATGTCCTGATATCTTTTAGCTACATACTCTATCCCGGATAGATGGTATTTCTCGTTGTCTATCTCCACCTCTCCTTCTTCTATAGCTCTCAACAACTTCCAATCTATCTTTACATCAGCTTGACGATTTTTTACCTTTACATAGGCATATCCGCCATAATGAGAACCCAGCGTCCTCATCGTAAGTTCATTGACTTTTTGTTTGTCTCCATCCATAATAATCTGGTTTTTAATGTTGATACAAAAGTAAGATTTAAACAAAAATAAAAGCATGAATAATATAAAAATAATATTAATCATGCTTAAATGAAAATATATTCCTTCTGGTTATCACGGATATACGTATTCGTACTCATCTGGAGAAGACGTCTTATATTCAACATCGCACTCCATATTGGTGTAATAGTTATCCCCCTTTCTGTATACTAACGCTACCTTGCAGTCGTATTCCAAGCTGTATCCTATAAGAGGGACATTGGCCATAGGAGGATTATCCTCCGTTTTGTACCTTATTCTTGCTGTTTGTTTTATACTCATATAATCCATTTTTTAATAATGTTGTTATCAGTGAAAATAATGTATCTATAAGAAGTCTCTCGCTACTCCAATATATAGGGATCTCGTCTATGTCTCTATACGCTACAGACCATGCATGTTTTAGCTTATAACATTCTAATGTACAACCCTCTATCTCATATGGTAGCAAATTCAGTAACGTCCCTACATCCCAAACAGGGTTGGATATATCCGGGGTAACGGCCTCGATCAGTCCTATACGACCAGCGTCATCCTCCATAGAATGTAATTGATCCAGATACTTGTCTCTGAAACCGATGGCGGTGGAGATAGGAAGGCCGGCCTCGACCAACACCCTCCCCTGTTCTTTTGTGGTAAAAATCCGTTCCTTCATGGTTTTTGCTTTTTCGGTGACATATCATCCAGTTTCTTTATTCCCATCAATATCGGGATACTATCATGCATACCATCCATCATCTTCCTCTCTACCGTAACGATCGTATCATTATGCCATCCCCCATGAGCCACAAGAAGAATCTCCTGCTGCTCGAAGCCAAGCCCGGCCCCTATACCGCCGGAGTTCCACGCGCAGGTAATGACCACCCCGCCTTTCTTGGTGATCCTAGCTATCTCCTTCTTCTGTCTAGTCCAATAACTAGATTGTGTTGTTTGCATATTAACAGATTCTCCAAGTCTTTTATACGACTCAGATACCTGTCTCGCAGAATATGGTGGATCATATAATACCATATCAGCTATATTATCATCAAGATGACACAAGAAGTCCGTGGCGTCTTTATGATACATAGCCTTAGTCTCAGGATCAAGATCGTTGGTTATCGTTCCTATATCGCTGTTTCTGGCGAATGGATCCACTATAACCATCCCCTCTTCTCGATATTTATCTATAAGTTCCCTTATCGGTTTTATGCTGAATGTCTCGCTGTTCGGCATTGACCATTTCTTGTTTATAATCATCTCTTAACTCTGTTTTAAATTTAAGCTTCATAGTACTTCTAGGTACAGGATCGCATATGTCTTCCCACCAATTATTGTGCCCTTTCGGTGGATGTATATCCTTTTTCCATAAAGATCCCTTAACTGTCTTGATTCTTCCGTATGGTCTCATTTTGCTCGTGTTTACCTTCACATGTCACATTATATCCGTTTCTAATGACCCGAACATAAGCTCATCAGTAATTTCGCGAAATTCCTTTACAATATCATTTATCTGCTTACGTTCGATGCTTCTTAGCAAATGGGCTATCACATCCACTGTCCATCCGTTACCCGCTAAAGACATGGCCGTATTTGGGGCTATCCCGTCAAGGTAATCATCCGGCAATGTCTGTAGCCTACACATCTCCACCGGGGTCAGGTATCTGAATTTGTCTTTCATGTCAAAGGCGTTAGGATATCTTCCGGGAGGTAGTGATGAGATTACGTTATCTTTCATGACTGTTGTCAGGCAATTACTTTTCTTGATGGGAGTGGTATTCTTATCTTTTCTTATCTCCAGACATTGCGTTATTTTTATGTCCTTGTCACAATCCTTTCGATACCCGTCCTCTCCTATCCTTCTACCGACAATGGTCCCTATATATCTCCCTCTTATGGCTCCCGGATTCCAACCCTTGTCATGCTCTAGAATATCATCCAATGATATATGTTTGTCTTTCGGCATTTCTACCGACCAATTGCACCAATAAAGACGATGCCGGGTCTGTGCCGAGACCAAGGCGCTATCGATCTCCACCGGCTCCACGCCAAGCTCCTCGGTAATCACCCAGCGGTGCTCATCCCGCATCCGGACGTTCTCGCCCAAGAACAGGACCTTACCTTTGGTCTCCTTCCTTAAATGCTTTACGATGTCCGAGAAGCAAAAGAAAAGCCTTCCACGAGCGTCCATGAACCCCTTACCCTTACCTGAGCTGGAGAAGCTCTGGCAACAGAACCCTCCCATGACCAGATCTATGTCTTTCCAAGGGATATCCCATGTTCTCCAGTTATTAACATCCCCTAATTGAATAATATTAGGAAAATGTTTTTGACTTACCTTTATGCATGTCTTGTCTATCTCTGAGGCATAGTAAGTCCCAATAGGTATACCGGCTCTTTGTAATGCTAGATATCCACATGATATCCCATCAAACAATGATAATACATTCATATTGTTTATCGTTTATTTATGCAATTCTATAGCAATTGTATCATCAAAATGATCATTGACTATATCTCCCTTCTCTTTTATAGACATATCAGATAAAGAGGCAGGGTAGGATGTTATATAATCATTCGTATTTATAACAACCCTTATTTCCTTACTCTTATCCTTGACAAGCATCAATTCGTCTATCAAATCTTGCACTGTCATATTTTTCTCCGCTTTCATAAATCCTGTTTTTATTTATTTTCATGGTCTAAAAATATCCTTTGCGATCATATCAAGGGATATTTTATGTATCTTAGGTAAGACCTTAACCAATTTTATACCAAAATTTTCGCCTCTCTTAACAAAAGTCCATTTACCATATATGATTCCATGCATCATATTCTGTATTACTTCCTTACTGTCTGTCAAGAATACTTGGTAATAGACACTTTTGGCATAATTAAAATCCTCCCCATGATCATTTGCCGGTCTTAATATCATTACAGCCGAAGAGCGTCCACGAACGAATCCGTGTATCTCAAGGCATTCATCAAACTCATAATTATCACGTTCCTCATCATGAACATCCTTAACCCATTTACATGGTCTCCCGTCCTTAAACGGGATCTTTAACTGTTTCTTTGCCATCTTTTAAATTATATTATAATGTTAGGGACTTATATACTTTTCTACACCAAAAGCATATTTTCATGCTTCATAGGGACATTGTTGAATCCGCTTACACGAAACTGATTCTAAAGAGGTCTCTTCACGTGCTTTAATTCCCGGCGTACCTCCGGTATCGTTTGTTAATCGTAACTATATAAACCCGGTGTAAAGTTATATATAATCACCATTGTCAGTTATATTGATATCACTCCACAAGTTCAATCTTCCCTTATCATCCAATTGCATATGGATAAAACCTTTTGTCACCTTCTTCCCGGCTTTAAGAGCCTCTACGTCTTTATCGGTAATCTTTTTCATACTTTCGATATTTTATCGTTACAATTAAATTCATCTTTCATCCTGATCTTTATGCCTCCATATGATAATTCCTTATGAGCTGTGACAAAATAATCAACCGCATCTTCATCTAATAAACTATGCGGGCACCTTTCCCATACAGGGTTTTGATCTAGATGATCCCATGTGGCTACAAGTAACCTATTCTTGTCATCATCAATAGCTATTTTGTATGTCCCTGTAGTAGCCTTACGTTTAATGATCGCTCCATTTAACATCTGTTTCTTAGCCCAGCTCCATGAGCCTCTCAACCCAAATGTTTTTATAACCCAGTCATTTATCTTCTTCATTTCAAATTATTTGTTAAAAGTGTAATATAAATATAAATACATAAATTGAATAGGGCTATTCACCATGCCCTTATCAGTAGGATCATCGTATTTGTCAAGCCAAAGACGAAGCGCCTCCCAATCGATATCCTTACGGTCACATACCATGCAGGCTAGGTTAGCCCCGAACAGTTCCCCGTCGCCGCCCAGCGACTTGTTAAACCTCTTGGCTAGTCTTTCCTTGAATCCCTTATCATACCATATCCCGGAAGTAGCGGCATAACAATAATAAGCGTTGTATTTCATTTTCACGCCCATCTTCTCAAACAATGGTGTATGCCATATCCGATCTAAAAAGAATACTATTCCACGATATATGAAGGTTCGGAGATTTTTCCTGTATTCTTTCCCCAAGAAATTATCCACACAAGATATAGTCCCGCCTGAACAATACCAATTATTGGCGCCTCTCTTAACCTTATCCGTCATCTTGAATTTATTCTTTCTGTCTTCCACCCTATCCCAAGGTTTCAGCTTATCCTCATTAAATGTCGGGCAATAATGATAGTAATGATTGATCCATGACAGATATGGGTTGTATATCGTGTATCCATTATCGCTGACATATGAGTTCATATCATACCCAAGTTCCTTGGCTAGAATAGATCCCTCATCAGCTAATACCTTCAATATCGGGTTCAAGTTCCATATCTGATCTTGACTGACGAACATCGAGTAACATGGGTCCTCATCCTCTCCATACCATCCTCCCATCCCGCTCACTATTTTATCCAAATCAAGCGAATAATCTTTCCCGGGTAAAAAATCATCTCTAAGAAAAAAACCTCTATATGGGATCATATCATGTATGCCGGGTTGGTCGTCAAATATGAACTTAGCGTTCTCGGTCAATCTAATCAATGTTTGCAAGACAGAGGATATATCTATGGGTGCATATTCACACCTATAGACCTTATTATTTATCCAAAGATATTGAAGAAGCTCGGCTATATTAATAGTCCCGTCCTCCACATATCCTGTCTTGTTATCGAAGTTTATTTTGGCTAGAGGTATATTACTTCCTTGTGGTTGGTCACTTTTTTCATTACAACAATGCACGAACCTGTCAAAGAATATATCTTTCCAACCAAAATATTTATCCCTTATCGTCATAAGCCTATTTCTTGTCGTATAACGACATGACGTTAATAAGATCAGCTTTTCTGGCCATCCCCTCAAGTTTATTAAAGCCATCCATGTTATCTCCGCTGACGATGATAGTAGGATATACCTCTATACCGTACTTGGATATCTCCTCATCCGTGGCTTTGTTCTCCGGGATCTGGTTTAACGTGACCTCACCCTCATACTCCTGTAACGTGTTGGCGATAATATATCGCATGTAATCGCTGTACTCAGCGTCTTTCTTCGTGAAAAAATCAATTCTTACCATTTTTAAATAGTTTTTAATTTGTTAATAATTAAATCCGCTGTAAATATAGCGTTATCTACCTCATCTACACTCAACCTCCTCCCATCGAAATCGTTGGACAATAAATCTTTTACGATCTGATATCTTCTCAACTCCCAATCTATGTCTATATCAAAATTAAGATGCCTTACACAATCATAATTCAGCTCCTTACGATTCTTATCAAGGTACTTAACTATCGGGAATGAAGTACCATTGTCAATAGTACGTGCGATCACATTAATGTACCTACCAGTCCTTTTGTCAATAGCTTTTAATTTCTCGTCTACTATTATTTCTCCTGATCCTTCCATTCTATTAACCCTTTGTTATGTTTATCGTAATATAATAACGCTATGGCGTTCCAGCAAATTTGTGCCAAATGCATCAGCCCTGTCTCCTTATCATATCTCTCGCCTTTCATGTACGCCGTCATATGGCGAAGTAAAGCCGCTCTATATCTCTCAAATCCATCAGGTATATTCTGCCATGAATTGTCGGCGTATTTCTTAGCCCCCTCCGTATATACCCTCACGATATCCTCTATCTCAGCCAAAGGAAGAAGATCCCACCGAAGCTTGCCGTCGGCCCGGTCGTCCTTCCCGCTGCCGTCTTTCCCCACAAGCGGCCCGCTTTCCACCACTGCGTCTCCTATTTTTGGCTTCCCGAAATTCATCGCCTCATCTGCCGTTTCATCATCAATAAGCCTTAACTTGATAGCTCTATTTAACGAAACAACCATCTCCTCATCAGCCCAAATGGATTTATATGTCTCATCAAATAACGGTTCTATTTTCATCATTCCCGTATTGTCGGCGGTCTCAAGTACTTCAAATACCTCACCATCATAAACGACCTTGTCGTATTTGCTAAATTCCTCTTTCATCTTAAACTCCTTTTTGTTTTATTATTATTACTGGATCATCATTAAATGGAGATAATATCCCAATATGCAACAATATATTGCGCTCATCACCCTCGTTCTTCTCAGCTTCAATAACATTGATATTCGATTTGTTGCTAGATATAATATCGCTATCTATATTAGGATCATTTTTGATTATAGCCCATCCTTTTATAATAGGCTCATGATTCATTAACTTAGCGACATCTTCTTCAACCAACCAATATTCCTCATCATATTTATTCACGTCAGGTATTTCCTTGCCGTAATTGTAAGGAAGAAGATCAATGTCCCCTTTGAAATACTTTTTTACTATAGCCGCTGACATTACTCCGTCAAGGTCAGCCTCATGATATATACATCCTGTCATAATCTATTGTTTTTGATTAAAAAATCTATGTATTCTTTTATATCCTTGTTCCTATCATTATCCCAGTCAAATGTCTCGTTTATGAATTTGAAGTACGATACCGGAATTGAATGCAACATCCATCCACAATACTTGCCGAATGTCATTAACGTAGAGCCAAGTGGATGGTCCGGTCTCCCGGGGATAGGGGCGGCGGTCACGCCCTGCGCCAGCCCCCTCCTGCGATCTTTCTTGGCGGCTTTGATATCCAGATCTGTTTTCGTTACTTTATCCCCCATCGGAATATTGGTAATTAGTTTATCGCCGATAAACATTCCCCATCCATACCCCTTGTAGTTCTCTATACTAAGTTCCCTTATATCACCGAACCTTGACGAGTTGTTACAACAATCAACGACTAATGCGCTGCCCTTACCGTCCTTTATCCTGACCGCCCTGCCAAGCCACTGATAAAACGATGAGAATGAGAATGTCGGTCTTCCTACTATCACGCAGTCCAGTCCTGGGTGATCGAATCCGGTTCCGAGGGCGGAATAGTTGAACACTACCTTCGTCTTACCTGACTTGAACCCCTCGACTATAGCCTCCCGCTGTTTCTTTGGCGTGCCTCCGTGAACCACTTCCGCCATGCCAGCGCATATCTTTGCGTTCATCCATTCGGCGGCGGTATTGCAGCTCTCAACAGAATCCATAAACACCAGTATAGATCTGCATACGTCTTTTAATACCATCAACCGACGTAAAATAAGGTTGTTTAAGCCGTTTTTTCTCACCGCCTCACTAATAGACTCGGCCGTATATTCGGAGCCGTTAGAATTAAGTTTAAGGGCATCTCCATTGAAATCCCATGTCTCATATTTAAGAGGTGTCCAAAATCCTTGCCTTATCATCTCCTCCACCTGTATGACATGGATTAGGTTCTTGAAATATACCGGTCTCATACGAGTGATGAAATTAAGCTGGGAATATGACACCTGCCCTATCGACATCGTTTTAAGCCTGCATGGTGTAGCGGTAAGCCCTATCACCTTTTTCGGTTTCAGTTCATTCATGAATGTCATGAACTCACTGCCGTCCTCCGGGCTATACCCGGCATGAGCCTCATCTATCAACACGTTCCTGACCCCCATCTCCTTAAGCTGACCAACAACCTTCTTGATAGACCCTAACGTGGCGTATATCATGTTAGACAGCTCTTTCTTTCCACAGGAAGCGGAGTAGATGGTAGCCGGTATGCCATACGACGTTATCTTGTTGTGGTTCTGTTGCAGCAATTCTTTTGATGGTTGTAAAATCAGCGTCTTATCTCCCATCAATCTAGCCGCCTCTGCTATCAGCAGTGACTTACCGCAACCTACAGGACCTACGATCAATACCGGATCATGTCTATCAGAATTTATGTAATCGGAGATACTTTTAACACACTCCTCTTGATATGGTCTTAATTTGTAAATCATTTGGATTTGTAGTTATCAAAAACGTCTTTTATGTACTCTAGTCTTATAGGGCATTCCCGACCATCATCCATCTTCACCATCAAAGTCTCTTTGGTCTTGCTTATGGCTATCACCTCTCCTACTCCTATCTGGGTATGGACTATATCGCCTAGCTTTATATTACATTTGATCATGGTCAAGCTTTTTATTAAATTCCTCTATCTTGCTCCTGTCTGTCTCCTTGGTCATCTTAGCCTCTTCCTTAAACATATCATACCCTTCCCGGATATTGTCGCCAACCATATTCTCTATCATCTCCCTTAACTCATCGCTTCTTACGGCGAAAGATATCTGAAACGATTTACTTGTACCTTTCATTAGGTAATCAATCTCCTTCTTGCATTCCGTCATCAACCGATCCAGATTATCGAATTTAACGAACTTAGAGTTGCCATTGGCTTTCCTTACCCCATCCTTGAAATCCTCCAATATCCCGTTAAACACATCTGCCATACACATCATGGAATGTAGCCATACCAGCATATTGAATTTATATTCATTATCAGCGTTGTTCATCAAACTCACCAAAGACTCGCTTTTTGTCAACATGATCTTCGATTCCCGGTCTACGATATCCTTTATCTCCTGCCGGCATTTCATGGCACCAACGAAATCCATTTTAGAATAACATTCATTTGATTTCTCTACCAATTTCCTGATATCCTTTCTAGACATCAGAAGATCCAATACCTGTTTTTCTCTTTCGTTTTTATCCATAATCATTTATTTATTGACACAAATATAATTAAAGCCTAGATATTTACCTAGGCTTTTTAATAAAGTTAATCTTTTTTATTCTTTCTTTTTGACTCATCCCAATCCGATGAGTACCTGCATGTCCCTTGTTTGTGGATCGAGAAATCGCACCAAAAACACAAGGGCTTGGGGCGGGGTTCAAGGCAGGCCGGCTGACGTCCCATGAGGTAGCGCTTCTCGTACTTATACCCCTGTTTGGCGTCGTCCCAAACGTGAGCTTGATAGCTATCTATTTTATTTGTCTCGAAATCATACATGTCAAGGAGAATATCGTTAAGTTCCTTGACCGATCTCTCTACTTTCTCCTTATCTACCTTCACGTTCTGATTGTCCAGCATGCGGGTAAAGAAATAGCTGCACATATCCGGCAATACCTTGTACTTTCTCAGTATGTAGAAGGCGTATATCGGATGCTGGAGATTGTGAAGCAGCTTATCCTCATCGAATAACTTTCTCCCGGACTTCCAGTCTATCGTATACATGGCTATCCTGTCCTTTGTCTTATACTCTCCACGCCAGTCCACCGATCCTATGATATGTACCTTATCGTACGTCACGCCATCCAAAGTAAGTGGCTTGGGTAGCTTATAGGGCAGGACGAAGTCCTCCTCCACGCCGGCCGGTCTCGACCCCCGGACCACCTTCTCCATTGGCGTAAGATCAGACCATGCCTTCTTATAATTGCCAGCAGCATCTTTCTCAAACAACCCCACAATCCATCTTATTAGCCTAGCCGCATGTTGCATAGACTCGATCTGGGATTTTACGCTATCAAAAGGAATCTTCTCTATATCCGCATAGTAATTGAAAGCCTTACTCATATCCTCATAAGAAGGTCTACATCCGTTCTTGAAGAAATACTCCATTGTCTGGTGGATAACCGTACCATATGACGTAGCCTCGTGCTTCTCCGTGGATCTGTGACCCTCCACGTAAGTCTTATACCACTTATACGGACACTGAACAAACGTGTCTATCTGTGAGTAGGATGCGGCAAGCACCTTCTCACCGCCTATCGTCTTGCATAGCAAGTTATTCTCCGGAACGATCATAAAGCCTCTCCGTATTTATGTCACGCTCATATAAATCCATCGAAATATTCTGTAGGTTATGCAAATACCTTATCTGGATAAGCTCGCTCAGGTCATCCTCCATATCCCTAAGTCCGAGATAATACTCGTCGCCAAAAACCTCCATGGTCATCCCGTATCCACGATATACGTCCCTATTCCTGCCACTCTTGAAACCGATAGCGTCAAGAAGGTTATCGTCTATCTCAATAGGCATGACATCATCTTCCCCTGAATACCATTTCATTATCCCATCATCAACCTCACGTTCAAGGATTAATGATCCACTTTCATTACGCATACCGGTAACGCACCCTACTCTCCATATATCACCAGCTTTGTCTTTTACAAGATTGCCCGGTCTTAACTCCTTAACTGAAATCATATTCTTCCTCCTCATGATCGTCATCACAATCATCGACAAGAGGGGTCTCTAGCCCCTCTTCCCAATCATCATATCCGAAATCCATTTATTTGTCTTTTAGATAATCATACAACATACCCATAAGCTCTCCTACCGTCAATTCGTGATAAGGCTTGACGTTAAGTGCCTCATCGGGTATACATTTACCCGTTTTCTTTTCCACTTCCATTATGACTTCTACAAAATCAAGGGAATCCATAGCCATATCCGTATCCAGCTTATCCTCGTTCATTATCCGAGCGGCATGATCAAGGCCATTAAATTCACCCATCTTCTCGAATATCGCCTCCTTGACTACTTTTTCAACTTCTTTTCTTTCCATACTAAATCGACATTTTCAATCTTCTACCTAATTCTTTTTTTATATCCGATATCCTTTCGATATCCATCTTAACATCGCCTGTGATAGCGTATTCCTTATCCATTCTCTTTGGGGGATCCGGAAGCCGGCTTATGGCGAACAACCATGCCAGCTCCTTGTTCTTGTTCTCCCTAAGATACAAGTCAGACGTCATGCCATACATTTTTATGATCGTATCGAATAACGTTGATTCCGATAAACTCATATGCACGCTATACACATTTGATGGTTTCCAGATCAAGTTATCCAATCTCATCGTATACTCACGTTTAAGATCTATGTGGGATATTACGGCTCTTACTATAGGTTCTTCCTTGAAGTTGGTATTAGCCACGAACCATACGAGCCTTTTCTCTACCTCCTTAATAGCCCCTGTATCCTTCCCCATATCGTTATATACCCCAACGATACGGTCCCGGATCCCCTCGACCTCCGGTGTTAGACCTGGTGTCTCTATCAGCATCAGCAACGATCCTCCCCTTGGTGTTATCTTCCACTTCCCGTTCTTTTGAGGCTCGATATAACCAGATGCCTTATAGCTGTCTATCTTCTCCTTAGGAATGGCGTTAGCCAGTTCCTCTTTTTGTCGGATCATCAAAAGATACCCTACATCGGACATTGTTAATCCTGATGTCATCATCTGTTCAAAATTTATGTACATAAATGAATGAATTAAAATATTGATCTTATTTTTCTAGCTATTCTCTCAACTATATCAGGATGATCATTATCATTGTATATATTAATCAATGTATGAAGTATATATAATCTTATGTCTTCATCCAAAGAATCAAACCAAACCTCATTGATACGTTTATTAATCGGCTTAAACATTCTTAACTCAGGTACAAGCTCATGTGCAAAATCATTTTTTCTATCTGCCAACTCAAGCATATCAGCCGCTTCAACTATAGCTATACATATAAAACTTTCATATCTCTTCTTTATAAGAAAATAAGCTCTCGTTAATACTCTAAGGCCGTCTACTTTCGACAATCTCTTCCCCTTTTTCATATTGTTTTACTGTATAAGATTCATTAGCCATACAAACCCTACCAACTGATATAGATTGATTTATAGATTGGTTAAGATGCCCTACAACCGACATCTTAGCCCTAACCGTATTGGCGCATCTTAGAAGGATTCGATAATCCTCTAACGCCCTCTCGTATCTTACGTCCACCCTAGCCCTTTTATCGGCGTCAGTCATGCTCTTGCATGTCCCGTCTTCCCTCAAACTTATAGCTATCTTATCCCGTATGATCCTGATATCATCCTCGGCTATCACCAGCTCGGCGTCAAGAATGCCCTTGTAAGAGCTAAGAAGATCCTCTACCGCCACTACCTCCCGCTTCAAGTTCTCCAATTCCAATACCATTGAGTTATCGTTCATTCTTTTATACTCCTGTACTTTATTGGATACCTCATCACAGATGCTCATGATCTCCTTCTCCCTGTCCCGGTTTATGATATACCTGATACTGTATTCGGCCATTTCCTTTAATGAGGATATGATCTCTCGTATGCCCATCTTGTTTTCGGTGGAGAAATTGGCTTTTAATAACATCTCCATCCCTTTTATGATGACAAGTAAAAAATTTTTCCTCAATCTCATGCTTAATAAGGTGTTTCGTCATGTACTACATTGAAATCATCACTGGGCGGTATATATTGTTGCTCCAACGGGATACTGGGAGGCGGTGGCGGTAGCGTCACCACAGTCGTGTCCGGCTTGCCGCTGCCTACAGGGGCGTCCGAGCCTCCCGGTCTTTCTTGGCGCACCACCCCTCCATCAGGATAATATCGCTCATATCCTTTCATGATATCTACATGTATCGCATCAATCTCCTCTAATGACCGTTGACGGACCTTTACGATATGATGGAATAATAATCCATCCACACGGAAGGATCGTCTTGACTCGCTCTTGAAACGTTCCAGATTAGGATACCATCCTTGCGGAAATTGCATGTATGAGGAGTATCCATATCTCCTTGGGATATTCAACACTACCATGGCCGTACATAACTGCCCCAATGAGTCAGACTGATAGAAATCAGACTGCCTTGGCATATGATCCTTCGGATCACGTCTGCCCTCTATTTCTCGATTGAGTTGCGATACGATAAGGAAGAAGATGTTTGGGAACGTTCTTTTGGCTATATTGCACATATTCATCAAACTATCTATATTCCTCTTGGCATCACCCGAACCTTGTATAAGAGCTGTATGGTCTATGGATACAAATACAATTTTCTTATCCTTGTTCGCCGGCATATATACATTCCATAGAAAATCTTTAAGCTCATCAACTGTTGTAGGTATGGGTATATACGTTATTCTGTTTGAATTTTCTTGTTTAAGACATTTTTGCATTTCCAGCATCTCTTCTTCATCCATTTTACGAAGGAGGATATCTTCTATGTCTTTGTTCATTTTTTTTGATAGTGAACGTAATACCAAGTCTTCCGGATTCATCTCGAACTCACATCTTAACCATACATAATCATCCGCTTGTGGGTTGATATTAACATTCATCACATTGTTCATGATTTTCTGTGCCAAATAGGATTTGCCAACCCCTGGTCTAGCTCCTATGGCTATCGCATGTTGAGGGTAAAATCCACCCAGCAAAGCTTTATCTAGATAAGGATATCCAGTACGAGCCGGGAGAAGTTCTCCCGACTGGTATTTCATTATCCTCTCATAGGCATCCATGATAATTTCCTTGGACGTCTTCCATATCCTATTATCGTTCATCCTCGCGCGTTTCTATCGCCAGCCGTATCGGATTTAGATCCTCTGTTAGCTGATCTTGATTTATATCTTAACCCCTTAGCCGTATGGCATAGGTCCTTCCCTTTCCGATAAGCCTTACCCTTCAGCTTATCGGTCTTGTAATTCTTACGACCCAACTCCCGTCTCTTGGCTTTTTGCTCAGGTCTGGCGTTGATCTTCTTGTCCGTCTCAGCCTTCTTCTTTCTGGCCTCCGGATGTGTCCTATAGTATTCAGTCGATCTCCCCATTCTCGCCCTCCTCGTCATAATCATAATCTTCTACGATAATATCCTCTCCATCTAAATATGAGGCTTTATCTCCGAGTCTGCTTCTCATGCTCTCGTAAGGATCATCCCCATCTTTTATTTCCCACACACATAAGTGCGGACCTATTATATCAATAAGCATGTTGGCCTTATCCTCGCTTATGCCTTTTTCTATCATCTTATCTCTGCATTTGTAAAAACCACATGTCTTGTTAAACACTGATCCTCCTACATAAAACCCTGTCTGTTTGTGAATGAAAATTACTTTCATGTTCTGTCAATTTTTATTAATAATTATTTTTTGTAATCACCGTAACTCATGTCAGCGTCACACACCACCAAGTCAGTTACCTTATCCACTACATGGAATAGATGCTCCGGACATCCGTGGCATGCGCTACCGCCTATCGCTATCGCCTTATGCCTAGGGCAGTTATTCCCCCTCCCTCCATCATATATCTGTATCCGATTATCACTATATGCCTTGATATGTCTCATGATTTTAAGTAATGATGGCAAAGACATCTTGTAAGGGGATATATGCTCCTCCGGTATCATAAGCTCACCGGATAGTTCTTTGTAAAGATCATGTCTATCCTGTCCTGTTTTTATTAAGAATACGTTGATCTCGGTCATTACCATATCCATAGACCTAAGGAGATCCGGCTTGGCTAACCTACCTACAGGTTTACCCGTAGAATCGGATCTCATCCAAGCCCCACACTTCTCGCACCCAACTTGCTTTCCCTCCACCGTATTTATCATAGTGGATGGGGCCTTGCAATACGGGCATACGGATCCGTTTAACATAGCTTTCTGGGCTAAAGATAGCTCTCTCATGCCTTTTCTTGTATTTTGACATTAAATAGATCACAGAATCTATTAAAATTCCTGTTCTCTATTCTCATATCCTCCTCATACCTGTCAACTGATTTGATGAAATCATTATAACAGTCCTCGCACATCCATTGATTGATTACTGCTACATAATAGCCCACGGATGTAGGTCTGTTACACATATCGCAAATACCTAAGCACCCATATCTGGTGAGCTTATCCATCATCTCCTGTCTTGTTATTTCAAGCACCTTGAATTTCTTGTAATTGTCAACTACCTTTGCCATTGTAAATTTGTTTAATAATAAAATAATCCGCTATATCCATTCCCTCATTTATATTGGGTTTTGATTCTAGAAAATTACTTATCTCTATATTCATCCCCCTCATATCCTTGTCTACCTTCTTTCTCCATTCGTTGAAAGCGTCGCCCTTATCCGGGTACAGGACTATCCGCCTCCTACCCAATGTCTCTATCATCTCCCTTTTCAGCATATGGATACCGCCACAGGCCATAAACAACCTACTAGGGTACACAATGTTACAGATAACAGCCGTCTTCTCTGACTCTACTATATACACCGGAGCGTCATTGGGATAGAAGTTGATAAGAAACTCCCCGAACAGGCATTGCCTAAGCAGGTAATCCTGACCGTCCAGTATATGCACCCAACATACATGATCCATGGGAACCTTTACCCTCTTCCCGTCAGGCCCGTAGCCCATTATCTTCCCGGTCCGCACTACCCAATTCTTATCCAGTTGCCAGAACACGCAGCACTTACCCCAGTCCCCGAATCTCATCATCCCCACCTTATACAAGCTAAATGCCCTATTGGTATGATACGATCCGAAGATATTGGATAGATAATCCTGAAGATCGGATGTCTCGAAAGGATTAAGCGTCTCAAACATCTTGCTTACCGGAATGCAGTTGGCTATATCCGGATCCATAGGAGGTCTGTACCTCCTTAATACTTTGTTTGAATCGGTAAAAAGATCATTGTTCCCAAGTTCGCTCCCTGTTGGATATTTAAAGTAACCACATTTATTTTTATGATCACACACCCCAAACTGCTCTCCAACGATCTGACCGGTGGTTACGTCCACGTACGGCGTAAAACACTTATCCTTGCCGCATTGCGGGCACGTCAGCTTCCTCCTTGGTTTGCTATGATCCAGCTCATACCGATGAACGCTCTTATTGAACTCCCTAAATTCCATCACCCTCTCCTCTCATTCATGACTCTATATATATAGTCCCTCAGCGGCTCTTTCCTTACCAACTTATTAACATCAAACTCGCCTTCTATATCTAAGGATCCGATTCTTGATGTAACCGTATAATTAGTTTTCTCGAACTTATACTTTCCTTGAAGATATACTACGGTAGCCATATTCAATATAGGGTTGTCAGTCTGTCTCTTCAACTTATATTGGCTGGTCTTTGCGGTAGGATCACCCGGAGCGAAGTTATATATCTCCTCTATCTCCAATATCTTTCCGTAGTTCTCCAGTATCATTCTTCTATATAGCTCAAGCTGGAAAGCGTACTCGTCATAGAAATTACCTTTCCTATTTGATTTGAAGTCCAATATAGCGAATATCCTCCTGCATCTCTTTATCTTCTTTTTCTCCGTCTTAGGCTGACCTTTCTTGGCTCCCGTCTTATAGAACTCCCCTGTCTCGACCTCTATCTCCACTGTCTCCGGCTCGCTGTCCATCTCCACCACGGCGTCCACCGAAGAAGCTACCTTTAACCTGCTTGACCTCAACATCTTCTCGATCAATACAGGTTTTACATGTCTTTCCTTGCAGAATATGGCAAATGATATTAGATCCTCTATTAGCTCATCAATGCTATCCACTAATATCCGCTCCATCCTATACTTGTCTATTCTTAGCTTTGCTTCCTTGACCACCTTCCTGATCCATGTCGGGATCAGCTTTATGTTAACCCCGGTCAGATACAACCCAAATAGATAATGCATGATAGTACCTAAGTCAGCCCTATAGTTAGCGTACTCATCAGGGTCCTTGCCCTTGAGTCTCATCTCATTCTTCCACTTCTCCAAAGCGCCAGACGTATCACAATACCCATTAGCTATATTATTGGTAGCTCCGTCATATATGATAGGATACCCATCAGCCCCCATCTCATAATAAACACGCTTGCCAGCTACGGTCATTCTATATAACACAGGTGTCGGGATATCCTTGATCCATTCAGCGGCATAATACTGTTGCTCTGTCTCCAGATCATACTCAACTTCCATCTCCTCCTTAGGCTCGTTTTTAGGCTCTTCAGCAGGCTTTTCCTCCTCGACCATATCTTTCTTCGGGACCGTTGATAAAACGTCTAATATGCCAAAGAAAGCGGTAAATTTAGGATCTGTATGATATGATCTTAATACTGGTAATGATGATCGCCAATAATATGACGACGCATTCTCGTCCTTTATCTTGCCTAAAGCCGAACATCCTATCTCTCCATCATCCGCAATAGCCACATTGTGTCTCTCGGATAAACGAACTTTCATCTCATCAAACAATTCTTGATCGCTTATGACTTCTATGATCGTCCCATAACTATATACTGTGTCACTTATAGCCTCGTATCCAAGAACTAGAAGTAATTTTTGTTTTCTTCTATCCATGATAATAATCTGGTTTTTAATTTACCATCCTCCTCGACTCTAGGTGTGAGATCCCTCATCCTTCTGGCTGCCAACAGCCATACGTTGCCAAACTCGTCCAAGAGCCGGCTGAAATCCATCGTATCTAATAGATAATCGAATCTTGTATGCTCATCAGCCGTCAAGTAGATAATGTTATCATTATCCTCAGCAACTGATTTATATTTCCGTTTAGGGTATAAGTGGCATATGTTGCTTACCCCCGGGCATGGTATGTATGCGCCGGTAGCAGATCTCCTTGTCATACTCAATCTAGCCACATGGGCGCCAAAGAAAACGGCTAGGCTCTTCCCCTTTGGCTTGGCCTTCACCCGTATTGCCGCCCTTTCCTTTGGCGGTAGCTCCTTGGCTCTGCACGCGGGACACAACCCCTTACTCCTTATGGTTACCATCCTCCCACATCTCTCACACGGTAACATCCTACCTCTCATGCCTTTTTCTTTTTATAACTTTTGTTGAACTCCATAAGGCTCATAGCCCTATACCTCTTAAGCCTATTAATCTTACCCTCAGTCCAATCTTGATCCTTGAAGTTGATGATCGTATCGAATATCTGAGCTAGTTCCCGGATATTAAAACTCCTGTTTTGTATCTTCTTATAGAACCCCGATCTGCTATATCCTAATTTAGAAGCTAGATAAGTTTTGTTAGACAATGTGAGGATACGATAAATCGTACCCTCCATTTTACTTATCTCCATCAACTTCTCGGCTATGGACGACGTGGTTTCGTAGCTAGCTTTACTGCCTACTATCCTCATTTTTCTCCGGATTCCTGATCTTACCATCAAACTCGTAGAAGTCCATCAGTTTCTTCTCTTCCTTGATACAAGTGACAACGAAATCTGATATGGTTCCTTTCATGCCTTCCTCGAAATTCTTTTTGGCATGATCAAGGTCATTGGCCCGAACGATGTAGTTAAACGCCTTGCGTTTCTCATTGTCCGATTTCTCGTCTATCGTAATATAATCAGCCGTGACCTTATAGAACCGATCTCCATCCATGGCAAACAATTCCGCTATCCTGAATCGTTTGATATCAACGCTAAACTCACCGGATATGAATGGCTTCATCTCCTCTATGATTCTAGCCTCACATTCGGTATAAGAAAAGGCATCTACTAAATACTCTTCCTTTACCTTCTTCTTCATGCCGTTCTCGGCATCGGTCTCATAAGAAACCGTACATTTAAACCAATTGTGCATTTTAATCTATATTATTGTTAAACAAAGGATAATCTTTTATTCCTTCACGAATATATCTTTCCGTATCATCATCCACGCCATAAGCCTTCTTGAAAAATATCATAGCCTTATCCGTATCATTATCCACCAGTGGTAGATATTCCCTTGCAAAAAGCGACCTAAGATAGTTCATATTATCAATCCTATGTCTTATATCGGCTACTTTATCCCATATCTCGGCCCGAATTTTACTCATTTTCTTCATATTTCTCTCATATCTCTCTAGCTGGTCTTTATATTCCGCCTCAATCTTATCGTTCTTATCCTTGATAGACTTATAGGTCTCCTCGTCTTTCGTATCAAACATCGGAGTATGTTTGATATTAATTATATCCAATTTGCTGTATAGCTTTTCATTGGATACGGTGAAATCATATCTAGTCCTGTACAGATCAAAGTCACTTAAGAACTTAGCTATTTTAATAGCATCATCCTGATCAAGAACGGCTATATTCAATCCTTCTAAATAGTAGAAGAAATGGGATGGAGAAATAGGTTTACAGTCATATGTCCTCATGATTGGAGGCTCATCCATAAACCTGACACCTTCCTCCGCACATCTTATTACGATCAATTTCTCTACCTGCTCATCAGTAAGATCATATATCTCCTGATCGGTCATCTTATCAATTGTCTTCATCATCCTCATCCTCCGATATCGTTATAGCCTTTGTAAACTTTTGTTTATAGACCTCACTCATAAGGCAGGCGAAAGTCCTATCATTCATACTAGCCATAGTATTGGCCTCTACCATAAGATTCATCTCGATGTTCTTTACCGAGATTTCATAGTTATCATCATCTTCTTTATAGAAAATGACTTTACCACCATACTCGAAACCATCATCCTCGGCCTTAACCATATCGATGATCCTCTCTAACTCCTTTACAAATTTACTCTTTTTCATATGTGTAATTTTTATGTGTCTACAAAAGTAGACATTTTGTTTTTGAATTAAATTAAATAAACATTATTAATAGTTAATACGCTTAGGTGATTATATACCATTTTACACTAAAATCGTAAAATGGTATATAATCACCTTATCCTCCATATATCTTAAGCCCTTTTATATTGTATTTGCTTAGGTAATTATATACTACTTTACACTATCACTAAAATAATAAAAGGACACATAACCATGTATCCTTTTATTATTCAATCGTTTTTCTCATTTTTCTTTCCCTTTCCTTCTTTTTTTAACGCTCCAAGAAAGAGTTTTCCGAAAAAGAGGATCACGGGGATCTATTTTTGGATTATAGCCGAATATGTTATCGGCTATTCTCTTCATCTCCTTCTCGATTTCTAAAGAATTACATTTCCAAGTATGTTTTATATCTTCTAGGTCTTTCTTTTTTTTCATGCCGCTACATTTTTTAACTGTGAATACCTTAATCGGTGTCCGATATTCTGCAAAAGTACGTCGAATCTTTCACATTCGGAAAGATGTTTGGTATTATACCTAAAAGCTGATGAGTCCACGTATCTTTGCAGATGTTTCCTAGACACCCAATGATGGACACCCTTCAATGTTCTTTTTAGGTGTCCCCAGAATCCTTCGATCGTATTAGTATGTCTATTCCCAATGACGTAAGCGCCTTTCTTATGATAGACAACACCGTGATCGTATAGGTTAGGATCTAAGTTTCTATAAGCTTGCCATTCATCCGAGAAGATTGTAGATCCCGGACATACAACATCATTGATAATCGGGATCAAGGTCCCGGCTTTCGTATCGCTAACAACCTTGGCTATAACAAAGCCTTCTCTTTGTAACATACCAAATACCGGAACCTTGTCCTTACAACTCCTGCCTCTTGCGTTTCTTACCTTCTTACTACTATGCCTATTCTTATTCAATCCCCCTATATAAGTCTCATCTACCTCAACCTCTCCGTTTAGACATTGGCTGGCATCTATATTGAAACAATTCTGGATACGTTGCAACATAAACCAAGCCGTCTTTTGTGTTACGTTAATGAACTTAGCCAACTGAACGGAAGAGACACCCTTCTTAGCGTTTATGACGATATAGCAAGTCAACATCCATTTCCTTAACGACACTTTCGTGTTCTCGAAGATCGTGTTTGTCCGGACGTTGAAGTACTTTCCCGTGTTCTTGCACTTGTATCGGTTTCCCTTACATTTATAAACCTTTGAGTCCGGATCGTATGGAGATACGACATGATCACCCCACCTCCTCTTTTCAAGAAAGTCTATACATGACTGTTCGGTTGGGAAGAACTTCACTAACTCATCAATAGATTTAAAACGATTCTGTTCAAACATAACACTCTGATTTTTACCTCATAAAGATAATAAATTCGTCCCAAACCAGCAATCAAACCATACCCCAATACAATCTCATTAAAATTGTTTTAGTTTTAATTAGGATTGTTTAGAAATAAGATTGCTATATTTGAAAATAAACTTTAAAATCTAATGTTATGGTAAAGAAAACAAATCAAAGACGTGATAAGACTACTCTTTATCAAGATTCTAATAATAAATGGCGTTGGCGAAGAACAGCTCCTAATGGAGAAATAGTAGGTGCGTCTACACAAGGTTATGCAAATAAAAATGATTGCAAAAAAAATGCAATAAGAAATGGATGTGATATAGATGATTAATCTTTAGGAATAAATCCAACAACCTTTTCGGTAGAAGCTCTTTGTTTTATAAAACTTTCAGCTTCTTCCCATGAGGTTGCCCATATTTCACCGGCATACTTTTTGCCATTGATTTGATACTCTGTTACAAATTTCTTTTCTTCTTTTTTCATGTTTGTAATTTTTAAAAATTAATAAATATGATAAAACAAAAGCGGGACTAGCCTAAATCTAATCCCGCTTATCTTTTAATTTTACTGTTTAGTCTACTCATCCATTATTCTGAATAGCTCAAATGAGTAAGTATCCTCATGTGTTAAGCCGTGCCCAGCGTCCCAGATCCCGTGATGTGTTAGGATCATATAAGATTTTCCTTTCATTTCCACGGTCCACTCTGAGTATATTGCATTATCAAACTCCTTATCAAAAACTATACTCATCGTATTTGGATCAAATTCATATGTGAATCCATCTACACTAACAGTATTGTTTCTTCTATCAGTTGTTTTTTCATACCCAGTCCCGTCTTCAAAGAACGCATATACCATTTGTTCTTTGCCTGCTTCTCGAAGCCACATTCCTACGATAGAGGTATTATTGCCAACTACATTTTCGACACTAAAACGATCGTCATCGTGGCAAGAAATAAGTAGGAAACATGATATCGCTAATAAGTATATGATACGTTTCATGATTACTCTCCTTTTGATATTACGCAAAATAGTATTACGATAGATTTATTTTTACAATATTAATATTTATCAATATTTACAATTAGAACTCAATACCTATCTTGAAATTAAATCCGTCTATACTCTTACTAGAAGAATGTCCTCTAAAAGAATATCTCCTAGCTTGTGACCCATAACCTAGGGAAAAATTAACAGCTGATTGTTTTCCAAGCATATATTTTACACCGACAAAGGGATTACAGTAAAAACCATTTCCACCATAATCGCTAGTGACATCAATGGCATAACCAATCCTTAATCCTATAAAAGGAACTATCTGCCCATTGGTAAAGTTCCCTCGTAAATCTGCGAAAACGGGGATTAACGCTGATTCACTATCAGTGAAATATGATACTCCGGTTCCCGCACCGAAGAAGAAATACGGATTTAATTGGTATCCGTGAGATGTGGTAAATTGGATACATCCATCATCCCCCGTAGTATATCCCAAATCCAAAAATCCTCGATACCCTTTAATATCATAAGTCCTCTTAGGGCCTAATATTTTCTTAAACGAATAAGATGTATCCTCTTCTTTCCCTAATTTTTCTATCTCATCCATTTGATAGACAAAGATACTTTCGTCTCTGGTCTGTACTTTTATGGATTTGTTTGGTACTTGCTCTATGATAAGACCTCTGATTACACTCCCGTTCTTTAGATAAACAACATCTTGTGTTCTCCCCTGTGAATAGGAGTAGGAAACAACTAAAAATAAAAAGGCTATCGCATATAGTATTTTTCTCATCTTACCTTGGTGAATTTAGTTTGTGAATTATATTCTTCTGTGTTAATATATATTTCCGTAGATGATATTTTGGATATCTCTACAAAAATCTTGTTCTCAACCCCCATCTGGGTTATGCTTAATACGACTTTGTAATTATTATTACCTCGTAGTTCCTCATACAATTTTACATCTCCTAAGGGTGGATTGGATTGATTGTAAAATGCGGCACTTTCTTGGGCATGCTTAACGAAATTCATAGAAGCGCCATCTAATCCATATATTATATTGTCTTTAGTACATTGAAACGTTAACATCCCTAGTCCATCACCATTTTTCCATGTACCTATCAACCAATCCGGTGGAGAGAGTTTAAACTCTGTTTGCGAAGTGTTTTTATCTCCATTTTCCCAATCCTCATTTCCATCATCTCCGCATGATGAAAATATAAGCATTATGTACATCAATAAGAAATACATAAATCTCACTTTTGTTACCATAAATCTATTGCTTTTATCCTCCCTGTCCCCTTCGTTCGGTGGTTTCTAAATATAAAGAAGCGTGGGGACTATTGGATGTTACCGTATTTGAGGCTCTGGACTGCCCACCACTCAATAACAAACAACAGCCCCACGCCTTATGATTGTGTATAGTTTGCCCCTAGAGGTATAAATATAACAACATAGGCGTAGGAGGCATCTTTGTCTATTATCCCGAGTGGTTGAAATTGTCCAGATTTCAAATACGAGATAATATCTTAACGCTTCTACGTCTTTATTCTAATACGTGGGGCAAAGATACTATATTATGAAACTTAATCAGATCGAGTAAAATATAACTAATGTTAATTGTAAATATAAGAATCTGGGACACAATCATTCAAAATATATGTTTTAACTATATTTGTGACAAATATCATAAAAAGCTCTTAGGTATCTTGAATTAAAAAAAAACTGACTGAAAATCAGTCGGCAGCTGGTCGTGAATCAGCGTTGTTTAATGCTATAATCTTAAAAATTATGGCTAAAACAAAAAAGGGAAAAAAGATCGTATCTGTGCATCCTTACCCACGTACAAACAGCGATGGTAGTATAACCGTCGTTAAAGGATACAGACGATCTACACCTTGTAAGTGTAAACATAAAAGGTGATTCCCACCGGGAGGAACATCCTCCCGGTTTTTCAATCCAGATACCTAAAGAGCTTTTTACCTAACAAATATAATATTTATATAGTTTATGGTTGTTGGTAATAGTTATTGGTAGGGAGGTGTAAACTGGTATATAATTACCTAACATTAATTTCTTCCCGATCTTTTTAATTTTTGTCGGTCTTGATAATCGATAGTCTCTTTCTATCGGTCTATTAAGTACATCATCCTTGTGCCCCTTGTATCCTTTCTCGTAAGCACTAACCCTTGCGCAAAACTCAACCACATCGCCTGGCGATAAATCAGCACCACTAAATCCTTTTGTTAAATCGAACCACAAATGATCTGATACTATTTTGCTATCAAGTGTCACATCTTGTAAAAGTATCGTTTTTACAGGTCCAATGTATCCATTCCTAAATCCAAATCTAACAAAGGTTGCTGTAAACACATGGCGTCCTTTTGATCCTATTGTTCTCAATTCTTCTCTCATCTCCTTTCTTATTTTTTATTCATAAAACCAGTAATTTTCTTCAAATACCCTTTTGTCATCTCAATAAAGTTCACGCAATCCGGCTTGCTCAACTTGTAAATCAAAGCCGGGTTATGAATTACGGCTATAATTTGTGTTTGCGGTTTATGAAATGACAATACCTTGTACAGATCCATGATATTGTCAATATCTAAATTCCTGTCCGGCTCATCCATAAGGATTGTATACTCAAAATCCTTCTCCATTAATACCACATGATTGTCTTTGTAGTATTTTAAAAGATTGTCGATCCTGTTTGCCCAGAACTCATTTGACTTTCTCTTAAATTCCATAAGTTTCTGTATCGGAAACGTATACTCATCTTGGTTAAACACAAAATCAAAAAGCGAGTTCATGGCATGAAGGTTCTTCTCCCCAGAGGACCTAGATGCTCCATTCATATACAAACTTAAATTATTGATATTATCCAATATATCATCCTTTCTCATTTCAGTTTGCTGTAGGAGATGGAATACCTTCCCGATATAATCCGACTTAATACTGATCCCGTCAAGCACCTTGTCATCATCAAATATATCCGGGAAATACAATGCTTCTGACGGTAATTCAGAACACATCTTTTTCTCGCACAACATGTACTTCGATATCATATTCAGGAGGGTTGATTTCCCGCTCCCGTTCTTGCCTACAATCACATTCACGCCTGGCTTGAATATAAACTCAGAGCCATTTTTGAACGCTTTTATCTTTGGGATATATTTAAATGGAGTCTTCTTGTTGTCGTCTATCCTTATAGAAGTTATCATCTTATATGATTTTGTGTTGAATTATTTAAGCCTTTCATCAATTGCCAAATCAAATATCTTATCAAGACATTTTCTCATCTCCTCCGCATACTCAAACAGATCCTCTTTTGAAAGCTCCCTGCGCTGCCAATCATACATATTCGTATATCGAGATTCAATAGCCTTATTCTCTATCTCCTCAAGCACTTTTTTAATAGACTTGTCTTTTTTTTGGCACATTTTTATCTTCTTCTCTCCCATATCTAGTAAATATGAATATTATATAATCGCCTATTTTTATATCCCTACATCCGCCCCATCCTCTTTAACCCAACTATCTGTATCGCAATGCCAACAATACCCTGTCTTGGAATCTTCTTTATGAGAATGGGAACCACATGTAGCGCACCAATAATTATCATCTATATCATATGTATAACTTTTATCCTCATGCATCTTATTTATTCTAGCTACCCTATCTTCCAGCAGATCCTTTAGATAATGGCATTTGTAAGGCCTATTTTCTTCCCTTAATATATAAAGATCGATGTCCATCATACTCCCCATCCTGTCCGTGCACATACACTCGGCGGCATGACGTACGCTATCTTCCGGCATCCCCGGGACTATCTCCCGGATCACTGCCTCCATCTTCTCTTGGTATTCGGTGTCTACCTTAGCCACCAAGTCTTCTAGTTTATCTATTAAGCTCATAATTTTTATTGTATATAATTACTATTTGATATTTATACATATTTATTCTGTATCATCTTCACCTTCACCTATCATATCCGTATGACCAAATACCATATCAATAAATTCAAGCATCTCATCATTAAACGATCCGCTTTCTTCTTGCAGCTTCCTACATTCATCCTCGGTCAATCCACAAGAAGATACCAGCTCCTCTGCGGCTTGCGTCCATCGCCCGTCGTGGGCGCGCCAGAGCTGTGG